TTTGATGTATTTTAATTAATTATAAACGTTTAGATTTCAATTATTCATTTAATCAATATATGAAAATGCAGTCGTTAAATCATTCAATCGTTAAATTTGATAAACGTTCAAAAGCATTAACGAATGATGGCTGTAAATTAAAAGGATTAACTAGACTTCTAGCACAAACTTTCTATCCTTCATATTCATATTATAAAGCAATTAATAAGGTAAAATCCAACCATGTTTCTAAAACTAAAAAAAGAGTGAAAGGTAGCATGAGAGTAGGACGTGGATTTGATCGAAAAATTACTGAAACTGTTAAATTACAATTACAATATAATTTAGATTATGCATGTTTTTGGAATTCAAAAATAGCTTTAAAACAATCGAAACTCATTAAAATTGAAAGCCATAAAAAATTATTGTTGAGTATTGCAAAACGAAGAAATCCATATGTTCAACGATTTTGGAAATTAATGAATAAATTAAAATGGAAACCAAAATACACTCAAGTTCCCGTTAGGCATGATATATTAAAAATAGGAACAATGGTTGATGTTGTATGTAGAGATGAAAATGTAAGTTTTTAAACTCACGCACTTGCCGTCTCGGACTTAAGACGCATCGCTGACTCTAAGAGATATTTTTTCTTAAGACCGAAATCCCAACGGCTATAAAAAATAATATCTGCATTTTTCATTTTTTTTCAAAAAGTGGTCATACGAATCATACGCATCATACGAATCATACGTTTTTTTGGGGGTGATGCAGCTTTTTACGTTTTATGGTGGGGCTAAGAGATATTTTTTCGGGTCGGGTCGGGTCAACGGATATTTTTATACCCGGTCCGACTTGCAGCACTTGGCCGGGCGAAAAATAATATCTGCGTTTTTCATTTTTTTCCAAAAAGTGGCTATACGAATCATACGAATCATACGAATCATACGTAAAATCCTGCATCGACCCCCAATTTACGTATGACATTGGGATTAACAGATATTTATCAAAGATATTTTTTATACGCATTTGATGACTTTTTTGTTTGTTTTGCAGGGTTTATTGAAATGTTTAGAATTAAAGACTGGATTTGAAAATTATTATAATTGTTCATCTGGTAAAATGAGTTCTCCATTTCAAAACCAATTTAATAGTCCATATAATCAACATCAATTACAATTAGCAGCAACAACAGCAATGTACAAGATGACACATAAACATCATTCATTAAGTCAATCAATAATATTACGATTTCATTCAAATGGAATTCAAGTAATACCATTAGAAACATGGACACAACAAACAAATGGCCTATTTACTTCAATTCATAATTATTTAATAAAACATAGAAAAAAACGATGATAAATTCAAGAGTGTATTATAGTGAATTCAATTTCATTTTAAAATAACTGTCTTTTGATGCATCAATGAACACAATTTAAATCATTGAAGTATTTTCATCTGTTTGTATTGATTTGATATACTAGAACATTAGATGTGTGTGTTTGTTTTTTCAAATCATAATAAACAAAAGTATTTAAGTTTAGTTAGTAAATTTTAAATTAATTATTAAATTTTATCAACATGACTGAAATGGAACGAACTGGTGGGCAGCGGGTTAATCCGCCTGTCTTTAATGAACGTCAAGACTTTCGTCCTGGACCATTTATGACATCGAGTAATCAATCAGGTCCATATTTTGATCGTGAAACTGGCAAACAATTAACATTACGAAATTTAGTCGATGCATTAAAACCATTTTTTGGACAAGGCAATCGTGAAATTGCACAAAGTCCATATGCAGATTATCCTGTTGAAAATAAAGATTTACCAGATGCATTCATTGGTTCAAATTCGTATATGCGTCAAATCGTTATAACAATGATCACACAATCAGATTTATTTGCTGTGAGGTATATGTTTCCATGGCAAAAACATGAAGGTTCAATGGAAGTAAATTGGACACTTGTAGAATTTGATGATCATATGTTAAACCGTCGACCAGAAGAAGGTGTATCACGATTAATAACACAGAGATCACAACAATATTCTGCAAATTTAGTTTGTCATGGTATTGCATTACGTCTGGAACATGGGTTTTTTATGACCCCACAAGGTAGAGAGAATTGGGCAATGCACATGAAACAAATTGGAAATGCAGTCAACGAAACAGCTTCATATGGTGCTGTTGTTGCCGCTTTTACAACAGTGGAATACGAAGATCCAAATGAAAAATGGCGTGATGATACATCACGATCCATAACAGATTTAGAAACCATGTTCCGTGATGAATTAAGTCAATGGGCAGCATTACAAAAAATTGAAGGTGGATTAGGAATGATTGTTTCAAAAGCAAAAGCTATTATGAATAATCGTGGTGTTGGTCCGGGAAATGTATGGTACTGGCCAGAACGCACAAGATGGTTTGCTGAAGGCACAGCACAAGAATCTTATTTTATATTAAGTGGACGTAAAAGTGGCGAAGAACGTGATGTAATGGCTGCTGAAATGGGCCGTGATGTTTATTCAGAATCACGTGGTTTCAGACGAAGTTCATATGAAGCAAGACATGATCCAGCATTTAGGGAGCAAACAATTGGTACGTTCTTTCAAATGGATGATATTGGAATTCGTAATGTACCACCAGAAGAATATCGTACGATAATGATGGATCGTTTGATTTATAATGAAAATAAAGATGCGTATGAAGTGGTGAGTTTTTCAGAATTGATGGGATATACTGGATTAGTTGAAGATTGGCATGATGAAACCAAAGGGTATCCATTATCGCATATCGGTCAAACTTTTTTCAGTAAATATTCAAATTGTTACGAATATATTAAAGATGCCGATACAAATGATTATTGTATCGATTCACTATTGGCTAAATCAGCGGATGTTCATCTAGATTTTGTTACATCCTTAGTCGGATCACAATTGGCTAATTTAAGTATTGGCAATTATACAACAGCTGGTTTAACTCAAACAGCAACAGAAACACATACTGTCGATGACACACGGAATCAAAGACCTATCAGAGGACATTTTGCTACTAAAAATGGAAACTATCAATCACATAGTGGAAATCATCTTCATAATAGACATCAAGGTCGTACAAATGCTGAATATTCATCACAACGACAAGATTATGATCAAATTGTCGAAGCAATTGAAAAAACAAATTGGGATTCAAGAGGTAAAAATGAAGCGCGTTCATTTGCTAACTTCTTAAAATCATTACCATCTATGCAAACACCACTATTATCAAATTATCATCGTTTAATTAATAAATATTCAAACAATCGGTTAATGTCATCAACACAATTGAATTTTGAATTGATGGCTAAATATTTATTTGATTGGGATAAAACTGCATCTGTTTCTAAATTGTCTCAAAATGATTATGAAATGACAAAACTTGAACTGGGTTATCATAAATTAAAAGATGAAACATTATCAGCGGGTGGTGATCAAGAACGATTAAGAAGTATTAGTGAACGTGCACTCGAATTAGATCGTCAAAGTCCATCATGGTTACCAGTTGAAAATCGTCGTAAAAATATTCAAATTGTTGTATCACCATCTACTGGTAGTGAAGCATTATTACCAATTCATTTTCAGTCATTAAGCTTTACTATTTCATCAACAAATCTAATAGTGTTTGCAATGAATGATGACACTGTGAATTCATTATATGAACGTAGAGGTCAAATATTAATTGATCAATCAAATGTGAATCCAAATGATCCAATTCAATCTGAAATTTTAAGATATGCATTATTGCAATATAATGTAACATTGAGTGCAATTTATTATGTTGTATTACAATATGTTGATCTTTTACATCGTTCAAATGCAGTTCAAGATCAACCAAGACGTTCATTATCTGGTAATATATTAAAATTATTAGTATCACAAGATCCATTAGCTGGTCAATCATCAACAATGAAAGAAGCAGCATTGATTGCATCTAAATTTCAAATTATTAAAACACAAATATTTTTACAAAATGTAGTTAAGCCAATTCAAAGTTTATTTACAGAATATTATCAAAATCGTAATGAAATTTCAACTGAGGCATTAGAATCACATGTGGATGATATTATTGATTCAATTCAATCACAAGATGATATGTTACAATCAGTTCCTCAAGAAGATGATGATGAAGAAGAAGAATCAAATAATTCATATGAATCACGTCAACGTAAGACTGTCGGTGCTTTGATGACATCAAGACACAACCTGGATAAAAAATTACAAAAAAGTGTAATTCAAAAGTATCCAGATAAAAAAGATGTAAATTATGATGAATTAGAACGGAAAGCAACTGAAAAAATTAATGCATTAGAAAATGAAATAATACCACAACAAAAATCACGTGAATCATTTACAAATTCATTTAAAATTTATTCAAGTTTATATAGTCAAATTTGGATTGCAATTGATGAATTAGGAATTCCAGGTCAACCAAATTTACAGAATGATCAAAAAGAAAATGTTTTTAAATCAATTGTATCATGGTCTCAAACGCTGTATTCAGATTCAAAACATAGATTTGGAAATGCTGCATTAATAACACGTACATATCTTCATCTTGTATTGGATTCATTAATTCATAAAAAATTACCAAAAGAACCTGGTACAAATCCAGCTGTTGATTTTCCATTGTTTCCAATTGCTACACAAACTCCAGTTGGAATTCAATCTAGAAAAGTTCTTACATTTTTACAAGCAGTACTAAAAGAACGTGAAAAATCATTATATGATTCTGCTAAAACAATAATCGAACGAAATCCAAAGGCAAGTGAATTAACTTATGCTGCACAGACAAACTGGAGTACAGATGGAGCTATTCCACCTGATACGGAAGATTTAACAGAATTACGAATGATTGCAACTGCGTTGTTTGCACCATTAGTTGATGTTGATTTTGCAAATGCTGTTGCTATTTATTGGTATGAACAAACTCAAGTCGGTGCACCACCAGCGGGAGACACAAGGACTTATACACAAAAAGTTACAGAAATTCTTGGAATTTCAGATCCAGCTAGAAGTGAAAAAATTGCTGCTTATTATGCTGGTATAATTGAAACAAACGTTGGAAATGAAAACACATTGTTTACAGGGGTGGCAGGACCAGATCCAGCCCAACTTCAACAAGCTGCACGAGCTCTAGCCGCTCCAGCTCCAAAAATTCCGCATAATCCCGTGACAAAAGCTGCGTATATCAAAGCATTGCAAGTTAGTCACCCAGGAGTTTATACTATATCACAAGCACAACAAGCACAACAACAAACGGCCGCTGTAAAATTAACTAAATTACAAATAGAAAATATATTAAGAAATATGCCAATTGATGGGAAAATTATCAAATGGTGTTTACGCAGTAATGTATATTTCCCACTTCAATTAATATGTTTCAGACCACATCAACGTTATATGATGGGATCAGGAGTTCATATGCATGGTGGTGGTGTTACTGGTCAAACATTATACGGTTTTGTTGATTTTCAATTAACGGATAATGTTGTTCAAAAAATGCATTATGGTCATTATACGCAATACATGAAAACTCTTATTAAAAGTCGAAAACATCTTTTATTATTGCATAATATATTATGTGTTGATTATTTGGGTGGAAATGGTTCAAGACCATGGAATCCATTAGACGAAGATGATATTAATGCATATGTAACAAATGAATTAAATAATGATATGTTTGTTATACCTGAAAAAGCAAATTGGAAATGTCCAGGTTCAGTATTAGATACTACAGGTAGATTCCATCCTGATATGGGTGTTTCACATATAGCAGCACAACAAGCACAATACACACTTTCACGATTAATGTGTAGTATATGGATGTGGAAAAATACAAAAGCACTTCGTGATCTTCCATATAATTCACAATTACATTTGGGTAGATTTAATACACTATGTTTCCAAGCTTTTAATCGATATTATAATCATTCAACTAAAACATTAAGTTCTGAAATTAGTGAAAAGGGACATTGGCAAAACTGTGTTTATGAAGGATGTGGTAAAGTTCGTAGAGGGTGGGCTAAACAATTTACTACACCCAAACAGGATATTAATCGTGGTCTGCTTCAATTAACTATTTAGTTTGATTTTTAGTTTTTAGTTTAGTTTGTAATTAGTAAAAGTTTCATTGTTTCTCTGTTATAATTAAAAAAAGCATGCAGACCAAAAACAAAATATTTTATGAATTAAGAATTATATTAATTTAATTAAATTTAAGTAATCAATTAAAACTTTATCGAATCAACTTTTAGAAAAACAACAAAATATCTTTGATTTTTGACAGAACGGGACTTTTTAGTCAAGTTTAATAAAAATGAGTCGTCGAAATCGTCCCATTCGTAATTTACGCCAAATGAATCAATCAGTTAATTCTAATCAAGCGGTGGCTGATAGTTCAACTGAATCAGTACCATCTGTTGTTTATTTTGATCGAGTACGTGATTCCGTGCATGACGATATTGAGCGACGACGAATTGCAAATGATCCATATGAACAAGCATTAGCAAGATCACGACGTGCACGTTTAAGAGTTAATCGTCCAATACGTACAGTGAGTCCAGATCCATATGAACAAAAGGAACAATTATCTCCGACTTCCCTTAATTCAAGCAGTCCACACGTTCCATTTCGTCAGAGTAATCGTCGTAGAAACATTCATTTTATAAATGATGACATCCCATTATTAGAACCTGATACTTCACCTGATCCGATAATTATAAATGCTCAACAACGTCCACAAAGACCACCATCGGTAATACACATTGCTGAATCATCTACAGAAACACCATCTCCAATTTCACTACCACCAATTGTTTCTAATCAACCACAATATTTAAATCAATCAGAACAACAATTACTGAATCGTATTATTCCAACAGCTCCACTTCGTAGAAGTAGTTTAAGAACTGTTAGTTTACGACAACGTTTAGCACAAAATCCACGACGAGGATCACGTATATTACCTCAATTTATTAATGAAGCATTACAACAAGAACCATATTGGCATTGTATTAAATGTGGTCATAAAAATTTTAAAACTCAGACAAGTAATTGTGTAGAATGCGGACTTGAGGATATAGATGATTCACGTTTAGTAAGACCATTTAAATTAATTAATCGTCCTAATCAAACAGATCCAGATAGATTTGCATTATTTGAAGTTTCATGGAAAGCTGATTTTACAGGAGAAATAAACTATCAAGATTTAATAGCATTTGAATGGCCAAGTGTTGAAAAAAAGAATTTAAGAGCAGATGAATTTAGTGAAGTAAGAGGAAATCAACATTATTCTGGATTAGCTCAAATTCCTTATATTAATAAATCAATAAGTGCTTATTTAGGTGAAGATGTTACTGTTCTTGATATTACATTTAAACGTGATTTTAATACCTATGAACAGATCAAAGGCTTAAAAACAGTATTAATTGATTTTGAAGTTCATAGTGATGCTGGTCAGAGTGGACCAATATCATTAGAATAAAGTTTTAACTTTAAAAAATGAACGAATGGGAAATATTTTCTAATCGTTTTAATATTTTAATTGAATGTATTGAATCTTTTGCTCAATGTGCACATGTTTATAAATTATCAACTGAAGAAGCTCGTGCAAATTATTTAGTTGCTGAATTGTGTCTTATTCAATATTTATTTAAGAAAAATGTGCCATTTGCGGTACATCAAATGAAACAATTAACTGAAAATCATATTAAATATGCATTGACATTACCAAATTATATTCATGGAAGATGTATTGAATTATTACCAGATATGTTATGGCTTAAGAATAAAATAGTTGAACTGTATAAAAGTTTATCTGTAATACTTGATACTAAAATTGATATACACAAATTAAACATGTCAATGTTGTAAATAAAAATCCAAATTTTACAACTCTGATCTTATTAACGACAAATTTGTTTCATTATTTTAATAAATTATAATTGAATTTGTTTTACTAATGCAAAGTAATTCAAATATCACTCATTTAAACATTGTTAGATTTTTTTGGTATCAACATTGTTTTTAGAAAAAATGTATAATTCATTTGCAAAAATTTTGTTTTTAATAATTTTCTTTTTAAATTTCATTCAAAATGATGCACAATCTGTATGTGATAGTTCTGGTAATCTAGATACTGTTGTACCAGAATTAGCTATGGAATTAAGATTTGATAATGATTTGATTGATTCAGCGAAAGATAGTAATACTTATGAAACAGTTGCATTATATTGGCAAACTGGACGAGCCATCTTCGAGAAATACTTTACAGATCAAAAAATACATTTAAAATTAATTGATACAGCAGTTCGTTCAACAGCTGATAATTACTTGACTGTCAGTGCATCATATTCGAAATACATTTGGGTTTATATTGAAAATGATGATCCAAATCCATATGGTGGTTATGGTTGTGGTCATTTAATTAGTGGTAGTGATAATAGCAATCCAAATGGTTTCCATGAACTTGTGTTAACTGAAGATGGTTTGATTATCAGTCATGGTGCATTTGGTGGTATTTATAATCCATTGCCAGTTGCTAAATTTGGTTTTAGTGAATTTGTTGTACCGCAACAAGAATGGATTCAAATTGGTGTTGTTTATGATCATCCGAATCGTTTATTTTCATTTTACTTAAATGGTGAATTAATTGCACAACAACATGCATTGTATGATTCAACATGGAAAGGTTCAAATTATAATACAATTGAAATTGGTGATTATGGAGTTGACAGTGGTGGTTCATACCGTCCAATTCGTAATACTGGCATTAAGTATGCACGTTTGTATAGGGGTATATTATCACCTGATGATATTTCTGCGATTTATCAACAAGATGTAATGGACTTCTTGGGAGAACAAACAAATAACGAAGTTTCATCTACCGGGACAAATATGATAGAAACTTCAACGGGAATGAATGAAGAAACCGGTCAAGCAACAACTGAAGAAAGTTCAACTGGTAACGAAGAAGCATCAACAGGTGAAGAAAATTCAACAGCGACAAATGAAGAAAGTTCAACTGGATTCAATACTGAAGTTTCAACTGGTGAAGTGACAAATGAAGAAAGCTCTACAGGTTTAGAAAGTTCAACTGCAGCATCTATAGAATCATCAAGTGAAACACAAGAAAGTTCATCTATAACAACTGAAGAATCATCAAGTGGAATCAACGCAGAATCGTCCTCTGGAATTGAAGTTTCAGGTACATCAGTAAATGAAGAATTGTCTACAGGTCAAGGAAGCTCAATGATGGAAGAGTCATCAACCGGTCAAGAAAGTTCGATGAATGAAATACCATCTACTGGAATTACGGAATCGACAGGTCAGGAAAGTTCAATGATAGAAGAATCATCAACAGGACAAGAAATGATGACAAGTGAGGAGAGTTCTACCACAACGAATGAAATATCATCCACTGGAATCACTGAATCAAGTGGTGAGTCAAGCTCATTGATGGAAGAATCATCTACGGGTCAACAATTATCAAGTTCGGAAAACGAAGAAGTTTCATCCGGTGAATCAAGTTCAATGATGCAAGAATCATCTACTGGTGAAGCTATTGAATCCTCTAGTGAAATCAATCAACAATCATCCAGTTCAGGAAATGAAGAAACTTCCACAGGCGAATCAAGTTCGATGATGGAAGAATCATCCACCGGTGAAATATTAAACAGTGGATCATCAATGATAGAAGAATCTTCAACTGGTGAAATGTCTACAGGAGAAGAATTTTCAAGTTCATTAAACCAAGAATCCTCATCAGGAGAATTCTCAACAGGTGAAATGTCAACAGGAGAATTCTCAACAACTGAAACATCTACAACAACACTAGAATCATCCTCTGCCGGTTCAACTGGTGAAGAAACTTCTATCAACATGAATGAATCATCTTCGGGTGAGGAATCATCCACTGGTTTTGGTGAATCATCAGAAAATTCATTAAGTTCTATGATTGAGGAGTCTTCAACCGGAGAAGGATCAAGTAGCGAAACTAGCACAGAATCCAGTAGTGCGATAGAACAATCATCAAGTGGACAGTTTATGACTAGTGAATTTTCAACAAGTGAAACATCAAGTGGAGAATTCTCAACAAGCGAAGCCTCAACTGGTGAATTATTGACCAGTGAAACTTCCACTGGAGAACAGTCAACAAGTGAAATCTCAACTGGAGAATCTATGACCAGTGAAGCTTCGACTGGCGAATCTTCAACAACTGAAATGTCAACGGGCGAATTCTTAACAAGTGAAACGTCAACTGGAGAGCAATCAAGTGGTGAATTTTCAACAGCTGAAGCCTCAAGTGGTGAACAGTCTACTGGTGAATTTTTAACTAGTGAAACTTCAACTGGAGAATTGTTAACCAGTGAAGCTTCGACAGGTGAATTATCAACGAGTGAAACCTCTAGTGGAGAAGGGTCAAGTGGTGAATTTTCAACAACTGAAGCCTCAAGTGGAGAATTTTTAACAAGTGAGAGTTCAACTGAGTCTACTGGTGAATTTTTAACAAGCGAAACCTCGACTGGTGAAACTTCCACTGGAGAATTCTCAACCACTGAAACCTCAACTGGCGAATTATTAACAAGTGAAATTTCGACTGGCGCACAATCAACCGGAGAATTATTAACCAGTGAAACCTCTAGTGGAGAAGGGTCAAGTGGTGAATTTTTAACAAGTGAGACTTCAACTGGCGAAGGAAGCCAATCATCATCTGGAGAAGAATTATCGACATCTGAGGGATCAAGCAGTGAAATAGCAACATCGTCAACTGGTGAAGCATCAACAGGCGAACTATCAACGGGCGAAACATCAACTGGTGAAGCATCAACAGGTGAAGAATCGTCTACTGGATTAATCGCCGAATCATCAACAGGTGAAATATCGACAGGTGAAACGTCAACAGGTGAAACATCAACAGGTGAAGCATCAACAGGAACATCGATTATAGGAGAATCATCTACTGGTGAAGAAACAGCTCCAATAGGTACACAAGAATCACCGTTTGAATCTTCAGCTACTGCACAAGAATCAACTGGTATCCAAGAATTAACATCTATTGTAGAAGCAATTTCATCTGCAACACAACCAACTTCAAGTGAAAATAATGGAATATTTTTTAGTGCATTAGAAGCATTAACATCGTCAACTGGAGGTTTCTAATCTGTTTAAAATTTTTATTTTAATTTTTATACTAAATTTTAATATGATAATTGAATTTGATTGGTTTTGTAGCTTATTGTTTATTCAAAGCATGCGTACTAAATTTCGTATAATTATTGAAGATTTAAATTTAAAACAAATGAATCTAATTTTAACAGATGAAATATTAAAACCTATGCGTGCAGGTATATGGATTCGAGCACCACCAGTTCTTGAAACAATAAGTGAATATGCATTAAAATCAAATCAATGGGTCGATAAAGCATTTGTTATTTTATTAACAGCTCACACAGATGAAACATTTGCAAATTCTATTTTTGAGGGTGAATTAGATGCTACCAAACAACTCATGTTAGTTAGGTTTCAATTATTTTTTGATTCATTTTTAAAAGGATTACACATTAAAGATAATAAATTAGTGCCTTACGAAGCAACTTCATCGCGTTGTTCACGTTCATATGGTTGGATTTTATGGGAACTTAGATCTTATGCTTTACAACTATAAAGTTATTAAAACCAACTTGATATAATAAAATGTGTCATTCAACAGATAATGATCGTTGTCCTCAAGACATCCCAGATGGATTAGATTTTAATATAGATTTAAATGAAGGAGAAAGTGACATGGAATATACAAGTGAATATTCAGACGAAGAAAACGATACAGAATCAGAAGATTCAAGTGTGGAAGAAAAAAGTGAAATTAGATATTCAAATACAAGACTTACTGTAGAATCTATGAATAGACAAAGAGAAGAAATATTCGCTCGACTTAGACAATTTTGTAATCCTAGTCCTGAATTACCGGATTTTAGCAGTTTTAATATTCCTACTGTTCGAACATTTGAAGAAGATATGGATTATTATGCTGCATTACTCAATGAACAATAAACTACCTCGAGCTGTTAAGGTTCATATGGATGGAATTTATTGGAACTGTGATCTTATACTTTACAACTATAAACTATTATATTCTAATTAACTTCTAAACGCTCAATAAAAAATGTGTGGCCCAACAGAAAAAGATCCTGAGGTTAAAAATGTTTCTAATCGATTAGGATTTATTGAGATGATGGAACGTGACGAAGAAACAGAAGACGAAGAGACAAATGATGAAAATTCAGAGGACGACAGTGTCACAAGCAATGATCCAATAGCCTTTCGCAACAGATCCTCTCAAGGAGCATTTCATGAAGCACTTTGGATTCAAGTTCTTGAATCATTATTTGGGATGACTAATACTACAATTCTTGCAATTGAAACACCTGATAATGAAGCTAACTTTTATGCTTCTCTCAGAGAACATCAATCTGATGATACTAATTATTATGCTATGCTTCAACAAACACTCAATGAACAAAGACAGTCACAATCTAATTAATGAATTGAAAAAAACAATTATAACAAATATTTCTAAAACAACATTACAAAAATGTTTAATTAATTTAATAACGCCATCCATTTGTAATGCATGTTTCAACAAACGATGGATCTAAACGTGTTAATTTAGCATGAGTTATTGCAAGCATTAATGATAAAACTAAATCATCTTTACGTCCAACACCTTTACCACTATAAACTATTTTAGGTTCACCTTTAGATTCATCACTTGGTGGTATAACTATTCTACTAAAATAATCTAATTGGCCAAATAATTTCATTATATTGCGTTCAGGATTATCACTTACTAGATCTTGAGCAAAATGTAATTTTCCATCTGACATTATTTGTACTAAATCTTTTGCCATCATTTCTTTTTCTTGTGGACCTGTCCAAACACCTGCTCTACCTAAATTTTTTGGATCACGACTAACTATTTGAACACGTCCAAATTGTGATTGATTAAAATAATTTTGTAAATGATTAACAGCAAGCCATGACATATTTGCTTCAATATAAAATACCAATACAGCTTGTGAATATTGTGGCAATGCTCTTAATCCCATAATATGATCATATAACATTAACATTATATCATTATGTAGATATGATGAGCTTGCATCTAAACCTAATATTACAACTTCATCTTCTTCCATTGCAATACTAGCAATACTATAATCAGATGATTTACTACCACCTGCTGGATCAATTCCAATATGAATTACATTTACTGATTTCAAAAAATACACAAGAATAACAATTTTAAATTAATTAATAAATTGATATGACAAATAATTAATTTAGATTTGAATAGAACTAACCTGAATGTTGAAATACATATAATGAACGTGCGTGTAAACTAGGTACATATTTTTTAAATAAATATTCACGGCTACTTGTAATAACTCCAAATAGTTCACGATTTGCTTGTTCAGGACGTGAACTTAAGATTGCTTCAGCTTTTTCTTGACCAGCTTGACTATGCCAAGAAGGAAAATTTCTTACTTTATGATCACAATGTGGATTATTTTGAAGTACACAAATATCACAACTTAATCCAACTGACATAGTATGAAACATTAATTCACCCGTTTTGGTTTTAACTTCAAATAATTGACTATAATAATTTGTTTCATCATCTGGTGTTGATATTGCTAATAGTGAAGTTTGTCCCATACGCAACAACGGTGCAACAACAACAAAAACAATTTGTTCTGGGATAAAAGCAGCTTCTTCTAGAATTATAACATTTGCACCAGTACCTCTTAATCCTGTTAAAATGAATCATTTCGAAGATGAAAAATGTAATGTAAATCCACAAAAACCCCAAAAATATAAAATTAAAAATGCATCACAGCAAAATCAGCAGAGTCGTGAAATAAACCCCAAACATCAAAATCTCCCATCAAAACGAAGAAATCGAAACCGGAAACAGAAAGTTGAAACACAAGAGACAAAACCACATGTTAGCATTACAGAATTACGAGAACAAATTGCAAATCAAGCCTCAGATTTATTAAACAAAACATTGAATCCATATCCTTTAAATATACAACATATGGTCTGGCCTAATATAACTGGTGATGGTTGTTGCATTGATAAATCGACTCAAACACCAGCACATCTTGTTTGTGCATTTATTCCAATTGTTCATATATGTCAATCATGTGCAACACCATTTGAATGTCCAATGTTAAAGGGTAGACAATGTTGGTGTGGTCAATTAGATCGTCATCCATATATTTATTGGTGTTCTGAACCATGTCAACAAAGAACCAAAAAACAAGTTCTACATGGTAATTGGACAACACCACCACATCCAACACCACGTTCATTTAATGAACTCCCTGTAAAAAATACACAAATTGTTTAAGTTTTGTTGATTCTATTTATTATAAATTCAATTATTGTTTGAAAATGTGGCCTGTAGTATTTGTACATCTTTATAAAGATGATTATAATAGCAAAGAAGCTGGTTCAGCAACATTTGAAGCACTTTGTGCTTATATAGCTTATAAAGCAGTCAATGAAAAACGCACAAGACGGCAATATAGTCAAATTTTTGAAATTGCTGATGAAATAATCAAATATGCTAAAACAATTAATGAAGATGATCCGGATTCTCTGATAACAGAATGGTATGAAAATTATACTTCTAAGTATATACCAACACGCAAGACAAGACAAAGACGCGTTGAAGCACATATTGAGCCATTTGATGAAGATGATAGTAAAGATATATCTCCACGTATTGTTCCACGAAATGGTGTTCCAAATAGAGAACTAACACTCAATAGTGTAACTGAACGACTTATCGAAGCAGCACCACAAGTACCAGCTGCACTCAACAGAGCTTATGAAAATGCGATTTCGTTGTTTAGAAGAGATACTAGACGATTATTTAGTTATTTTGAAAATTATCAATTTGACGATGATGGTAAAAGTTTATTTATTTGTGTCTCAATTGGTTATGTTGTGTTGCTTTTAATAAGACTAAGAATGAATTGGCAAAAAAATAATCGATCGTGGAATGGACCATTTATAATAAATTATGTCGCTTACATATTTGAATATTTAACATTTATTTTTGGATTTGATATTGCATTCCGTACTTTTGGGTTACAAACATGGTCATTTACACATTGGACAACAGATATGTTACCTGATGTATTACGTCCAGCAGTTAATTGGTTAGCTACTACTGTTGGAGTTACAGCTGGTCAAGTAATTTTAGCGGTTCGAATAGGTGCAACTTATATACTGATGAGAATTTCATCATCGGCTGGTGGTAATGCAGATTCAGTAGCAAGAAGAAGCAGACGACAAGATGTTCAAGAATTTGGTTATGAATCCGTTATACAAAGTTCTGTTAATGTTCTTACAGATTTAGACAGACGTATTAGAAACACACGTGTTCCAAATAATGATTACTTTAGAGCTCTTCAAGAATTTCGTATGCAAAGAAATGAAACAGTTCAAATTTTAGGAATACGACAAGAAAGACCAGGTATAATCTACAGTATTATACAATGGTTTCGTAGTCGGGATATTACGATAACGCCGTTTTCTATTACTATTCGACGTTCACGACGATTGGGCGATTCATATGAAAGAAATGCAGACAGAGATATAGATCGTTTGGAACGTGGAGCTGAAAGACGTGAATTACCACAATTGATAAACACAGGTGAACCGTTACTACTTACGAATTCATCAGATCCTCAAACACAATATAATCAATCACAGCAATTATTACCTTATAATCGAGCGATTGAGTCCCCATATGGGAATGCATATTATGCACGATCGTCTATTGATAGTGGTCAAAGAATTGAAGAAGTAAACGAAGATGATTATAAAGAATATACAGTACGAAATAGAAAACAATGGTAATAAATAAATATATTTTCAATACTTTTAAAGTAAAATTAGATTTTGTTTAACAAATTTAATATTCAATTTTGTTAATAAGATTATATTGATTTCTATTAGCAATTTTCAATTAATCAAGATGTCGGGAGATTTAAAACCAACTTTAGTTAATACCACAATTGTGATCGGTGATTTATGGAGAACAAACCTTGCAGTTGACAGATTTTCTGTAAAATTGATCAATAATTTAATTGAAGTTGTCGATCATATTATTGCTACTAGTGGTATTAAAATTGAACAGATTGTTAAATACGAAAATAATGATAACGGAAAACAAAAAGGAAATGCAGATGTTTTATCAAGATTAAATGAAATTTATAATTTTCATACATGGCCCAATACAATCGATAAAGATGTGGTGTCTATTTGGTCTCTGGCGATGTGTTTATCATGTGCTAAAGCTTTAGATGATTTTGCCAAAAATCGTTACAACGAAGTATTAAACACAAAACTCACCGAAACTGCTAAAGAAGCAAGGATAAAGGAGATATCTGAAAGTACTGGAATATTCGTTCTAATATTTGAAGCTTTAAAATGTGTTTATAGAGTAACTGAGTTAAGTCAACGGAAATATCGTTTAAGAGAATTTTTAAAATACTGTAAAACGTTGACACCGAGTGCTACACTTTCATTATCTGGGGACGCTATAAATAAAATAATAACAGAATCTGAAAATAAAAATGCCCTTCAAACAATTTTCGCTGACTTAGATCATCTATGGTCTCCTTTTATGCCGGATTCTGAGATTGCTTCACCTGCAACAACAACTGTTCAAACCAATGAAGACGAAACGACTGATTCAATTGATTTAGAATCTATTGTAATAGAAGAACAATTACCCGAAAATTCGAGTTCAAATCAAAATTCTACAGTATCACCATTAAACAGGGTATCAAGCCCCAATACTCAAAGTTCTAAACAGAATAATATTCCATCATTTACAAAAGCTCCTACGCCATCAGTTACAAAGACACCCGTCGGATTTGGATCTGGTACTAGTAAAGGTTCAAATGCACCTAATCGTACTAACACACTTTCTCCTTTACAACTACCAGAAACTGCTGAAAATGAAACAAAACCCAAATCAGCAATACAGAAATTAGCAGATGCAGCAAATAAAACGCTCAATCAAATAAGAAAGGTTAACCAATCACCGACATTACCATCAAAGTCAGATCAGAAAATAGAGCCTTTAGTAAATCCGAATCCTCCGTTTATAACAACAGTAACACAGACGTTTGGAGGAAATCGGAATCGTTCGAGATCACAAGATCCAATAACAACACAACCAACATCTGTTTTTTCAGCAGGAGTATCACCAAAAGGTGCAGCAACTCTTAAACATCCACTTGAAGAAATGACGACAGCTGATTGGAACAGTTTATTTGCATTTATTGCCACTAGAGCCAGTTAATACTGATTGTAATTTTAATTTAGTATAATCGAATCGTTTAAATAATTTAGAATATCAACCGCTGCATTTTTCGTTTAATCGTTAATTCAAAATGTTGAATCTTAGTAAACATTTTATAAATAAAGATCTATGGTTTAATGTGTTTACATTTTTAGAGCTTCAGGATTTATTAAGCTTGCAAGAAGAAGATGAATATGTTACAGCTTGCATGAAACAATCCAGTTTCTGGAAAGATCATTCACCATTAAAATTACATTACACATTTGTATGTTCTACTATAGAATTCCCAAAAAATCTTGATTATGTTTATATTTTAAGAGAATATCCAATTACGAAAGTATCATATGATGAACCATTTACTTATAAAGTCTGTCAAAGACTAGAATCATTTAATGGCACTAGCGTGAAAGAAGTGTATCTAACATCAGGCAATGATTTTTGGCCACCGGAGAATTGTGATTCTCTGGTGAATTATCCAGCAGATCATGTTATCAATTATTATTATAATGATAATTTGTCATTAAATCTAAATGGTTATGCAGCGATAAATCATAAGATTAGATTACATACTCGTAGATTACACATTGGCAATTGTTATGAAACCGATTTCCGTTTATATCAATTTTTATATTATATGGTTCAATGCGAGAAAGTCGAAACGTTATATTGTGCATGGACATGGAAACCATTACATTTTGAATGTGCTATTAAACATCTTCCAAATCTGAAAAAAGTTATATTTCCTCGTAGTGAGTTGATGATTGGACATCATACATTACCATATTGGAATTTAATGCATGTTTTATTAAATATTAAAAAAATTGGAATTACTTTATTAGACTTCGAAAGGGTGTCAGATTCTTTAGATGATCCTTTTAATCGATCTATATTTAATAGTCTGAAAAAATTAATAATTGCATTTCCACTAACCTATGGCAGAGATAAAGTTGGTATACTCTCAACTGAAACGATAACACTGAGACCATTTAAATCAGCAATCCATTTATTGAAATTGGCAAAAGATATTCCAAGTGTTGAACTCCAAATAAATCATAATGATGATTTTTTCCCTGTGAATCGTTTTCCTGAAATAATTAATTCATTAACAAATGTTAAATATCTAAAAATTAAAAGTGATGTACAGATACGATTTTGTTTTTTCAGTAAAATTTGTAATAAATCCATTGAAAAATTAGTAATTAAACAGAAATACAATCCAAATTCTCAAACACCTCCTATTTATGATCTTTATAAAATGTTTCCAAATTTAAAATATTTTGAATCTAAATCTTACCAACCAAGATAACGTCTCTAAAATATCAGCAGTTCATGACTTTTTTAACAAATATCTAGTACAGCATGACTTTTTCGTATAAATCAATTTTGCGTGGTTCTCACAATTCAAACTTTCCAAAATGCTGGACAAATTTCATGAATGGTTCGTTAAACACCAACGTACTATTGACTTAGCATTCTTTTTATTTTATTGTGAGTTTGTTGTTGGATATTGTTGTATTTTGATATACCTGATTTACACAGAAAGATCAGATAAATTACACTTTGGTTTGTGTATTTTTGGTCTTATAATGACTGTTGCGATAGCAACTCATACAATCGAGAAAAGAATACGTAGAAATTATCAATAGATTTTGCGTGGTTCTCACAATTCAGACTTTCCTAAATGTCAATTTCTTCTAAATTCGCTGATTGGTTCATTCACTCTAAGTATTTTGCATGGTACCTTAAACACGAACGTACTATTGACTTTGTATTAGAGTTACTATTTTGGGTGACGGCTCTTGTAGCATTTTTCGTTTTGGTATTTTATATTTACACAGAACGGTCAGATAAATTGCACTTTGCTCTGTATATTTGGCATCTTGTACTGCTTGTTATAACAGCAACTCTTATGGTCGAAGAAAGATTAAGAATACATAGAAATTATCAATAAACAGACACGAAACCTAAGAAAATGTTGTCTACTGGATTGGGCATTTTATGTCGTTTTGTTTTTGACGTTGCATTCGCTATGGGTTTTACTTATATGCTTGTCACATTAACACGAAAATTTTTCAAACAGTGGGCGGAATTAATTCTTCTGGCTTATGCTACTATTTGTATTGTATTGACTGTCAAAGCAATGATCAAAGCTCGCAAAGAAAGAGCATTCTATGATAATGACGAACTGATAGAAGTTGACACGTTAGAAGATTGAATTTTGAATGGGCAAATGGTTAATTTAAGTATTATGCTTTCATTATTGATGCTTCAATTTTTAAGAGACAAATAAAACTGAAAACTGAAAATAACGTTACAAACATAAATAAATGAATAATAAATAAACTAAAAATGAATAGATCAAACATTACTGTTAGCATTAAAAATTATAATAAAGCATGTGGACGTTTTTCTTCAGTTCGTTTCAATATTACAGAACGTTGACGTTCAACTCGAATATACATATCTAATACTTTACGATCAACATTAATTCGATTTGTATTTTGTTCTTTTATGAACAATCCACCATCTCTTAGTACACGTAAAATATTTGAATATGTTCTTAATGAGTCTTCATGCATAATACGATTTGTCGGCGCATGTTGATCAAGATGTTCATAGATAATTGCTTTTCTCCACACTTTTGGTTCCATTAAATAAGGTCTTAAATGTGTATTATAATAGATCTGTGCTTCACTACATAATGTTTTTGGTGCAACTAAATGATAATTTTCATCCATATATTTTAATAAACCTTGTAAATGTTGATTATCAGCAGCATCATATTTTGATTGTGAAATACGACATAAAAAACACCATTGTGGATCATCAGTATATTCATCATCAACAGTTGAAAAATCAATATCTTGCATGCAATATGGTTGCCATTCTTCAACTGGTTGTTCGACGCCTTCTTCACCAGCAGCATCTGTCATTAATTGTTCATCGTTATACTCGATTGCTTCATCGAACTCTCCAGTATTATTACGATCTGAAAAACGTGGCATTTTTGTATTAAAAATTTAAATGATTAATAACCATCTGAATGTTTTAAATCGTACGTTGAACTTATATATTGATGATTTAAATTAGAACGTGGTTGAATCACCGTTGGAATAGATTTTGAAAATTTATTAATAATTCGTGATGATGCATTATTTATTCTAGACTTTTCAGTGGGTCTACTATAAATTTTTGAATTAGAAATAGATGAATGTTTACGTGAATGACCAACACCGTACATTCGCCATAAAAACCAACAGATTGCTAATACAATAAATAAATTACAGATAAATGATACTATAAAAGCATATTTCCATACTGAATCATCTGTTTTTATCACAATTGGATTAGTTTGTTCAATTTCAGTTAAGGTTGAATTTGTTGAATTATTCATTTATTTTATTTTCAAATGATTAAAATGTAATTTGATTAAAGTAAATCAAGTATTAGTGATTCATTCTTATGTTAGTATATTAAATAAGTAATGTTTATAGATTAAATTAAAATATTCAAATACTCAATTTATTTTTTTCAGATTAAAATGGCATTAGAATTATTACAAAAACTTCAAAACAAGGACGGATATGTGAATTTAAATTTACGTAATGATATTTTAATACGTGATTATCCACAACAGAGAATTTTAAAACAAAACATCTCAAATATTGATTCTTATCGATTGAGTAAACAATATTTTAATAAATTTAAAGATGTTTCCAAAGTAAATAATATTTATAGAGAATTATTTTTTGAAGTCTGTGATATTGTAGATGCTACTATCAAAGAAGAAGCTAAACAACAATTAACTAGTAAATTTTACACGAACGAATTAGAAAAACAAGCAGATTCACTAAAAAATCGTTCATTTGAAGATATTGAAAAAGAAAGTGGAATACTACAAACTAAAAAAACTACTACATATCAAGATCTTGGTTTAAATGTGAATGGTGTAAATCCTAAATTAAGACCATCGATTAAAGATTTTGCAATACAATGTGAAAGGGTTAAAACAAATGAAAATCAATCACGTGCAGAATTTCGTGAATCGATTCAATATTTTGTTACAACCAACGAAGAAAAACGACAACAACAACAAATAGAATATGAAATATTGAATTCTAAAATAAAACAATCTGGTGGATCAAATCAATTAAATGATCTAATCAATCAAACAATAAACGATTATGAATTACCAAACATTAAAGATTTTTTTAATGTAAAATCATCAAATCAAAATAATTCATTTTTAATTAATGTTTATGATAATGAGAATATTCCATTTAATATTAATTCATTATTATCAATTATATCATTGGAAATTACTGCAATTGATAATTTATACAAATGGGATAATCAAATAGAAGATGAAAAAAGATCTGATCAAGAAAAAATACCCCAAGAAAGTATTAATTATTTGTTATATTTTACTGCAAGTGTTTCTTGTTTACTTGATGCAGAATTAATGGACAGAATTAAAATAGTTCATGATATTACAGAAAAATTATTATTGTACTCGATTTATGCTGGATTAACTCAAACTGCAGTGGATTTGAATGATATTATTACAAAAACTGAAATATGGTTGAATGCTGCACCATTTGTTATAAAATCATGGCAAATATGGCATAAAATGATCTATGAACAATATCAAAACTATTCAAATGAAAATTCCGAATCAGATGAGAAAAAAGAAGAATTAACAGTGGATCAAAGTGAATTATATTATATTGAAATTTTTGCATTATTAGGATTAAATATTAGTATTCAAACAGAGATGTTAACAATACGTAAATTTTTAGATGGAAAAGTTTCATATTATCATAATTTGATACAAACACTTACAGATGATATATCATCTCAAACAGATTCTTTACAAACTAGTTCAATGCGTGAATATCTCGTACAACAAAATATTGCTAATTATAATGAATTGTTAAAAACAGTTAGTGCTTCAAGAGTATATGATGAAAGTCTTAATTGGTACGGTGAAATGTGTATTAATAATTATGATTTTATTGGTGTTGAAATGTTTTTACGTTTATTGTGTTATACAAATGAACCAATTGATTCATGGATTATGGGTAGACCTCGTAATTTACCATTAAATACTGATATGTCTACTGAATTAGATGAAATTCCAAATGAGTTAAATATTAATTCATTATCTGAAAATTCACGTTTATTCATTAAATTAAAACGACGATTAAATCGTCAATCACAATTTGAAAATCCAACTGTTAATAAAATAATAAATCAAACACAAAGAATTGTTTCCAGTTCACGCCCGTTGACTCGTTTTAATCAGTATGCATTATGGTATGGTTCATCTCAATTTGGATTTTTACGTGTATTACATGAAAGTTTTTATTTATATTCAATTATGGCTAAACCTGATTCACCTATGAAACGAAATTTTTTAGTGAAATTTTTAAGACCATTATACGATGAATCAAATCTAAAAACTATAGAACCTAGAAAAATTAACAATTTGTTTTTAACACTGAACGAACAAAATTTTATTTATGATGGAAATTTTGAGTCGTATTTTGAAACGTTTTTACCTGGTTCAATTGCTGAATGGCGATTTATTCTCGATGATTTAAATAAAATTTCTCAATTACGAAAGTCTTATAGTGGTGATTCATTCTTTTCGGATTATGTTGAAATTTTTTTAGATCAATTACAAGGTTTAAAAACTGATTGGAAACATATCAATTGGCAAGAACGTTTAGTAGATGGTTATTCTACTGTTGTTTTACCCTTTATCGATAATAAAGATGAATCTAAAGCAACATTTCAAAATGTTTATAATAAATTAAAGGATGAAAGCAAGAGATTGAATACAACTATTTCTCATTCTACAGTTAAAATTTCAGTAGCTGCCAAGAAATTTATAAATGAAATGCAACCTAAATTAATTAAATTACTTAATCATGTTGCTGAATTACAAATGTTAAGTGGGAATGTTAATGCATCTGTTCAGTGGTTTGAAAATAAATATAAACCACAGATGTTTTTTGACAAAGCTTATGATATCAATGAAGGAACTGCATATTTTGATTTAATTGATGAAATTAACAAATCAATGAAATTAATTAATAAAGTTCAACTTATTGTAAAAAGATTATTACATGCTGGATTTCATTTATTATTGTATTATAATGATCAAAATATAGATTTAACTGAAAAAGAACAATGTTTTAGAGCACTTTATGAACTTGATCTGATATTAAATGTATATCATTCATGTATCTGGCAAACAAATAGAAGTTTAATTGTATTATATTCATCAAATATAACATTAGATACTGCTTTACTTCACACACAAGATTTAAAATTCTGTACAACTTATTTGATGAATACATTTTATTATAATATAACTGGAAATTTGCATGATATTATTAACTTTAATCGATTACGCACACGGAAAAAATCATCTAAAATAACTAATGATCTAAATGAAATAATTAATAAATCAAATTTACCACTAACAAAAATTTTTGTTACTGAACGTCAATCTAAACCACCATGGGTTAAAAGTATAGATTTATCAAGTGATAACGATGAAAAATACAAACAATTAAAAATTATATATGCTCGAACTCAAGAGACAATTAAATTAAATGATTCTACAATTAAAACCGAGAATTCAGATGCTCCAAATTTAATTCAACAATTAGAAGTTACACGTCAAACATATAATTATGCATTAAATTATTATAAACGACATCCATGGCATTGTGTTCAACAATATATACTCAAAAAATTTGCAAATGCACTTGATAAATTACGATTCGCAGAAAGTGAAATTCACAGTGCTGAATTAGATCTCATCGTGTTTGATTATGATATTGATTATATCGAACAATCTAAATGGAATCAAGAAAACGAGATAAAAGATGGCGAAGAAAGAAATAATAAAATAATAACAAAAGATCTAAAATTTTGGAAAAGAGAAAGAAGTGCGCATTTAAAAAGGAAAACAGACAATGAATATATTACAAAAGATTATCCAAATTTTTTATATAATTTAAGCCGAAGTTTGAATGCATTAGATATAGAATTATGCATAGAATGTGATAAATTAAAACATGTAAATCGATATACTCCAGAATTTATTAATCAAATGAATGAAAGTATGATTCAGGATCTAATCGAACAATTAAAAGAAGACACGTTCAATTTAATAGAAATTAATAAACAGATAAGTGATTTATTTGATGTTTTAAAAACAAAATCCGAATCAATTAATTCATTAAAAACAGGAGAACAAACAGACATTGATTTAACACAAGTTCAAGATGATCGTTTAATAGATAAAACAATCGCAGAAGAAATTTTAACAAACATTCGTAATACTTTAAAAGTAAAAGAAACAGAAAATTCTCAAAAGGAGCGAAAAAGATTATTTAAAAAAATCAATACACATCCTGAATTGGACGGTGTTGGTTCAGATACAGAAGATGATGATGCATATGAAGAACCATTAGCAGAGGATTTATCAGACGAAGAATTAGAAGAAAACGAACGAAAGAATAAAGCAAGAGAAGATATTGAATATGAACGATCTGATTCAGACAAAGAAATAAAATCTCTGTATTTTCAATTTGCATCAAATATTACAAAATTTATTGGAACACGTATTATTAACAATGAATATAAATTTACTAGACCTTTAACAAGTGAGCATAATGGATTAACACAAGATGAAATTAAACGAATTAAACTCGATATAGACAATAATGTTGTCGAACGTATCGTTTTAGATTGGACAGGTTCAATAGATATACGATTGAAAGATGTACAGGAAATGGAAAATAATATTGAATTTGAATCCGATGATGAATTTGAGGATGACAATTTGAAACCATTTAATAAAATTATAGACGATCGTTTACATGTATTAAAACTAAAAAAGAATGAAACCCGAGATATTATAATTAAGAAACAGTCTGACGTTACTTTTAAAAATGTTAAAACTGAAATACCCACTCTTATATCTGTTGATGATATAAAAAATGAACAATTTAGTCGATTTAAAGTGAAGGAAGAAAATTCGAATCAGATTATTGAAAACAAACAAGAAATAGAAAGTACAGATGAAAGCGAATATAATGAAGATACAGAAAATTCACGGATAGAGGATTATATTTCTCCATTCACAAATAAATTAGAAAAATTCAATGAATTATCAGATACACAAAAGACTGTGATTTTAAATGAATTTTCAGAAAAGATTTTATTGTATACGGATAAAACAGCTGAAAATTTGTATTATTTATATCGTAATTATAAAAATCAATTAGAAAATTATATTGATGTTGATAATAAATCACAGAACACAACACAAATTGTTATTAGTGTACAACAACCAATATCAGAGCCGACTAAGAAACGTAAATCTACAACTAAACAAGTACCGAAAACTATAAAATCGAATACATTAAGTTATAGGCCTAATACATCAAGTAATCAAGTTGAAAAATCTAAACCTCCACCAGCACTTCGTAATTTAGTTGATAGTTGGTTTAATGATACGAATCCTAAAAACACTAAAAAACCTAAGACTGGTTCTTTTTTTACTTCTGGATTTATAGAGAAATTTAATCGATTGCTCATTTAAAATGTTTCATCATCAAGTTCATCCTAGTACTTTACTTGAATTTCAAGAAAATAAAGAAGTAAGGGAAGGACTTGAGAATATTGCAAAAACATTGGATGTTTCAGATCAAACTTTACACGATTCATTGTTTATTCAATTTGTTACTTACAAAAACAGTTGGAAACCAAATAAACCAGAAAAACGTAGGGAAGTTTTAAAAGAGCTTATAAGATTATCATTTTTTGGTCAAGATAATAAACAGGATGAAATAATAGCATCGAGAAAAATAATGGCTGGTTTATTGAAAGAATTTAATTCTATTACACCTATGGAGGGTGAAACAGAACCAAATGGATTATCTATTAAACAGTTTGGTTTGGCTTTTGTTACATTATTTGCAATAGTACGAGATCAAAAGGCACTAGAAGCAATTAAAAATGGAGAACAGACAGAAATAACTAAAGATGCAGAACAGACAGATATTCCAAAATGGGAAAAAGATTATAATAAACATGCAGAAACAAATGCGGAAGAAGTGGAACGTGTTAAAGATCCAAAAGTATTAAAAAAATTTAAAAAACAATGTGAAAAAACATTTGATTATAGAGAAATATTTCCAGATCAAAGCATTGATGAAAATCAATTACAAGATGAACGTATAAAACGTTTAGAACAATTATGGAGCAGAATTACAAATGATGATGAAAAAATGACAGAAGAAGCAACAGAATGGAGTTTAGATTTAATTAATCGTAGAATTGATCAAGATGATGATGATTCATCAGATGATGTTTTAAATAACGGTTGGCGTGAAGTTGCTGCAATTATTATTTTGCTTTGTATAGCTTATCATTATAGTGGAAATGAAAACTATCAAAATTATTATAAAAGATTATATGAATTGAATGGGGATTTAAGAAAATTTCCTTCAACTAAACGAAAATCACAGTCTGAAGAAATTATTATCCCAAGCAAGAAACCAAAACAAACCATAACACCAGAGAACGATGAAGTAGAATTACCACCTTTAGTGAACGATGATATTAATGAATCATCAAATCAAACAAAATCAAATAATAATGTTACACAAAAACCTAAATATTACACCGTATCAGATAACGAATCATCTCCTGAATTTATTGTGATCGACGATGAACCCAAGACGCTTTCGCCACGCTTTCCTGATATTTCTTCTGGATCTACTGGAGATAATCGAAACGATGAATCTGAATCAAATACCAAAATAAATTGGATTCTTGATTATGATCCTTATGCACAAGAAGACTCACAAGGATTAATGACTAAAGATCGTAAAATTGATAAAAAATTAAGTGATAATTTTTTAACACATGCTTGGACAGCAATTGGGAAACAAGGAAAACCATCTGGACGTTTTAAAACATTAGCAAGACAAGCAAAAACAGAATCACAATTATCAAATGTTTTAAGTTTATTTCAAAAAGGACGTGTTCGATTTAATGAAGCAATGGATAAAACACATGAGTACATGGATGATTTATTTGAAAAAGTTCAAGATACAGTAAATGAAAAAATAGATACAGCTGAAAACTATATCAAATCAAAAACAGGAAAAAATAAAAAAATAAGTGAAGACTATGATCTATCACCGAAGCAAAAAACACGAAAAAATAAAAAATCAAAACGAAAAAATAAAAGACTTTCTAAATTAATGAGTCATTTGAATTTATCAGATGATGAAAATTGAATTTTTAAGCAAGCATTTTAAATTTTAGTTAAAAACATAATAATTTTCTAAAAAATTCGAAATCACTTAGTGCTAAGTCTATGATATTCAGTGTTACACATTTTTGAAATATAAGAAACAATAAAATAAGTAACAATTGCAGTACCGCACAAAGCTAACGGTCCTTTTAAAAATGAATCAACAACCTGTCCTTTGTCAAAATTATCGAATTGAACATCAACAAGTTGAACAATTGTTGTTCCATCTGTTGAATTTTGAAAAACTTGAATTGTAAACGATGCTTGACCAACAAATGTATTATCATCCACAGTGTTTAATTGTAACAGTTTACGTGCTGAACCAGGTGAACCATCTGGATTTGGTAATCCTACACGATAATGTAATTGAAATTCATAACCATTGGCTGGCATCAAAGTTGTTAAAATAGATGAAGGAATACTAAAACCATCACAGCCGCGTATATTAGCACATGCTGGCATTGTTTGACAACTACCAGCTAAACCACAACCATCATCATATGCATTTTTAGTGGTATACAACACATTTGGCGCTAAAGATGCCCAATCTAAACTTAAGTGTGTTGAAGTTATTAATCTTCTAGCTAAACGATCTAATGGATAAATTGTTATATTTCCAGGTTTAATTTCTAATCTTAAATCTAAATCTAAATTATTCGATGCTGGTAATAAAATTAATACATTGATCGGTTGAGAACTAAATAAATTACCATCAAAAAATGTTGTATTTGATGTTACACCACTTGAAAATAGATCTTGTAATGGAATATAAGTATTCGCTGCACTAGTTGGTGTTGGTAAAAATCCACCTAATGCTTGAAATGGATTTGAAGTCACTGAAGTCGATAAAAAATCATTTGTTTGAATATTAGCAGTAACAATAGATGCTGTATTTTGTGGTGTTGGATTTGATAATACACAACTTAAACTTGATGAATTTGCTGGACATACATATATATTCAAATTAACAGTATGAACACCATCTAATGACGTTGGATATTGTAATGATGATGATCCTAAATCAGTAATTCTATCGTTGATATCTGAATAACTACATTTTGCAAATGCTGCACCATCACTTGTTAATGAACGACATCTTGTTTGTGTGACAAATTGATAATTACATGACACAGTTGATGTTGAACATCCAAGTGCTTGAAATGCTATTACTGAATCACCATAACAATTTGAACCACTAGGAATAATGAAATCACTAATGTTTCTTGGTCCAACAATATCATTTGGATTAAATTGATCTAAAATACTTAATTGCCACGTAATACGTTGACGTGCTTTATTAGCACCACAATCACTTGGTATATAAACTACTTCAATTGGGAATGCACGTTGATGATAGGGTGCTGTTGTAGCAATTGATATTTGTCCAGTTGTTTGTATAAATATATCAAATTGTTGAGATGTTTGTGTAAATGCATTTTTAATACCACGTTCACTATATGAAACAGGAATTGAATAAATTCTACCACCATCCACATCTGTTAAAACAATACCACGATTTGGACATTGTACATTTATACCTGTTACATTAATTGAAATTGAATATGTTATAATATGACCATCTGTTACTACAGAATTCACTAAAACAGCGGGTCCAACTTTTGCATAACCAAAATATGCATGTAAAACTGGATCTACAAATTGAAATTGTGAAAAATTAGCTGCTAAATAAGAAGCTGAATAGGGTGTTCCGAGAAACGATGATGGACCATTAATACCTAAATTATCAAAACTGGAACAATACGGAGATTCAACAGTTGACCAAGATTGAATACCAACTCTTGGTGATAATATTTCAATAATTGGCCATTGTGGTTGATATGAATTTTGAATAACATTTGTTTGAATTTGTAACGTCAACATTAAATTGGATGGATTTACTTGTGGATTTAAAAATACTGCATTTTGTGCATATGAATTATTATTTATATTTGATATTACACCTTGATTTGTGATTGTTGAACATGTTTGTAAAGTTGAATCAAATACACATGCATGATAAGAACATGCTGGATCAATTATTCCTTGTCCATATGGATCAGCTTGTAAAAATGCTGAACTTGCCCAATATGAACATGAAAATGCCCAACGATTTTGTGATAATGAATCTAAACATCTTGAAATATAAGGATCATAAAAACATCCAGAATTCATACAATTTGTAGAATTTGTTTGTAATTGACACGTTCCATGAGGAGTAGATGAACATGAATTTGCAGTAAAATCCCAATAACAACCATCATTACGTGCATCATAACCAATACAATTAACAACTGAACGTCCAGTACATGTTACTTGAGCTTTTACTTTATAACTAATAAAATAAATTAAAGCTAATAATCTTAATGTTAAATGAAACATTTTTTTTCCAAACTATGATTGTTTTAGTTGAAATAATACAGATATTCGAATAGATCTATTAAAGATTTAAACATTTCATTTAATTTGAAATGAGGGAAACTTGCGTCATTATTATTATGGCAACCGTATTTTTATTATTTTTTTCTATTATCATTTTTTTATTATTAACAAAGAAATAATTAAAATTTAAAGACATTAACAGAATGTCTAGATACATATGAAAAAACTAAATAAACAAAACTAGAACCAAGAATAACTGGTAAATTGCCTTTTAAAAATGTTTGTTTGGATGAACCTCCATTTGTGAAAGCATATTGTAACCAACTTTCACAGATAAATTGTAAGGATGTTTGATTGAATTGTGAAAAATCAAATTGAATAGCTGAACAATTATTTGTATTATTGCCTAAAACAATAGGCGGTGTTATAATATGTAAATTAATTGTGAATGAATAAACATCACGTCTTTCAATGGTTGTATCGTTGTTTGATTGAAGTAAACGTCTTGCTATTGGTGTTGTTTGTTGTGTTGGTAAATGAATTTGATAATTCAATGTAATTGAATATCGTGGTGCAGGCATTAATGTGTAAAGTGCCAATACTGGTAATGTAAAACCATCACATCCTAATATTCCATTACATGCTGGTAATGATTGACATAATCCAGTTACACCACATCCTTGATCAAAATCTGATTTTGTTATATATTTTAAACTTGATCGAAAATCATCATAATTTAAAACTGTTTTTCCATTGAACGTTTGATTTACAGCATTATATGCATTAATTAAAGGTGTTCCGTCTGTTGTTAATGCTGTAATATATGTAGATGCAGTAGATGTTTTAATTCGTAAAGTGTATAATTGACGTCCTGATAATTGCATTAAAGCTGTTACTGTAATATCATCCGTCAGTTCAAAACTTAATAAACCTCCAGAAGTAGTATTAGAAGGTGAATTTGGTATAATTAATGAATTTGGATCCGCTAAATTAGCCGACGCTGATTTTAAAAATCCTGATTCAACAAAAAATCCATTTCCTGATGTTGATGTTTCACTTGAAGATGAACCAATAATTTTAGCTGCAATTTTATCTGGATAATTATTTAAATCTTTTGAAACAATACGACATAATGACATATTTGTTTCGTATAATGGACATAAACGTCGATAAACAAAAAATGTATGTAATGCATCTAATGCACTTGGATATGCAATATCAGTACCCATATCAGCAATACGATCATTCGGATAAGAATATTGACATAAATTAAATGTATCACCGGATGGTTGTAATGGACGACAACGACTTTGAATGGTTATGGTTTGTTTACAGACAGCATTATAAAGATCACAATTAACAGTTGAAAATCCAATATTTGCTAATTGATCTCCATAACAATTAACTGGACCAGGATCACTAATCGGTGAACGAAATAAAATATCAGATGCTAAGAATACACCAATTCGAATTGTTGGATCAAATACATTATATGTTTCAAGATCAAATGTTAATTGAATACGACCTTCACCATTAGCACAATTAGTTGATGGTCCTTTTGGATATTGAACATTGGTTGGATATGCAGTCATGCCATAAGTAGATGATCCTCCAATAATTGCAACACCAGTTAATGGAATTGAAATTCGATATGTTTGAACAACTTGAGAAAATAAATTATTGGTTGAATGTTGAATATATGAGATTGGAATTGTGTAAATTCGACCATTTGCATCATCTGTAAATTGTGCACCTCGAATTGAACATGAACTTGTAGCATTCAATAATAAAATTTTTAATTCAAATATAAAATTAGATCCATCATATGAAACACTATTAGTTATTGAATTATGTTGAATAATTGGATGTCCTAATGATTTAGATAGAGTTTGACCAATCGGTGTTGATAAATCAAAATCAAAATTTTTATTTATTTTAATTGAATCAATTAAAGCTTGTTGAGTTTCTGTTACATTTACAGTTGTTGTAAATGGTTGTGGATTTGGAGCTGTTGGATCAAAACTTGAACATTCTAAATTGGATTGTTGATTCCAACTGCTTATGTCATTGACAGGAAATAAAATTTGAAAAATTGGATGTTCTGGTTGAATTGGAACTTCATTTGTATATTTAAATGGTATTACAGCAAAAACACTTAATAATTGATCTTCAGTATCAACAGTTGCATTTATAAATTGAACTTGTGTATTCACAGTTGCTATATAACCATTTCCATTCACTTGAGATGTTTCATTTTTATTAATTGAATTATCAATTGTGTTTTGACATAATCTTAATTGATTATTCCAATAACAACCATGATAAGCACATGCTTGATTTGTATTGATTGTATTCGCATAACCAGTCCAATAATCACATGGATAAATGCTATTGACTTGTGGTAATGATGCTAAACATGTTTGTAAATATAAATCCCAAAAACAAAAAGCATCATTACAATCGGATTCTAAACGATTATTTTGACATATATCATTAACTGTCGATGAACAGATACTATGTGGAAAATCATATTCACAAAATGTTGCATTAAAATAATTGTTTAAACAATTTTGAGCATTATATGAATTACATGTTACTTCATCTGCTATTTGACTGTTAACTGAAACAATAAAAACAATTAAATAAATTAAACAAACAAACATTTTTTAAATGTTTTAACATTTATATAAACAATTTTAAATCAACAATAAATATATTTCTAATATTTAAAAATTTTTGTTATCAAATTAAACACGAACTGATCCCTTTACTATACTTGATAAAATTATATAATATAAAAACCAAAGGAAAATTAATGGAAGGATAACATCAAATACAGCATAACGCATTTCGTGAATCGATTCTGATTGTAAACCATATTCTTCTATTAAAAATTCTTCTCTTAGTTGGTTAATATCACAATCAGCATTATTTGTTTCTGGTATCATTATATCAAAATATAAAAAACCAACATGTTCTTGTGGTATTGGAGTTTGTAATAAACGTCTATAAGGACCACTTGAAGATTGTATATTAACTTGATAACTAATTGAAAAACGATAACCGTTCGCAGGCATCAATTGTTTTAAATATGCAACTGCAACACTAAATCCATCACATCCTAGAATTCCATTACATGCAGGCAATAATTGACAATGTTGAGTTAAAGTACAATTTTGATTATAATAATCATTTTTAATTGGATTTAACAATCCAGGACGTATTTGTTGATATGTTAATTGTGAATAACCACCTGTATTAAGAAATGGTTGACCAATTCCATTTAATGGTGTTATAAAAAATTGACTTGATGAATTCATCATTCTTAGATCATATGCAAGTTGAAGTGTGGATGGTAATAAAATAATGGGTGTGATAGCTTGTGTTGTAAATAAATTAGTATCATTTGTTTGATTTAAATTATAATTTGTTATACTTGCAATAGTTGAGGTGGGTGTTGATAAAAATGCAGTTTGAACATTCCATGGATTATAATTCTGAGATGAATCTGGATATTGTAATGTTGAAATATAACTTTTAATTTCATCTGGATAACCATTTACAGTATTTACAACTAACATACATAAAGAATCATCTGTACGAGTCCGTGGACAATTATAAATATTAACAAAAAATCGATGTAAACCATCTAAAGCTGATGAATAATTACCATTAATACCAACATCATGAATTTTATCTGTTTGATTAGCATAACTACATAAATTAAAACCTAAACCATCAGGTGTTATTTGATGACAACTACTTTGAAGTCTAACAGTATAATAACATGCATAATTTGATGAAATGCAACCTTGTTTTTGAAAATCAACAATTTTATCACCATAACAATTTAATATTTGACCTGGGTATTGTGTTGATGTTAATGAAATATCATTAATGGTACGTGGACCAATTTCACGTGTATTATCATAAACATTATTTATAATAATTTGCCATTGAATTGACATATATGCACTACCACTTGAACAATTTGTACGTGGAAATGTTGTTTCAATAGGAAATCCTTCTAATAAATAAACAGTTGATGAAGTTACAACAGCTGAACCACTAGTTGGTATATCAACAGTGAAATATTCAACATATTGACTATAACCTTGAGATGATTGTTCAATATATGAAATTGGAATTGTATAAATTGTATCAGTAGCACCAATTTGTTTACTTGCACCATAAGCACCACATGTTGAAACTAATGCATTTAAATCAGCTTGAAATGTAAATTGTAATCTAGTTGAACCCACTGACATTGAAACTAATGAAATAATTGAATTCGTACCAATACGAGGAGAACCAAAAATGGCTTGTGTAGCTCTTCCAACTGGATCACTACTATTAAATGTCAAATTTTTATAAGCTGTAACCCAATTTATAGTATAATTTTTAAGTGTTGCAGCCGAGTATGGACTAGATTGTAAAACAATTGGTGTATTATTAACATAATTTGAATTAAAAGTTGAACAATTGATGGGCATTGACGTTAAAGCTGATAATATATTGATTCTTGAATCTAAAACTGCAATATAAGGCCACGCTGGATCTAATGGCCATACTGATGCTGGATGTGCACTTGTAGGAAATGGTATACTAACAATGACACGTAATGTATTTGTTGGTATAATGGTTGCTGAACTAAATATAACATTATTAGCATAATTAATTGTAACAGTTGAATTATCCACTGTAGTATCAATATTTCTTTGAGCTGAACAAGTACCACCATTTATTAAGACACAACCATGATAAGCACATGCTTGTGTTCCAACAAAATTTGTTGTCCAATAAGAACATGGAAATACTTGATTTACTTGATTAATATTGTAAAGACATTGCTGAATATATGGATCCCAAAAACAAGAGTCATATGGACATTCAGCTTGAGATCCTTTGCTTAAGCATAAATCATAAGTATTTGTAGTATAACAATGACCTGATGTAAAGTTAAATCGACAATCTATACGCGGTGGAACAGAATTTAAACAATCGGTTGGATATAAAGTTGGACAAATATTGACACAAAAATTCCAATTATTTAACATAACCGTACATGTAGGGTTTGCACTACATCCAACAGTATCTTGCCAATATTGCCAACATGCATTTGGTGCACCAGTTTGACAGAATGATCCATCCCAATGACATGAAGTACGATTTCCATAACAATAGTTCACAGGTAACCCGGGACATGTTACTGCATCGACCGAATTATTTGATAACAAAAACAAAAAGAAAAAAATTAAAAACATTTTTGATTGTTTTTAAAACACATGAACATTATAAAATAATAATTGAATTATTGGTACAAACATAAACTTTATTTTATTTATTGTATAAAAAATCAAAGTTTCGATACTCGTATATTATCATTATTTATTTTTTTAACAGTGGGTGTAACATCATGACTCAATAATACTTTATAAACATTTGGCCGAGTTGTTGTATCTCGAATTACATTCAAATAACAGTGTCGTTGAACAATTCTTATAGCTTTTCGAAAAACAGTTTCATTAAACATATTATCAATTTGAAATATTGCAACAGCTGGATAATTTTTCGCAGTACGACGAGCTTTTAACATTTTTTCCACGTAAAATCTTAAATTATCATTACTACTATTTTGACGTGAACAATATATCAATTGATCATCAGGTAAAAAATGTCTATTTCTCATTGTTTTAGAATGATAGTGCTTTACAAATGAAATTTTAGAATCTAAATATTTTAAAATTTTTCATAAAAAACTATTTAAAATTAATTTATCATGTAACATTTCATTATCTGGCATTGCATGAATTAAATGTTCTAATAATTTTGCATCTGGTAGTGCTAGATGTTTTTGTTTTAATTCTGGATTATTCTTATAATCTTTAATATAAATATTTGATAATGTATTTAAATCTAATTTAGCATAAGGTGAAAAACAATAACATTTTTTGATTATTTGTTTGCTGCATCTCACAGAATTACCTCGTGTTATATATTTCTCATCAGAAAATAAATCGTCACATTGATTGAATAAATATCCAAGTTTACTCTGAATATCATGTATTATAAGTGTAATTCGCAATCGTAATAGTTCTTTCCAAGATGTTAACCAATCTTTAAATAATGTTAAACCCGAAGAAGCATCAGGTGCATTATCTAATTCATCGTCAGAAATAGGACATTCACCTAATACGTCAGCGCTTTCAAAAGGTTTCAATAAACGTTCAAAATCGATTGAAGGGAATTTGTCTTTTTTAGAATCATACAATTTAAGTTGATTTTTGTCGACAGTAGCACCAATTTGAATTATTTGATCTGTATCATGTGCAACATATGCGAATTTAAATTCTACATAAATAAACAATGGATCATCCTTATTAAACTTCATTTTAAAATTTAAAAATTCGAGTAATTATGGTTCAATTGACCTTTCAAACTTCAATATGTCACTTTCTAAATTAAAAATTTTAAATAAAACTTACTTTTTAATATCATATTAATTGCATTTTGGGGCATACGTAAAATCATGTTTCGACCCCCAAAAAACGTATGATTCGTATGATGCGTATGATCCGTATAGCCACTTTTGGAAAAAAAATGAAAAATGCAGATATTATTTTTTATAGCCGTTGAGATTGTCCCACCATGAAAATATCTGTTTCTAAAAATATCTGTTCCAAAGTGAGAGTCTATGCCCCACCATAAAACGTAAAATCCTGCATCACCCCCTAAAAAACGTATGATTCGTATGATGCGTATGATTCGTATAGCCACTTTTTGGAAAAAAATGAAAAATGCAGATATTATTTTTTGACCGGACAGATGCTGCAAGCCCGATCGGGTATAAAAATATCTCTAAGTTTCAGCGATCAAGCTCACTAATTTTTGATAAAGATATTTTATTCTAAAAATTTAACGTTTAGTCTTTAACGGCACAATAAAACCATAATACGAAACATAAAAACATTACGAACGATAGAATTATTGAAAATAAAAATAATTCAACTTCAAGAGTCATATTTAAAAATTACAAACACATTCGAATCACTGTTGTTGCTGGTGGTGTTGTTAATAAAGCTAATACTGTTTCTGTTGCTTGTGGATCAAATTTAACTGGTATTTCTGTTGTTCCTGTTAAACATGGAGATTCATCAGATGTTCGATTAGTACATGGAACATGACCTACTGATCTTGATCCACATATATCAACACGAGCACTAAATCCTGTACTTCCATATTTATTTGGTAGATTAATCAATGCAAATCCAGTAATCAAATGAGGTTGTAAACTAGCAGCTTGACATAATTGATATTGTAATAGTGATGTTTTATTAGTACCAGTTGGAATCCAATTTACATAAGCTTTATCATAGGGTGTTGCAAAATCATCACATCTTGTAAACAACATTGCTTGTTGTAATAAAGAACTACTACCTGTACTACCATAATGAGTAGTATTTGCTCGTTGTTGAGGTGATATATGAATTGTTGTTGTGTTTACGCTATGACCTGGATTGTTTGGGGATGCTTTTGGAACACGACGGGGTGGTCCTTTAATTGGAAATATAACTTTTGGTGATGATAATGGAGGAATATCACCAGCTGATCTTGCTATTGTAAAAGCATCAAAACTTGATTGAGCATCTGTTATTTGATAGATTGCAACAATTACAAATCCAAATGCGAGAAGAAAATGTTTAAAATTCATTTTCTTTATTTGAACAATTAAAAACTATTGATCTATTTGTTTATTAAATTAATGATTAACGAAAAGTCTTTATAAATGAATTAACCTAATTCAATGTTTGTTAATGGTTCATTTATAATCTCTTGAATTCTAATATTATCATTATTGGGATTATAAAGTAAAGGTTTTTGATTATCAAATTGAAGTTTAGAAAATGATGGATTTTGATAAAATGGTAATGTTGGTTTTCTATGTTCAATCATTTTATTTAAAAAATGACTATACAAAAACAATTTAAAACCATAAACAAATGCAAAAACAACAACAATAATTAAAATGATTTGAAGAATAAAATTATGTTTGTTTAAAATAGAACGTAAACCATGACCAAATAAATTCATCCATATTCTGATCGGTTGTCCAATTGTAGTTGCAAACATTTTAATAAATACATCCAATGGAGGTGGCCATCTAGAACGATGAATTCTTTGTAAATATGCTAAACATAATTCTTCACTACGATCATCTAATTTATGACGAATCCAATCAAACCAATCCAATTCATTTAAAGTCAATGATAACGGACCACATGCAAGAGGTGGTCTTGATGATTTTGCAGTTAGAATATCAGCTTCTATTAGTTGCATTTCATTATAATATTCAATTAAAAAACTAACTAACAATAACATTAAAAATAAACCTATTATCATTTCAAATTTTTGAATATCACTTTTAATTGTTATGGGTTGTTTTGTTTTAATTTGTTTGATTTTACAGGATTCGATATCACCAACATTTAGAGTCTTATATTGATGGGTGATGCAGCTATTGATGGTTTTTCCAATGATGATACTTCCATAGTACGCAATACAGATGGTGATTGTAAAAACGGCGATTTCGTTGAACATTCTTGTGTTTCATATGAACTTTGTGGTGATGGTGCTAATGAATGTAATGAATGTTGATAATTATCAACTGAAGGTTTTGGTTCTTGATAAATCGATAAATTATAATGATATTGTGGTGCTAATTGTGGTGATTCTATGGATGGTGAACTCAATAAATCTTTAGCTTGAACCAACGATGTAGATTTTGATACAATTTTTGTATTAATTTGAAGTGGTCTTTTAACAGGTGATATGATACTGGATTCTATTTTATCTAATTTATAATGTATAACAATAATAATTCTATGATCATCTTCATGCCATTGAATTGAAAATGCTTGAACACGTCGAAATAAACTTAAAATTTGAATTACTTCACGAAATGCCAATTCTAAATTAGAATTTCTTAAAACTGATACATAAATTCTTAGAGATGGTGAATCATTAAAATCTTGAACATTAGTACTTAAATTATATCTAAATAAACGACGATAACCACTTGGCATTTTTCGAACAATTGCATTAATGAATTCACTTACTTCTTGAGATGTACCTTGTTTATATAATTGTTCAGGTAATACACCTAATTGAATAACTAAACTAACAACTAATAAATCACCAGATGCAGGTGAAATATCATAAAGTCGAATATAAATACATGAAGTATATGCATTTTTATTTAATAAGACATTTTCAGCTAATTGATAAACATCTACACCTTGAACAATTGTTTTAATTTCTTGAATATTCATAAATTTGCGACGATAATGTGAATTAAATTTTGAACAATTTGCACATATATATGGAAAATCGTCATCTACATTTTCTAAAATTTTTATTAATTTCACAAATGGATCATTAATTGGTGATTTTAATACATTGGATTTTCGATATTTTTTAATACGTTCTTTTACTTTTTTATTTGTTGAAGAAATGCCATTTTTCGATATAATTGGTTTAGTTTCCATATTTTGTTTAGTTTGTATTGCAACATCCGCAACATCATTTTGTTTAGGATTTTTAGTTGCATCTATTTCTTTTTTACGTTTTGAATGACAAGAACCCATTTTTTGCTATTAAAAACTTAGTTATTAACAAAATTCAATTAATTAAATAAAAATTCTATTATGATATATGAGAAAACATCGTTCATACTTCTTGATATTCTTTTAATATTGCAATTTCATAATTCAGTTTGAAGATATGTTGCATCATTTTGGTATTTGCTTTAGTTTGATCAATTGCTAATAATACTAATACAACAATTACAATAAATTGAAAAATAAGAAAAACTGTTAAAAATTCCATGTTTCTATTGAAGTTCGTATGCGTTTTTCATATTCATATCATTAATATAATTAAGTAGTCTTGCACGTTCGATTCGTAATTTCTTAATTTTATCACATGTCATAATAACGAATAAACACATTCCAACAGCAACACCAAGAAATAGGAATCTTTCTTCAGTAGAATATAAAAATTCATTTGGTTCAGACATGTTGCTACAATTTAAACATAATTAATCAGGTTTCAATAAATATAAAGTATAATGATGAAAACTTTTTATTACTCAGATAATATATCAAATTAGAATAATTAATTTTTAGACAAGATGGATTTCGAAGATTCTTTACGAAATAGATATGATATATCAATGGCAAGTTGTTGTCATGGTTTTTTAGGTGTATTTGCAATTATTGGTTTATTTGTAGCATTAGTTCGTTATGATGCTTTTTTATTTTTTATTTCATTTATGGCATTACTTGCTTGTTTAATGTTAGTTTATTGGCGTTATTATAATGAAGATTTAAGAAACTGGATTAGATATAGAATACAAAGTGATAGATCAATTCAAACTATTAAACGATTAGAAGAAATGACAAATAATCAAGTTCATACAACAATGCAACAATATATAGCACGTAATAATGTTACATTTGCACAAGCATTACAAGAATGGGGTATAACTGCTACTGATTTCAAATATTATACACATAGACCAAACGCTTAAATTTTAGACATGTTGTTAACACGTGAATAAATTTCATTGCATTATTTATCCAATGAATTAATTTAATTAGACAACTGTTAATTTACGATTATTGTTTATTAAAAAAAATGTCACAACCAAATCCATTAGCTAGTACATTATCATTAACAAATTTTAGTGCACCATCACGTAATGATGAAGATAAATCAAATGGTGTTGGTGCACAATTAGATACATCAGCATTTAATGATTTTTATGAAGATGGATTTGATCCAAGTAGTTATGAGGCTGTATCAATGCCTTTAGATTTAGAAAAAGCAGATGATGAAAATAATAATCAAGCTGTATTACGTTCAAGATTAGGTCCAATTCCAATTCGTAAACGTAATCAATATTTATGGGCACCCACGCCATATCAAGCTGATATTGAGGATGTTGAAGAATTAAAAAAATTAAATGGTGAAATTTCTGATCCAAAAGGTGGTAAAAGACCTGCAACATGGCGTGATCGTTTAGATTTTGTTAATAATCCAGAAACATATACAGGTTCATTTATGTGTCAAATACCATTACCTATTCATAATCCACAACAATCAAAATTTGTTGATTTAACATTTACATTACCTAAAGGTTGTGAAGATGTTGTTGATTTTGCTAAACGTTTAGTAAATGGAAATGGTTCAATTAAAATGTCATTTACAAGACAACAATTAGCTGCTGTCTTTAAAAATGTTCCAAATTTAGGTAAAAATGATTGGTCAATTATTCCATACACTATTCGAATTGTGGAATTACACGCTAATTTACCTGATGACTGTATTATCCAATTTAGTACTGCTCGAGTTAGTAAAGATGAAAGATCTAAAGGTAGACAACAATGGATTCGATCTGTTGGGGCGCATAATACAAGTGACGGTTCTAATTCAATGGCATCTACTCATTCACATGTCATTTATAGGAATATACACCGTGTTTCAAGTGCTGAAGCGGTAGATTTATTTATTGCTGATGATGAATTATATAATAGTGGTGATTTTCATCGTTGGGTAAATTGTGATGAAGATCGAATATGGCAAGAATTTGAAGATTGTCGTTGTAAAGATCGTCCAAAAACTTTACATATTCCATGTGGTCCAGATGATATGATACGATGTTTAACTGTACTACAAGGTTTAGTTCAAACCGAACATAAAGCATTAATTGATTTATCAGAAAAATTTGATCATCCAGTACCAAAAATTACTCAAAATAATAAAGGTAATTGGGTTCATGAAGTAAGTGCTGATGCTGTTCAACATTTATTAGGTCGAACATTTGAAAAAATTGATAAACATAAAATAATGATGCGATTAGAAGATGTTGCATTAACATTATCACCATTAAGATCACAAGGTCAACAAGGAATGAATGATATTAGTAAGAAAGCAAATGCAATAGCTAAAGATAATCTTCCTGGTAGATGTTCTGGTGCATATTATCCTGAATTTATGTGTCGTATTCAAATTTCTTATGTTGTTTGTGATCATCCACCAAAACAAGGTGGTTCTAAAATTTCATCTTTATTATCTTCATCAACTACACGTCCAAATGTTTCAAATCCTAAAAAAACAAGCGGTATTTATTCAATGCCTTCTAATTTTTAGAGTAATTATTAAAGATAGTTAATTCATTTAATATTTTACTAATTCATTTTTAGCATGTTATAATTATTCATTAATAACTTCAAAGCGTAGCATGCTTTAATTAGAAAAAATGCCTCCAAAATCTTTAAGATTAATTAAACAAAAACTTCGAGGAGAGAATGGTCAAATAACTCGACAAACAATAAATCAATTCATGGATACTGTTAGTAAACAATTTAATCTAATTCCATCTATTCAAGATGTATCTTTACATTATGGAACTGCATCATATTGGGATAATTTACTTTACGATGATAACGACAGCATAAGCTTACAAAACTGGCAAAAACATATTAATGAATTAATGGATGAAACAATAGCGAATGAAAATAAAGAAAAATTACCTGTAAGATTACGTGATTATGCCAAACGTATTGTAATTGAACATTATTGGGAGCCAGCGTCTGCAACTCATACAATGATATTTTTACCGGAAACAGCAAACGCTGAAACATTAGACGGTTATGTTAAATTATCCGAAGAAGAAGTTGGTTATGTTGATCGTAATGAATTAATTGACGAATGTAAGAAGGGCTGTGCAGTACAACAAAAACAGTGGTGCTTTTTTACTTCAATATGTTCAAATAATGTTCCTGCTCTATTTGCAAATTTATATGTTTATTGTTGTTTAGATCAATTCAAAGATCGACAAAGTCCAGTCATCTGATTATTGTAATTCTTTTACTATATCATCAAGTTTGATCCATTGATATTCTGGTTGTGAATCAAGAAAACGAACAGCAATAATATAAACTTGTCTTGAATTCGCACGTCTTGAAACATCTTGATCAACAACTCGTAGACGAACACGATATGTTTTATTTGTTTTTATTCGTGTAATTCTATCTAATTGTTCAATTTCTTCCATAAAAATTCGTTCAGGTCCAGCATAACCATAACAAAATAAATCAAAATCTGTGTTAATATATGGCTCTGAAAGATAATGTGATTGAGCTAGCAATTCAAAAAAATTATGATATCGTTCAGCAATAAATAAAAGATCATTGTATTGAGTTATAAAATCAGCTTGTGCAGGTTTTAATAAACGTTTTTGTGGTGTTATAATATTTCTATATAATGGTTCTCTCAATTCAGGTTGAGGTTTATCAATTCGATCTCCCTTGCTAGTATATAATTTACGTTTAAATTCATGTTGTTTAAAATTTCGTTTTAAATCTGATTTAGGTTCAGACAACTTCAACATAAAAGGATTAAATGATGGAATATTTCGCGAATCAAACGGTTTCGATTTACCGTCATCTTTGTCATTTGATTGCATATTTGAACTTGAATTTGGAAATTGACGTTGTGATGTTTGATCTTTAGTCTTCTTCATTTTATCATTAAAAACAATTGATTACAAATATTCTCACAATGCCGATAAATCAACCTCTGTCAATAAATGAGATGTCTCAATATTAGCGCAACACCGAAACTCCGAAATGAGTGAATTAACTGATCAATTACTTGAATATATTGATGCAATTGAACATGCAGAGGATTTTCTAAGAGAAGGAAGTATTGAAAGTATGAATATGTCTACTATTTATAATAAAATACATGAAACATGGTTAAAAACATTAAAAGAACAAAATGAAGCTTTATATGATGATTCATCGTTACCTGAATCATTATTTTTAGGTTTATGTACAATCAAATGTGTTAAAACACCACAATTACAAGAAAAACAATCAATTGATGATTTGTATAATATTTTAATTAATTTAGTGAATGAATATAGTCAACATAAAGTCAATTTTATGAAACCATATAATATTGAAGGTTTTCATAATAATTCATCTGAATGGTCTGTATTAATTCCATATTTAATTGAATATTTTAATTATGGAACATTACCGATTGAAATGTATTTTAAAAATGATAAGAAAATGATATTATTCGACGATAAAACAGATTTAAAACCTGAAGTTTATGAAAAATGGAAAAAATTACAATTAACAATTAAAAAAGAGTCAGAAGCTGATGATTTAAAACGTCGTGATGATGTTATTAATCGTGGTTATATGTATCGTTCATATGTTGAAGAATGTTGTCGTCATTTTATACCAATATCATGTAGAATTGCTGGTCAAATTGAAACTGAACGTTTATTATTAATGAAATATCCATTAATTCATGAACAAATTGAATTTCATCCTAATTGTAAACAACGATTACATCAATTATTAAGTGATATAAGTAGAATAGAACCCGATGAAAAATTTAATAATGATTTTCGTGAATTTATACTTGAACATAATTTACCATTAGGTTGTCGTACACGTTCAAAACGTAAATTAGCTACTGCATCTAATAAGTATACTGCTCAAACATTATTAATTCAAGAATTAGGTGTTGATATTGCACAAGATTTAGTTGTTGAAATTAATAATATACGATTTGATTTAATTTGTTCTGATCTTCAAAATCCATATTTTTATTATTATATTTTATGTCGTTTTAATCATTGGTTTTTTCATAAAGTAAGAATGAATTGGTTAGAACAATTTTATATTTCACCAACTAATTTAATTTATGAAGCATTTAAATTTGATAAACTTAATGCTGATTCTAGTGGATTATTTAAATTAAAACGATCACCATTAATAACACGATTAGGTGGTCAATTTATGATTCATGATCAAACTAATTTTTATTATTGTCAAGATACATTTCAATTAATTTTAACATGGTTTTGGTTATTAAAATGTAATCATGATTCTAAAACATCTAATCGTACTAGTTGCGATATGGTTATAAAGCATTTAGATCTTCGATTATTTCATACTTAATTGTCTTTAATTAAATTTAAATGATCAAAAACTAAATTTCACTGGTTAATTGATTCAAACTTCAATAAAAATGTATTCAAAATATCAAAAACAGATGTTGACACGTAGTCAAGCAAAAAGGATGCGTGATCCAAAAAATATGAATTTACGTGATATTCCAAATATGACATTTCGGTATCGTAATATAACACCAACTTTAAGTCTTATTCGTCGTTCACCTCATCTTAGAATAATTAAACCAATAGAATTGCCAATGTTAGAAGACATAACTGAAGTTGTATTATTAGAATTTTTAGATATTCAAAGTTATATCAATTGTGGTTTTGATAAAAAATATGGACTTGATTATTATTTTGAAAAATTTCAAGAACGACTTCATCACGTAACATGGGAGCTTGTATGTATCAATCAATCATTTGATTTGTTTAAAATCTGGTTTAAGCGTACGCAATATTGTATATGTAATACTCCATGGGAAGCACGTAAACGGATGTTTAATAAGGCAAGAACCTATGGTGTATATTGGCTAGTGAAATGGTTAATTGAGAAGGAATGTAGAATGAATCATATGGGTAAAGATTGGATGTTGAGACATGCTATTTATGAGACTAATTTTTATAAAGATTGCAATATGGCTCAATTTTTAATAGATAATTATTCAGATTATGATCCAGATGTAATAGAACTACTTGATCGTGAATTAAAAGAAAGGCGCGTTCTTCCTGAGTTTTTAACGTTACCAGAACCAACAAGAAAAAAAGGAAAAATAACACCAAGAGTGAGAATTGACATTTTAGGAATAATAAATAGTTTAGATTATTATGCAGACATATTGTTCCCTGAATCGCACTTTTCTGATTTTTCTAATTCAAACACAGACTCTAGTTCAGTTGATTCAGATAGTTCAGATTCTGATGAATAATGTTGATTTTAAGAATTAATATGTTTTTATGTATTATAATATTATTATTTTTTTAAAAAAAAGCTTGCATCGAAAAATTTTGGGTCTATAGACTGAGTCTATATAGACGCACTTTGTTAGAGATATTTTTAGAAACAGATATTTTTTATGGTGGGACAATCCCAACGGCTATAAAAATAATATCTGCATTTTTCATTTTTTTCCAAAAAGTGGTTATACGAATCATACGCATCATACGAAACATACGTTTTTTAGGGGGTGATGCAGGATTTTACGTTTTATAGTGGGGCTAAGAGATATTTTCTTAAGACGTTTTTTAAGACGCGTCGCTGAAACTTCGGGTCGGGTCGGGTCGGACCGGTTCGGGTCGGGTCTATACCCGGTCGGACTTACAGCACTTTCTCGGTCAAAAAATAATATCTGCATTTTTCATTTTTTTCCAAAAAGTGGCTATACGAATCATACGCATCATACGAATCATACGTTTTTCGGGGGGTGATGCAGCTTTTTACGTACTAGTGAGAGACTCTCATAAAAAATATCTTTATGTTATAGATATCGAACATAAGGGGACTTTTTAGTATAATGGGTCTAATTTGAATGTCATTTGATCATTTTTAGTTTATTTTTTTAGTTATTCGAAGATGAAAAAACAGAAAGTTTCTAAAAATTTATTGTCTTCTTTTCAAAAGTGTAAAGATGGTAAACATTTTAAATTGTTAAGTCTAAGTCAATGTAAAAAATTGATTAATAAGAATGAAATAGTTAATTTAAATATTGATACAGAAGTTGCATCTATTATTTTTCAAAAAAAATTAAAAGCATTTTATCGAAAGATGAGTAATATTAAATTATATGATTTGAAAACTGCAGAATTAAAAAAATCTGAAATAAATAAAATTTATATTAAATTAAAAGACGATAAATATATTTTAATTAAAAAATCAATTATTCGTGAAATATATGATGAAAGTCAATCAACTAATTTAAATTTACAATCTATTATTAATCCAATTATTAGTCCAGGTCCGATTCATTTATTTTTTGTTTTAGAATATGATTTAACTATTTTAGAATTATTTGGTAATCGTTTTGGTGTATCTGAATCTAAATTATTAATTGTTATTAAAATTCAAAGAATTCTGAAGGCAATTCTTGAAAAATATGATTGTGATAAATCTATTAAAAGTATTGAATATACTTTCTGGTCTTATAAAATTAATTCAAATCGAATTATAGAATTTCAAGCACATTTTCCATGTATTACATTTGATTCATTAACAACATTACAATCATTTACTGGTCAATTTATGCGTTTTTTAAGAAAATCGGATCCATATTGGATTTATTTACCACAATCTATTCCATTTATTATTGATGATATTCCAATTATTAAAATAGAATATTATGAAATTGGCAAATGTTTAAATTTACCATTTTATTCTAATACTGATGCAACAAATGAATCCAAATGGAATATATTTATTAGAAAAGGTCATTTTATTGAATCACAAGAATCTAATTATGATTATGAATGGTTTTATTGTAATCATTTTCCAGATAGAGCAATAAAAGTATTAGATATATTAAATTCTGAATTATCATATGAAGTATTAAAAAAATTAACAGCTGGACGATTCACTGATTCAATTGATACTACACAAGCAACTACTTTACAATTAAATGATGCATTAAAACAAATTGGATCAACTATACGTTATCAAGGAGATGTTGTTACTGTTCCAACTGCATGGTTAAAATTCTTAAATTATGCATTATTTAGAAAACAAAATATAAGATGTATTGAAATTCAAACATTTGAGAAAAAAACAATGAATATATTAGCAAGTGACATTGATACATTTACTGATTATTATTTGTCATCTACAGATAAATTATTACCTATTGATGTAGAATCTAATACAGATGATTTTAAAGAAAAACCAATAGATGAAATCAATCATGAATTGTTTGATTTTACATTGGATTAAAAAACAATCCTAGATTAGAGACAATCGGAGAGAGATTGAAGCTTATAACAATTAAGTTTAGTTATCAAAGTTTTTGTTTTTTTGTTTCGTGAAATAGATTTGAATGTTGAAATTGTTTTGCGTATTTGTCAGTAATAAATTTCCGTCGACTGCAATAATCAACCAGTGCAGTTTGATACTGTTCTTTTAAATTATTATCCATTCTATTGTTTGCTAGTTCTAAGTACTTAGCACACCATTCTTTTGTAAAATAAAAAATTCTTAAATTTGAATGAACACTGCATAATATAGTATCAAATGGGAAAATACAAAAATCTTCTGGTTTTTCCATTTTCTTTTGACAAACATGACAAACACGATGGGGTTTTGTCTCATTTGACCAATCAACACATGAATATTTTAATAATAATTGTTCATATGTTTTAGAATGATTTTGTAATTTTTCAGTGCAATCTTTACATGCGATGCCACGTTCATTAAATGCAGACATAATCGAATCAATAACCATTGGTGCACAACAACCTTTTTGTGGACATAACATAATTAATTTACCTTGATATAATAAAATTTTACCTAATAAATTTAATTTAGTTAATGGTTGTTTTTGACAATTACCACGCCAATTAATTTTTGAACGTCTACACCATAATTCATCATCAATATATGAAACTACAGCATCTCTTAATCCTAATTTATAACTTGTTTTATAAACACTTTTCCAATCTCTTAACAATGAATATATCATTTTACAAACATGACAATAAACAAATTCTAAATTACTTTTTAATATTGAACTTTCATTGATATTCAATGATGCAAAACGTGAATGTGCTGCATCTAATTGATTTTTCATTAAATATTTTGGTAAATCAAACATAATCCAATGTCTTTGTGTTCTTTTAATTATTTCACATGCTAATTGTATTATATTATATGCATGTGGATGAAATATTCTCAATACAGCGAACTTTAAACGAAGTGTTTCAGTATTTGTAGTTGAATATTGATGATGTTTAATATATGTTTGTATAAATTCAACAATTGAAAGATCAATACCAAAGAAATGTAACCATTCTGTAAATCTTAATAATGCATGAGGTTTGAACATATCACAACGATCTAATATTTCATATAAAGCTTTCAATTGGTGATTTTTAATATAAAAGTGTGATTGATTTAAACAACTAATGGCTTCATCTTCATCTTCATCGTCCTCAATGGACAGTAATTCAGAATCATCATCATTAATGGTAGCAGCTGTATTATTGGCTATTTCAATGATATTTTTATTTTTAATGTTATTTTTATTGTCAATGGATTGAATTTTAGGTGTTTCTGATTTATCTGGCAATTTAACTAATGGATGTCTTTTTCTCATTCCCATTATAAATTGATGTATATCTAGATTGGGTCGTCTATAACTAATTTTAAGAATTGCTGCATGTGAACAATTCAATATACGATTCACTTCATTTACACTTGTCTATTGAATTTAAAAGGAAAGCAAGAAAGCAAAAGAGAAATGTTATTAGCCGTTTTACTCAGCCATAAACTTTCTGAATGATATTTGGTGATTGTTACGAAACCATGTGTATGAATTTACTAACCTGGAACGCGAGTTCATTATATGATGTTAATGTAATATACAGTGCACTTGATTCAATTGAAAGCATTTGATTAAAATATGCTCGTATTGAATTCATATTTATCATAACAATTGAATAAAATTCAGAATAATGCATAAAATCATTTAAACGATGTTTTAATGCAGTTTCATTTTCAATTTCACTAATTAGATAATCACGTAAACAATTAATAACTAATAATGAACAATAATTAATAAATTTATGTAATAAATAATATTTTGGATTGGTTGTATCACGTTTAGTATTCGATTTAAATAATAGATTTTGTAGATAATTTGATTTTGAAAAATCATCTAATAAAAATGCATCATAAATTAAAAATCTAGCTGTTGATGTTATATGTTTATTACAATGATTATAATTTCCTAATAAACTACAAACGATAAGTTGACGTAATTGATATTCTATAATTGGTTCACGACTTATACATTTAAATGTTACATATGAAAATTTACGTGCTTGGCATCTGATATTAATTGTTTTACTAATAATATGAGTTAATGGTATTTTTATAGTGTTGAGTGGTGTAAAAAATCCAGTTTCCAGAACATGATCCGGTTCAACAGCTAATGTTAAATAGGTGGTTACTTGTTGCGTATTACATTGAACAAATGGGACATAACGTTGCGTCCAATCATAATGACGTGTCGAATCATATAAATGACATAAATCCAAAATTGATTCTTTTTTTAATTTTTTATTTTGAATGTATTCATCAATTAAATAACGATCAATCCAAAGATCTTTATTTGTTTCAGAATTTTCTTGTTTTATTTCAGTTTTAAAAGGATTGTGTTTTAAAATTAAACGGAGCAAAGTATACTCTATTAAAAAACATCAACGAAATTGCAAAACATAAACTAAGTCAGTTTTTATTATAATTTTAAATTGACAAAATCAGATTTTACTTACCTGGAAATATTAATTTACATTGATCATTCATATACGAAGTATTATAAATTCCGCGAGCACACAATAATACTTTGCTCCGTTCTAAAAATTTTTAACTGATTCACCCATTATTGGTGTTGGTATTATCGGTGGTTTCCATACTAATGCACTTTGATCAATATACCAACGATTGTTGACTTTATGAGCTCTCAAACGTAAACGATTTAATCTTACAATCGGTTGTAATAATGGTTCACGTGGACGTGGTGTTAAACAAAACTGTGAATAATAACCACCTTCACAATCTAATTTATTATAATAAATTTGCATAATTTGCATGGATTCCATATGCCATGATTTTTCATTTGATTGTTTTAAATGACCAGAACTCCCTAACATTAACAGTTCACGACATGTTATATCAAAATCAACTAAAATAAAACGACAACATAGAATACATGGTCTATCAATACGTGGTGTTGTTCCATTATTTAAAAATTCTTCATATTCATGTGGAAACATTAAAGCAGTTAAAATGATTTTTTCAGTTAAATACGGTATTTTTATAGTAGAACCAACACAATTTGAACGATTACGACATAATGGAAATTGACGTAATATTCCATTATGATCTTTTAATTTTTCAATTGATGCTTGTGCTAATAAACTTGATTCAAAATCTGCATCTAAACAACACAATTGTAATTTATTTTCTTTTAATTGACGTTCAATTTCAATTTGAGATAAAGAATGTTTATGATCATCAGGACAATAAAATTTTGGAATACTTATTGCTTTACGTCTTTGTAAAAATGCAGTTAATTGATATGGATCTTGATTTGATTGTTCATTATGTGATTTTTGAATATTTTGTTGTTCTTCTTCTGATAATTGTGTATTCCATTCATTTTTATTATTATTTAATAAACGTGGATGACGTCTTTGATGATTTGTATTTAATTCTAATGATGTTTGTTGAATATTAATACGTTTTTCTTGAATTATTTTACAATTTGATTCTTCATTTAAATGAATATGTTCTTCCATTAATTCTTGTAATGTTTTTAATTTAACAGATTTAATATCATCTAATTTAAGATTATATGCAAATTGATTTAAATCAGTTAATGATTCACGATGTGATTCAACAGATTGTAATGTTGCTATATTTTTAGTTTGTTGTTCTTTATTTTGAATACGTTTTTGACTTGTTTCTTCTGCACTGCTAATATCAGTCATTTTTGAATCAAATCGACAACAATTAAAATTTAGATTAAGCTATTAATTATTCATTTTTTAATTTAAATCAATTTAACATTAAAGTTTAAAACATTATATACATTGTAACATAAGATTAGAAAACTGCGATAAGAGCTTGAGATACTGTTTGAATATCATTCTCATCAAATTGTTTATAATTTGTTTTTAAGTAGTCTAATAAAAACATTGCTGCAGTCAAATAAGCTGCATTTGCTTGATTATCGTTTAAATGTCCTTCTGCCATATTTTTCATTATATAATTTACTATACCGTCAAAAGCTTGTTGTTTTTGGGGTGATCCAATTTCATCTCGTATATTTAAAATTGCATCTTCTAATTCATCTCCATTCTCTAATGATTTAAGCAATTCAAAATTGATATCACTTTCATCATTGAACTGTTGATTTCTAAATGATGCAGCTATACGGGGTTGTACGCTTGCAGCTCTATTTAATGTCTGAGATAATCCAATGTCACTCCAAATATAATTATCCAGAGACCGTAACATTGAATCGCTGATTGTTAAATAGCCTGATTTTACAGCATTTTGATTATTTGAAACGGCTGGAGGAAATATAGTTGATTGGGAAACTGTCGAAGGAATAGTAGGAACTGGGTTAGTAACGACAGGTGGTTCTTCTGTTTCAATAAATACTCTTCGTGTCTGAGAAGGTTGGGTTTGGCGTTGTTGGTTTATGTTAGCAACTGGTATAGTTGGAACCGGGTTAGTAACGACAGGTGGTTCTTCTTGTGGAATAAATGCTCTTCGTATCGGAGGAGGTTGGTTTGTGAAAGCAGGAGGATATTGTGGTTGTTGTACTCTTGTTGTTGGTATTGCTGTTGTTGGTCTTGTTGTTGTTCGTGTCGTTTGTGCTACTGATATTGGTGCTGTGATTATTGGACTATCTTCGAGATCAAATACTAATGGATCAAATCTCCAGTTTTGAATCACTTTCCGAAACAATGGAACAATGGCCGATAATGGAAATTTAAAACGATAACATGTTTCAGATAAACGATTATAAACAACTGCTAATGCATCTTGTCTTAATATTATTTGATATTTTGTTGTTCTTGATGATATGCGAGTAGAATAAATTATAATAGTTGAACGTAATTCTTGTAATTGATCTTTAAGTAATTTTTTAACTCTGGAATCTTTAAATTGCTGTTCTGCATATTGTTCTAAATTAGATATATCGTTAGTTAATTGTTTAATATCACTTGACATTTTCTATGTAAGATTTTTTAATAACAACGAAATCAATTTTATAATGTTTTAATATTTGAAATAAATAAAATAAATTAGTTTATAATAACCATTCCTACATTCAAGGTTTATATTTCTAATTAAACATCTATATATTATTTTAATAATTCCAATGTTTATTTTATTAATTCAGATACCGAAGTGAATTTGTTTTAAAATATCCAATGGCCTTTTGTACATATTCCATAAGCATTTTACTATTTATTAATTCTGCATGTGCGACTGGTATAACAAAAAGATTTTCACCTGAAGCAAGTCCTTGATTTTGTGGTATCAGAACTAAATAAGGAGCCAAAATACCTGGATATCGTTTCTCATTTGCAACAATCAAATGATAAAATTCACCAGCATTAACACCATGGTTTTGATCGACAATTTTAAATCTATATCCTTCAGTATTATTTAATTGTTCAAATGTTTTAAGTTTATCAACGGTCCATCCACTTTCATAACTAGGAAATGAACCCAGAATGCCTATATTTAAAACTGCAGGTTGAATTCCTTTATTATAATCTTCGAATTTTTCTAGTAATTGTTGTGCTGTTATTTGATCGTTTATTTGCAAAATTGTCATGAGTTGTCCATTAGGAATGCCAGACTCACCAAACATATTCCTAGGTTGTTCAGGTCTGGCTTGAATTTGAGCACGAATAGAAAACATTCGCCTTAAATTTGAACGAAATGTTTCTATTAAACCAATTAATTTAGTTAATTGTGCTTTTGTATTTTGTATAAAATTTCCATCGGGTGTTGGTGGATTATTAACTATTGTGCTTTTCATTGTGATTACTGTTAGATTTCTAGCCCATTCTTGCAATTTAGCTTCCTTAAATGGATTTATAGTAGTTGGATAAACAATTAAATATAAAAATGAAGTTTCAAATTGATAATTATTTGTTAATGTGTTGTAATCTAAAATAAAAATTCTTGGAGCTGTTCCAGTAACAAAATATGATCTGATATTACAATGTAATGGTCCAGCTATTGGTCGAGAATTTTGACTAGTCATTTTAATTATTGTATTTAATATTTTTTTTACTTGATGTTTAAATAAATTCAAAATGCAGACTGAATATTTAATTGATTTGTTTCAATTACTTCAAAGTAAAAATATTGATTTTTATGTAAAGTTATGTATTTGTTTAGTTTGTATTACATTAATTGTCGTTACTACAGGGAAATGGATACGTAAAATTATTTTATGGACATGGTTTTTATTTAGTCAATTTTGTGTTATATTCGTTTTATTTAAAATTATAATTAGTTCACCAACTATATTAATAATTATAAGTTCATGGATGAAACATTTTAATTTTATAATTGATACATTTAGTGAAACTTCCAATTTAGAGAGTAAAGATTTATAATAATATTTATATTGTTTATTTTATTTTTTTAACAAAATCATCCATTTTTAATTTTACAAAAATGCAGCGTCTGCGATTGTTAAAGCGTTCTGGTCCATCCTTTTTAACCCAAAATTTAACTAAATATCGTCAACATGTGTTAGAACAGAAACAACAACTTCAGGTGCAGCGTCTTTTAAAAACACGAATTCAATTGTCAACAGATCCATTGAGAGATATAGGAAGAACAAGTGGTGATAAACGATTGAGAGGTGTACGATGGACTTTAAATAATTTAGGAATAAGTCGATCTGAGGATCAATTAACATTTCATAATGCATTTGTTCATGCAACATTACGACAAATTTATGCTGATAGTTGGGCAGAACATTCTGTTCGTGTAATGGAACAAGAGCAAATTAATAAAATTCGTAGTGAAGTTTTAATTATGACACCACGTAGATGGGGTAAAACATGGTCTGTTGCAATGTTTGTGACGGCATTATTATTGAATGTACCAGGAATAAAAATAGCATGTTTTTCAACAGGTAAACGTGCATCAGGTTCGTTAATGGAAATTGTGGGTGGTATGATAACAAAAGTTGAAGGCGGTTATGAACGAATTATACGTCGTACACAGGAACATTTGTATATTTCAAGTGTTGCATTATCAGAAGGTGTAACATCAAATAGTGCAAGAGCAAGAGCATTATGTGATGCACCAGATACTTCACGTTTTGTTAGTTATCCGGCAACGGTAAACGGTCAGTTTCGGGTCATGAAAAGATTCATTGAATCCATATCCTTTTTTTATTCTGCATTTTTAAATTTGAAAGGTAAGTTGAATTTTTATATAAATTCAGCATCAACGGTATTAACAAGGTAAGTTTAAAAATCATCATATAAATTAAGATTGAAATTCATTAAATTATTTGGAGTATAATCATTTTTATAATCATAATCTGTTAGAAAAATGTTAAATCCAGCTGCTTTTGAAAGTTGGTTAAAACAATGTTTAACACGTTTAAGACAATATGAACATAATATTGAATTTTGTAATGATCGTAATGATAATGATGTTGATATAATTTATCGTAAACTTTTAACATGTGGTTGTTTAAATTCAAAACTCACATTAAACGAAGCATTATTATTATTAAAAAATCATCAAAAAGATTCATTACATAATAAAATTGCATATGATATGTTTAAACAGATGATTGAACAATATAAACATTTAGTAACTGAAGTTGCAGCATCATATTTTGATAATTTAAAACGTAATGGACAAGAGAATTGTATCGATGATTGGTTTAAAACAATCACAATTGAGAATGTATTAACAAATGATTTATATGTCAAATGGGTTGATGTACCATCATTACATGAACAACGTAAATGGTATCGTCTTCAACGTTTATTTGTTAATGCAACTACTAATATTACATCTTTTGCTGGTTTAAAACAAATTGAAACAGATGAAATATTAGAACAACTACCATGTACTTCATTATTTGAACCTGAAACCCAAGCAATTGTCAAATATTTAAATCAACGGTTAAAAAATGAACAATTAATTGAGACATTGACATCCAAAACAAAAGAAATTGAATTAAATTATAAAAAACCATTAATTGAATTATTAAATAAAACAAAACAAAAACCTGAATTTAAATTATGGAAATTACCAAATTTAAAAAATGATTTAACTATTTCAAATAAAATGATTGAATGGTTATTACAAAAACATTCATTTATTACAAATAATAGTCATCAAATTGTATCTGAACATTGTTCTAATGAATTAAAAATGTTAGAAGATAGTTATAATACAAGATTAGCAGCAAATGAACGTTTTCAGAAAGATTTACAACAATATTTAGAAAATCAAATTCAATATAATTATTCAAAATACACTCTTGATTTATTAAATCAATTGAAAAACACATTAAACAAAGGCGATGAATCGTTAATTGAAATTAAACAATTAAAAAATGATATTGAAAATCAAATTATTACAACAAATCGAAATCATAATCAATTTAAAAATATATTAGAAGCATCAATTAGTAATCAAAATCAAATTGAAAGACGTTATAATAATTGTATTGAACGTGATTTAATGCGTTTTAAAATAACATGTTTGTTAGAATTAAAAACAACATTAAAACAGTATAATCGACGTGGGATATTATCAAGTTTTAGTACAAAATGGCGTCAACAATGTTTAAATATATTTAATGATCGTTTACAAATATGGAATGAATTAAAAGAAAATATTCAATTTCGTGAATGTGAAGCTTTTACTGAACTGTTAAAAAATTTAAAAAATGAATTAAACTCAGTGGAAGAATTAACATCAAATACAGCACATAATATATTTGAACGTTATCAACATCAATTAGAACAAATAATTAAAATATATACAAATAATATATTAAAAATGTATTTTGAAATTGAACAATTAAATAAATTAAAATATACAACAAAATTTTCATTTGAATTACCAATAACATGGATTCAAACATTACCTATTGATTCATTAAAAATATTAAAACAATTAAATTTTCATGATTTGATTGAACATTTACATACCCTACCCTTTGAACCTTCATTAATTAAATTATCTTAAGTTTTGTTTTGTTAATTACTGTTTTTAACGTTAGTTACAAATGATTTAGAATAGTATTTATTTAAATTTTAGTCATCATGAAACGTTATAGCATTCAACCTGATTTAAAAAGCTTTGAATCGTTTGATCCTATTGAATCATTAGAAGATTTTAAAGTATTTCATTCTGAATTTTTAGAATCAAATCAATTAAAAAAATGTCAAAACCAATCAGAATGCAAACAATGCGGCTTGATGAATCGTATATGGCAACCTATCAAAATCAACAACATCTTAACAAAAACCAAATGGAAGAACGACGATATTCAATACATCAAAAAACTACTAGTACGAATTCAAATGATACAAAATCATCTTCAGAATCAATCATCGAAATAAATCCAATTGATTTAAATCGGTATTTTCAAGCATGTTTATATATTTTAAAACATCCATTATTTAATTCGGCTATGACGGATACTAGTAACACTGAGTGTAAACCCCATAAATTAAATCGTAATTGGTTAAAACATCAATGTAATATTGATGAGTGTTCATTTATTCAATGTCAATCATTATGGATTTGTTTAAGTACTGGTTGTGTTCATGAATGCACTCATAAAACATGTGATCAATGTACAATTACATCATCTGGAAAAGTTTGTTTAATTAGTGGTATTAATTATGATGAATTACAACATTATGAGATTCATCATGATAAAGATGGTGAAGAAGAAGAAACATTTTATCCATATAAAGGTCCAGGATTGGCAACTGTTGAATTTCCATGTGCTCAATTAATTCAAAGATGTATCAATGTTGAATATTTACATCAACGTAAACGTCAACGAATTGCTAAATCTAATCAAATTATTAAAAAAATTGAAAATAAAACACGTAAACGTCATATTGTTAAATTAAAACAATTAATTCAATTTACAAATGATGAATTAGATGAATTAAAAAATCAAATTAAAACATTAATTCAAGATGCATTTATTCAATCTGTTTCATCTAATATTGAAAATGATATAATTAATTCAACAATAAAATGTTGGCGTTTAGTTTTATCTACTGAACATGGTAAATTACGAAAAGCACAATATAAATTTGAATATCATGTTTATGCATGTTTATATGATTGTATTGATGGATTTTCAACATCTGAAAATGTTTATTTACCAAAATATTCAATTTTAAATGAAGCATTAATCTCAAAACCAGCATTATTATCAAAATTTCAAAAGAAACAACAATATACTACAATAAACAAACGTTCATTATTAACATCAGCAAAATTAACAACAGCAACGCGAATTTTACACATGTGTGTTACTGAATTTGAAAAAAATAATCAAAGTTTCTGATTTTGCTGATTTTCAAATGATTTTTGTGCTGCTACACGGCCAGGCATTCCAGGTGCGTTATAAATCTCAGTCATCATTTTTTCTAATTTAATAATTCTTGTCCATAATGCCGCAAACATACTTTTTGTGTGACAATCAAGCTCTGTTTTGTCATGCAATGTATTTACAAGATCTGTCTCTTTAATCGTGTCTAAAACTTCTTTATTTTCATCTAAAAGTTCAGATACACCAAGAGTTCGTAAAGTTTCGATTTGGTCTTTAGAAAAAGCACTATGAAATTCTTTCCAATTTTTGTAGAATTGAACATCTTCATATTTATTATTAATTTTAAGGTCTAATAGTTTGTGAACATACCATTCTTCAGTTCCGTCTTCTTTTTCTGCTATACCATAATAGTCTTTGGAACGCCACAATAACGTTCTTCTCCATTCAAATTCTTCAAATCCTACATCGCGAATCAAGCCTGATTTAAGAATTTGGCATTTGCCTGACAATCTTCGTCGAAATACCTTTTCTAAAGAATCCCAGTCTTCCATCATGCAATTAGATAAAATGAGTGAATTAAACACAAAACTTAAATGAATTAAATAAATTGAAAGAATTGAATGATAGAACGAGAAATCACATTAGTTAGATAGCATGATGATCAAAGGTATACAGATCAAGGCAAAATTTAAATTTCTAATTTTGCTGACTTTTAAATGATTTTTGTGCTGCTAAACATCCAGGCATTCCAGGTGCGTTATAAATTTCAGTCATCATCTTTTCTAATTTAATAATTCTTGTCCATAATGACGTTAATACAATTGTGCCATCACAACTTGGATATACTCGACCGGATATTTCTTCTATTGTATTGTCAAATTCTGTTTTCACAATTGTGTCTATAATTTGTTTATTCTTGTCTATGAGTTGTTGTCTACCAAGATTTCGCAATGCTTCGACTTCTCCTGGAGTAAAGGCGTCTTTATACTCTATCCAGTTTTTATAATATTTAAAATATGTAGTTTTTGGCGAATAAAATTCTCCATTGGAAACAAACCAAAATTCTAATTGGTTGTCTCGTCTCTTTGCCAAACCAAACGTACGTTCATTGTGATGGTCAATAACCATAAAAACCTTATAAGACTCGAAATCTTCAAGCATGGAATTAACAGGTTCAGCACCTCGTAACAATCTTGATGAGGGAATGGGAATCGATTTCGTAAGAAACAGACGAGCTGTTTTTTCTAGTTGTTTCCAATCTTCCATGATGCCAAAAATTGAAATGGGTAAATTAAACACAAGTTGAATATAAAAAATGAATTGAAACAACCATAATATAGTGAAAATCACAATAATTAGATAACCAAAAGATCAGATGTGAATAAGACTACTGAAATTCATCATATAATGAACGAAGTTTTGGACAGACTTCTTGAACAAATTCATCAAAAAATTCCAATGAATCTTTTTTATTATTCATTTTTACAATTGATTTATCTAATTTTTTAAGATTTGTATTTCTTATACGTTCACGTCTTCTAGTTCCATCAAATTCTACTTTTTCATTCCCTTCTTCGTAATCACGTAAAATTTCTAGACGTTCTTGTGCTATCGAAATCTGTTCATAACTTTTTAAACCGATGCATGCTACACGTCCACTTTTAAATAAAACAAAACCAATGGGTGGATCATATGTACGCCAATGTGCACCTGGAAATTGTTCAGGTTCATATTCACAATGTGTTTTATTTTTTTGAACAAATGCATCAACATTTAATGGAAATCCTAAATCACATGAACACACTATATTATCAATGATAAAATTATACAATTGTAAATCAGTACGTTTTAAGTCTCTACTTATTCTAGCTATTAATAAATAACAGCTTAAAATGGCTTGTAATTCATGACGGCTACCACTAATGACAATTTGACCACTTGCAAAACAACAATTAGTTGTACGTGCTTCTTTACAAACACTCACTAGTGCTGGAAATACTTGATGATTTAATCGTGCATGTAAAGCTTCAACAACTAATTCACAATCAATATTATTTCCTAAATGAGCATTGCTAACAATATTTTGAACAATCAATTTCATTGGTTTAGATTCACTCATTTTTTATATGTAGTTTGTTTTATGTATTTATTTGGTTTCATTATAAAAACTATATGGAATCACGGAACAGATAGAAGAAAACAACAAGAACAGTGTTTAATGTTTATGTAAATATCAATTGCTTATTATTTTAACGATTTGGTCTATTAGAAATAGCATTCCATTCCATTGGATTTAAATCCCAAGCTTCGAGTGTTTCTTGCATTGTAAGATGATTTTTGGCCATATAATCAGACATTGATTCTCTTACTTGTTGATTTGTTAAAGGCATTAATCGTTCAATTGTATCATAACGCATTTTTGAACCATAAGTCACTTTAATATTTGTTGCAGTACAATCACCAAATAAACATCTAACAACAAATAAAGCAAATAGCATAACAGCTGAAACAGCAATCATTGGAATATTTTTTATAATAGATCCAACAATTAATAAAATTGCAAATAAAACAAAAATGGTGCATTCGATACCGTTTACAAGTTTTCTGGTGTCATCTTCTGGATTGTGCATTGGTTTATATAATTTTGGATCATACGAGGATTTCATCTTGTTATCAATAATTCTTGATTATTTATAATATCACTTTAACGGTTTATTCATCAATCTAAGTATTTCAATAGTTTATAACATCTGTAATTTACAAAATTTGCTAATTGAAAAAATGACGAAAAAACGTTATAAAGGATGTATTGTTCAAAAACTAATTGATAAAAAAACATATCAGGGTTTACCAAAAACATTTGAAGAATTAAATCAAGTAACATATGATGAAGCTAATAAAATGCTTCCAAAAATGAAAGGATTAAAAATGTGTTCAAATCATGATGAATCTAAACAAATTGGACATGTAACAGATGCATCAATTAATGAAAATGGTGGATTTGAAATTGAATTTGAATTAGATTTAGATGAGAATATATTACATGATTTAATTGATAATAATATATTTAATGGATTAAGTTTAAGTCATGCTATGAATAGTTGTACACCGATTGAAGTATCATTATGTTGGGAAGGTGCACGTCCTGGTACCCATGTTTATAAACAGTCACAAACTGAACCAAACATTAAAGATTATATAGAACAACGATCAAATGATGAAATTATAATACGTGCATCTTTAACTGAAGCTAATAAATTTTTTGCAATGAATAATCAACAACAGCAACAACAATCGACACCAGTGTCAAATGACCAATCAAATTCTAATCCACAACAAACAACAATACAACCCCCACTTCAATCAACTAATACATCAAATCAATCACAACCTCAAACAACTCCACAACCACCACAACAACCACCACCACAGCAGCAACAACAACAGTCACCAGAAGCAAATGAAGAAGCCCGGATTCCTGCTTCTATTCACAAATTATTTCAATTGAAATCACTAGAACAAAGCGATAAACTTGATTTGTGTAAACATTTAACAAATATTACAACTCAAAGCCGAGAACAGTTAAAACAAATTTCGGAGTTACAAAAACAAATTGAAGAACGTGATAAAAAAATAGCAGAAATTAAAGAAGCGAATAGACATTCTGCGAAATCTGTTTTAACGAGTTTAGAATCAGCACTTGGAATGAGTTTTGATGATGCTAAAATGCAACAGATGGAACAAGCATTAGAAAATAGTCCAGAATTTATGAAATCTGGATTACCTGATATTATTGTACAATGTAGTCGTGAAAGACAACATACTCAACAGTCAATTAATTCGCTTAATGCATTGGATCCTGGTCAAAAAATGGCATTAGATTATTATAACCAATTTCTAGCATTGCAAGATTCAAAAGCATTGCCACCCATGTCTGGATCAACACAAATGAATGATGTTGTGCGTGCTTCAATGCATCAATATTCAGGTAATAAACGTAATTATGCTACAGCAATGAATTCAAATTCATCTTATAATACCACTGTGGATCCACATGGTTATATGGGGAAATATGGACGTGATGTACCACTTGAGATTGCTCATTTATTAGAAACGACGAAAGTAACAGATGATTATACTCGTCAATTAGATCATGCATCTGGTGATATGTCATCTAAACGTCAAATGTTATAAAGATAATAGTATGAATATGGATTAGACAATTCAATATCAAATAATTCATTTAGATTTGTGTTGATTGTGATGCGAGCATGATGCAAGCGCGAAGCAAAACATAATCAAAACAGTTGTTTTAATCTGAAAAACAACCTCCGTTGTGTTTGATTCCATAATTATGTGTGTGATGATCACAACGATAATAACATTCAGAACAGACTTTTGAGTTACACTTACAAACAGCAATGCCATCACAATAGCTCCGATCTCTGCAGGTAATTTCATTGCAATCATCACATTTTCGTACACATTTTTTACATTCTTCTGTGTGACATTTCTCACATTTGATTTTGCAATTTGAGCAATAATGTGAATCACAATCACATTTATTGATTAATAATCCATTATTCTCATCTTTTTTATGTTCTTGACATAGATCAATAAATCGATCAGATGTAATTTTACAGGAACAGAAATCACATGCTTTTTCATTCATTTTTGCTTAGTTTATGAATGTTTTCTAAACCAGTCTAAGATTTGGATTATACACACGACGTACAGGTATTAAAATGCTTTGATCATCTAAACAAAACAAATACCATTAGAAATATCAAACATTTTAATGTTAAATTATTCATTCTAAGTATTATTTTTTTAAAAAAATAAGCAATGTGTCAAAAAGTTTAAACTTACTCACGTGCATGCGTTCAAATAAATACTTTTGATATAATTCAAGTAATACTCTTTGTTTATGTGAATCATTTTGTACTTGACGTATTTCATTCTGCATTGCATACGAACAACATGCAAGATAAATAGGTCCACGAATACTAGAATCTAATATCTGTTCAGATGACATTTTTAAAAATTAAAAAAATGAAAATGTCGGATAATAATGAAAATTTAAAATGGCAACCAGTTATTAGATTTAGTCATTCACGTTTTTTAAAAATTATCTTAGATGATTCATATCATTATATGCCATGGCATATGCTTGGAATAATAATTGAACGTTATCGCCCTAAGAAAAAACAAACAAATATATTACTTGAATTACGTTATCGTTGTTTCTTTACAAATGATTCAAATGAAATTTTAATTTTACGTGATTATCAAGCTTTAATATTGAATATGCGATTTCATTATATTTTATCATTAAATTGTATTTATCCAACTAGATTACCTTATGTTAAATCTGAAACAACGATTAAATGTATTCATATTCAATGTATCAAAGTTTATCGAAATTGGTCTTATTTTCTTACTTGGTTAACTCAATTTACATCATTACAGTGTTTAGCAATTTGTGAATTAGATGGTAATATTAATCATCTTGAATACATTGAAAGTTTAATTGAAACATCAATTCCATATATTTGGATTAAAACAGATAAATTATTGTACACGGATACATTTAAAATTAATTCAAATCATAAACGATATATTTGGTTTAGAAAATCAGATCAAATTTATTATACACCAAAAAGAAACAGTGATTCTTCACATGATAAACGAATGTATATAAGCCCATCAAATAAGGATTTAGTACAGTCTTATATTAATAAATTATTAATCAATTCAGAATGATTCAATTTTTCGTTGGATTAATCATTTTAAATTTAACATTTGTGATTGGACAAACAGGCAATTCAACACTTACCACTCCAGTTACAGATAACCCACCAACTGATTTTGTTTTAACTGTTGTTGGTTGTGGTATTTTGATTGGTTTATTAATTGTTTTAATATTCAAAATTTATAATTCAACGAAAACACGACGACATCGTCAATCTGTCTTACCAATTCATGAAGCAAAACCAAATACAATAGAGAATGATGATGATTTTACTCTAAGTGAATAAACATGTCTCAAGCATTTGTAGCAACAATTATATTTTCTGTTTTTGGTTTTACATTTTGGTATATTATAACATTGATTTCAATTTTAATAGAATATAGAATACTATGGTTGTTTATACAAATTTGTTCTCAAGGTACAACATAATTTAAAATTAGACGATTAATTAGATGTTTCAGTGGTTGTTTTTGCTTGTTTCAATTGATTAAAATAAAACGCTGGATTAAAAATAATACGATGATTTGTGGTTTGTGTTCGTGCATTTAATTCTCTAATACATGATTGTTGTGGTTCAATATTTAATCGTTTTGAACGTTTCATATGACCACATAAATTATTTTTAATAAGTGCATGACAACTTGGTATTTTATCTATTGTTCGAAGACAATTTGCTTTTCTATCATATGCAAATTTTAAATTTTTTAAAGCTCCTTTAGCTTCTTTTTGATTTGGATATAATTTTAAACTATTTTTATTAAATTTATCTTCAATTTCTTCAAAATCTAAATTAAAAATTGAACAGCATTGACTAAATTTTATACGTTCATTGTGTTTTAAACGTGTTGTACTTGTCCCATTTTCAACACGATCCATCATTGAACGAATACAACTTGGACCATATTTCATTAATTCAGACCATGTTGTTTGACCACGTTCTAATCGTTCTTTTGTTTTGTTGGAGTCAATTTCATCATTCATTAGTTTAAATTGTGAATAAAATCTTGATAAAGCATCAAATTGTAATAATTCATCATCTGTATTACATGGTGGTTGAAATAAAAAAGATGAAGAATGTTGATCAAATAATTCAGTATAATCTTCTAAAATACATGGTAAACTATAAACTAATGAAAATACACCAAAACCATTTGTTAATTGAATAGAACGACGTGTAAAACCACTACTTAATGTTGCATTTTCAAATGGACATATCACATAAATTTTAGTATTATTTTCAATTTTAGTACACCAATATTCTAATTCAGATTGTGGTTCTTCAGTTTGATTATTAAAACATTCTAAAAGATCATTTTGTGTTTGAATTTTATACTTTTTAACATCTAAAAAACGTTCTAAATGTGAAGTATAACCATTAGTTAAACGATATTTTAATAATAAACGTTCACATAATAACCATTGTTGTTTAATATTAAATCGTTTATTTGAATTTAATATTCCATGTGAATTTTTACGTCCAATTGCACGTGCTAATAATTCAAATACAATATGATCTAATACAACATTTTGTTCATTTAATAAATGGGCTAATTCTAATTGTTCAACTGTACATTCAGGAGTTGATATTATATTTACATCTTCTTTAAATTGATTTTTATATAATAAACACATGATTTTAATACGATTCGAAATTGCATTCCATAGAACTGGACGTGTAAATTCAACAAATTTATTAAAATTTGGTATAATTTGATATGCATTAAACGAAGCATGACTTTTAATATTTGGTAAACCTCCGTGTACTTGATTTAAATTTAATCGAAATTGATAAAGATGTGCTTTAATTGCCATCATTTGTAATAATGCAGAATTAATAAAACCATAATTGATAACATGTCCAGGTAATTCACCTTCACTTGTTGATTCAGTTGGTGATTTTTTACTTTTAATTTCTAAATATATTAAAATAAGAGTGAATGGTGAAACACATTGATTTAATTCATTGACAGACATCTGAATAGATGATGGTTTTGTTAATTTATGATCATGTTGATGATTTCTTACTAAAACAACAACTGGACTATATAACGTTTGATTTTGATATTGTTTATTATAGTACAATTGTGCTAAATGAATACTATTAAAACGACACGATTGCATCTTTGATAAATAATGAAATTAAATCATAAACAAACAAAGTCACTCAAAATCAAAAAAGTCCTGAACTGTTAGATATTTTTGGATGTGAAACTGCATTGCAAAAATTCTAAATTTTATATAACATAAAATAACAACGTAATCAATTTTGATTGTTTTTATTTTTATAATACAATTAATGGCGTTTTAAAATTAGTTAATTTTTTAATTTTCAAAATGTCGGACGAAGATAGCTGTTACAGAGTAGAATATACTGAAAATGGTAAAAGATGGTTTAAAAATGGGAAATTGCATCGCGATAATGATAGACCAGCTGTTATTGATTACACGGAAGGAATAAAGCTATGGTATCAAAATGGAGAATTACACCGTGATAATGATATGCCCGCAATTATAAGCGACAACGGAGATAAACAGTGGTATCAGCATGGATTAAGACATCGCGATCATGGACCAGCTTTAATACGGAGTAACGGATGGAAAGAATGGTATCAAAACGGTGAATTACATCGTGATGATGGTCCGGCTATTGAATATTCTGATGCAACCAAAATGTGGTATCAACATGGTAAATTACATCGCGATAATGATAAACCAGCTATTGAAGAAGCAGATGGATCTAAAGAATGGTATCAAAATGGTAAGAAACATCGAGAGAATGGACCTGCTGTTGAATCTAGTAGTGGATATAAAGCATGGTACATCAATGGTGAATATCATCGGCTAGACCGTCCGGCTATAGAAGTTCCTGGTGGAGTAATGGAATGGCGACAAAAAGGAATATTGCATCGCGATGATGGACCGGCTGTGATATTGCCACATTGCAAAACAGAATGGTATAAACATGGTTACTTACACAGAGAAGATGGCCCGGCTATTGAATATGACGATGGTACAAAAGAATGGTGGCAAAACAATAAATTACATCGGTTAGATGGTCCTGCACTAGAACTTCCAAATGGAGATAAATTTTGGTATAAACATGGATTAAAACATCGTAAAGATGGACCAGCTCGTGAAGATGCTAATGGTAGATTGAAAGAGTGGTGGATACATGGTAAACTGCACCGTAAACCTGGACCGGCTGTCGAATTACCTGATGGTAGTAAGTTTTGGTATGATCATGGTGTGCCATATAATTGCTGTAATACTAATCATGCAAATGGCAAGCATAACAACAAAAAGAAGAAAAACAGTTCTACTAAATAACTAAAAATTAATCAAATACATATAAATCTAAAAACCAATTATCAATTGATTTTTCATAAAATGGCAAATCAGAAAAATGATGTATTTTAAATTCAATATCAAAATCAACTGGCCAATCTAAATATTTGGAAATTAATGAATTGTTTGATTCTCTTCCATATAAAAATTCAACATCTCTATAAAGTTTAAATGGCATTTTAATATCATATTGTTTTAACGTTTTTGTTACAATTGAGTATTTTTTTAAAATGTCTTCTGAATCATACCAACGCGAGCGTAGAGAAGCTTTTTCGTCATAATCATTAGCAGGATGATGTTCTACAACAAGATTCATTAAAGTCGTTTCATCATATTCTAAACCTAACAATCGAGGTTCCCACCAAAAGATGTCAGATGATTTGATATTATCATTTAATTCATTTATTTCTTCTATTTTATCTAAAGATCGCAATTTATCTACTGCTTTTATATAGGCTAACGCTAAAACATAATACGTATCATAATCTTTAATTGATTCATAATCGTTTAGTTCTGCATCATCCGTTATTTTCGAATTGAATTGCGCTAATGTGAATGCTATACCTTTTCGTTTATCATCACGTGAATAGGATGATAGAATATCAACATGTGGTCGTGATTTATCATAACCAATAAATGCAATATTTATTAAAAAACGGTGCAGGTATTTCTTTAAACGAACTCCATATGTTTGACTTTGACATTCTGGATCAACAATAATTTCGTTATTAATTTTAGCTCTTAAAAAACGTTCATTACAGTAGAACTCAAAACCATCATATGCACAACATATTACATCAACATCAAAATTAACTAAAATCTGGGCAATTGAATTATATAATCGTAAAATAATTTGAATATTTATATCTTTAATTACAGTTATCGTATATTTAGTACGTATAATTGTTTGTCTAAGTTCACCCTCATTATATAATGTATTTAACACATCTTCAATAATACTCTTAGCTTCATTTTCATTTTGAGTAACTAAAAATAAATCAATATCACCAAATTTTTTATCACTAACAGAACCACCAGCGATAATTAGTTTACCTTTCCATTTTTGAAATAATGGCTGTAATCGATATTCTGCAATATAATATCCTAAAACTTGATTAAAATACTCATTCAATGGTTCAATTGCATCGGTTACTGGATAATTTGAATCAATATACCATTTGTTATAATATTGCCTAGGAATAATCGTGTTATTATCGTTTTCTTCTGTTACGTATTTTTCATAAATACTAGAAGCAATAAATTTTTCATCTACATTGATAATTTCAGTGTTTTTTAAATTTAACAAACGTCTAAGTTCTTCTTTATCTTTATTTTTAATATCAGTATCTTTTAAATTTAACAAAGGTCTAAGTTCTTTTTCCTTTCGTCTAATTTCAAGATCCGTTGTATGTAAATTTTGCCAAAATAATCGTTCATTATCTAGTATAATTTGTTTAATAATAGAATTAGAAATAGTCAAATATCTTGCTACTGTATCAACTGATTTATAATCATATTTTTTTGATAATGGTATAAATGTTCCATTTAATAAACATTGCAAAATTGGTTCAAAGTTTAAACGATTGGTGTATGCAGTCAAATCGATGACAAATGACTCATTTGCATATGTTTCATCTATAATTTCAAAGAACTCCGAAACTTTTTTAAATGTTTTAACATATTGTACTGGATATTGAATTTCATAATTTTCTTCCACTATAAATGTAATTTTAGACTGTTTTGTATCATCGTTTTGTTTACTTTCATCATCAGATGATGTTTCTTCCAGATCCAAAGAAACAATTGTAGGTGATGTATTCATTTTTCGTTTAATTCCTCTTGGACTTTGAGAATTCATTTTAATGAATAGAATGAGTTTATGTTATTAGAAACATATAAAAAATAAACAAATACGAGTCAATTAATGTTAAAGAACACCCAAACAGGTACTCAAAAAAGTCCCGTTCTGTAGATATTTAAAATTCCAATTTCGATTTTTTTTTCTTAACTCAAAACTTTCTGTATTTTTAAATCACACTAAATGTTATCAACATGAATTTGTCAACTGTCTGCGCAGTCAAAGTTTTTAAAAACGGTGATCAGCTACATAGAGTGGATGGTCCTGCTATAATATATAAAAATGGTATAAAAGAATGGTATAGATATGGAAAATTGCATCGCGATGATGGACCTGCAACAGTATTTCCAGATGGAACTGAGTTGTGGTTCAAGAATGGTCTGTTGCATCGTGATGGTGATGAACCGGCTGTTACAATTGCTAGAAGAAAAGAATGGTATAAAAACGGTAAACGACATCGCGATGATGATAAACCTGCGGTGTGTTCGAAAGGAAGATTAGAATGGTGGAAGGATGGTAAATTACATCGCGATGATGATAAACCTGCTATAGAATGTAAAGAAGGCAGCGAAGCTTATATTCAATCTGAATTAGCTGGCATTGCAGTTAGACAATGGTATCAAAATGATCAACCACACCGTGATAATGATAAGCCTGCAATGGAATATCCAAATGGAATGAAAAAATGGTACCGACACGGTAAATTACATCGTATCAATGGACCTGCAATATTACACGCTAACGGAGAAAAAGAATGGTATCAAAATGATGTATTGCACCGAGACGATGGACCTGCACAAGAATACAACCACTGTAAAGCATGGTATCAATATGGCAAATTACATCGAATCAACGGACCTGCATTAGAAGACGCCCATGGCATAAAAGAATGGTATCGTAATGGTATTCGGGAGAATAATCCCGACGATGTTAATGGACTTATAGAACCATTTCAACAATTTCAATTAGGTCACGCCGTAGAAGTAGCTGATGGTAAAGAATGGTACATTGACAATGAATTACGATATAAAGAAGATACATATGGAACTAAATATTGGTATAAAAATAACAGGTATCATCGTGATGGGGATGAACCAGCTATTGAATATTCAACTGGAAGAAAAGAATGGTATCAGCATGGAAAATTACATCGTGATGGGGATAAGCCAGCCATTGAATATCCAAATGGAACCAAACAATGGTATAAAAATGGGTTATTACATCGTGATGATGATAAACCAGCAATAGAAAGAGCGCATGGAACAAAAGAATGGTGGTTTAATAGTAAAATACATCGTGATGGAGACAAGCCTGCAATAGAATATGCAGATGGAACAAAAGAATGGTGGAAAAATGGACTATATCATCGTGAAAATGGTCCTGCAGTAATAAAAGCAAATGGAGATAAATTTTGGTATCAACGTGGTGTACTACATCGTGAAGATGAACCAGCTATAGAAAAAGCGAATGGCGATAAAGAATGGTGGGTAAATGGCCAAGACTGCACAATGATAGCTTGTTAAAGAATGAAAATTAAGTAATATAACAATACAACTAAACAAATAATTTAAAAATTTATTATTATGCCAGTAATCAAAACTCATTGTTTTTAATTAATCAAAAATTCAGTAATTTTAGATTGAATTAAATTCAATATGTCGACACCAGCTTGCTTAGTTGGTAAAACTCCTGTAAAGGTATTCAAAAATGGAGTTAAAATGTGGAATTTAGATGATGCATTAAATGGTAACAAATCACCAGTTAATTTATCTGATAAACCTGTAGAAATATTAAAAGATGGAACTAAAATGTGGAATTTAGATGATATATTATATTCAGACGATGAGAATATTATAGTTCAACATAGTGATGGATCGAAGGATTGGTACGAAAACGGTAAAAAACATCGACTAGATGGACCCGCACATGAAGGCGCTAATGGAACTAAAACATGGTTTAAACATGGTCAATTACATCGTGAAGACGGTCCTGCAATCGAACGATACGACGGTTATAAAGCGTGGTATAAAAATAATAAGTGTCATCGCGAGGACGGGCCAGCCATAGAAATGCCTAATGGAAATAAAGAATGGTGGGAAAACGGTGAACGACTTCGACGTGAAGAAGCACCAGCTGATAATTGCGAGGCAGAAATATCAAACGAAGTTAAACAAAATTGATTTTATGCTTTTAAGCAAATTACGTTAAATAGAATAATATCATTGAAAAGCATAAAATCGAAATAGAATAAAATGATTTAATAACATTTGCATTTGAACTTGTTGTTGGTGATGGTGATTGACTGCCAGTTAAAGAAGAGTTTGAAGCTGAAGCTGTCGATGACATATCAATAACAGGTTTTTGATTATACCACCATAACATTGTTGTATTTTTCAAATAATCTAAAACATCAGTATAATAAACTTCACAATAAATTCCATAATAACCTGCTGGACATCGACATTGTAATGAATTAGGATCTAAAACTCCATTATTTAGACAAATTGCATCTGAACAACGTTCACCTTTATAACCTAATTTACAAACACATTGACCTGGCATTACTAATTCAGTATTTTGAGAATTACATAAATTATTTTCACATATACCTTTTGGACCATTCTGATATGGAAATGGACAATTACAAAACTGTCGATTAAATGTTAATGGAATACCACCATTTAAACATGATGAAACAGTACAATACTGACATCCATCTGGTGATGTGCAATCTGTTTTATATTTACCTTGACACAAACACCATAATGCTGGATTTGTGACTGATAAATAAAACGGATTTAATATTCCATTTAATCCACAGATTGTACCTGAACAATCAAATGGTGATTGTGAATATAATGGAGCATAAGGCGCTTGACATTGACATTTATAAGGTGATGTTGCTTCAGTGATGTTTAACCATTGAACTGGTTGACCATTTTTGCCACATGAATGTGAACTACAACGATCAAGTGAAGTCCATGGTCTTGGACAATTACATTGTGATGTTTCAACTTGATATGAACCACCATTTGCACAAACTGAATGATCACATCTTGGATGATTATCATAAACATCAAAACCTGTTGAAATATCACAATCACATGGTGCTAATGATAATGGTGTCCAATCACTTGGAACATCTCCGTGTTTACAGTATTTTTCACAAATTTGAACACCTGGTTGAGTTGGATGTGGAACAAGAATATAACCTTGAGCACATTGACATTGTGCAGTTCGTTTTGATGTTAAAACATTTTCACTTTGTAAACAAGAATGTGGTTCTCGATCTGAATAACCACACATGCTCCCATTATAAATTGGACATTGTGGCCAACATGTTGGAACAGTCTGATTATTAAATGAATTTGACCAACCGTTAGATAAACAATTACAACCCATTGGAATATTATCAGCATCCACAGTTACGGTACCATTATAAAGTTTACAATTATCAACTTCACATCTATTACCACTGTAAGGTGGGTAACATTTTGAAATTTGTTGATTAATACAGATACCATGGCCTGCAACCATTACAGAAGATGGACACAATGAGTTTTGACACCATTGACCACTAAATCCCGTATCACAAACACAATATGGGTCTGAATGTGTTAAATCTGCTGGTACACATGTACCTTGACTACTACATTTTAAATCATTAAATAAACATGAAGAAGCATCAATTTCACAATATTTACCAATAGCACCACGTTGACAAACACATTTATAACTGCCGTCATTTTGAGCAACGCAATCACCACCAGCAGCACTCACACCTTTACAACCTAATGATTGAACACTGCATTTTGAAATTTCACAAAATTGACCCGTAAATGATGTTCCATCACAATTACAATATGGCACATAATCTTGAACTCTCGATGACTCAAAATTACCCAAATAAAAATCACCGCTATAAGCAAGTTTAGGTTGACATCGATCTGAATTGCCACTACATAATGAAGAGCTACCATATGAAACACATGAGGAAGCTACTGAGAATTGACAACTATTTCCAATCCATGCTATTTTACCATTTAAACCAAAAGTACCAATATCAGATGCAATGTTAAATGTTTTACAAGTACATTGATATTGCGATGGTGTAATCATTGAACAATAACCATTACCTGAACATGGAACACCTTCACCATTTGGACATCTTGATGCTGCACAATACTGTTTAGGCTCATAAATAGACGGAGTGAGAGAACACTGTGAATTTGGTGTAAAACGTGCTAAATGACCAACATAACGCCAATGTTTCACGTACATAGCATTACTGTAACATGAAATTGCAGTGGATAATGGAAGTGTTCTTGGATCTCTTGCTGCATTAAAACTATTCACAATTTGAGTACAATACGAAGTAATTTGAAGTCGATATTTTAATGAGTAAAATGCAGTGTCAAGTGAAAAGGTTGGACATGGATATAAAGAATAACGATCAACTTGATAAAGTAAAGCACTGATTCCAGTTGGTAATACAACAGAACTTTGAACATTTAAACCAGTATACGTAAAAAACCATGCTTGATAAACATCAATTCCTGGATTTGTTTGTTGAATTTTATACCAATATGTTAAATCACGCCATAACACAAAACCAATGCATGCTGCATCTTGATAACATAAAAATTTAGCTTGATCTGCACTACCAACTTGAACTTGACCTGTTGCACCTAAAATTGGATTTAACATTGGAGCGTATTGTTGATTATAATCTGCTACCATTTCCCAACCATTTGGTATTGGATTATTTTTTGTTATTGCACGTGGTGGAAACCATTTTATAAAACAATCACACTCATCGAATCCGCTTTCATATTGTGCCGCTATTTATCAAAAAGTAAAAATGAAATTTGATAATAAAACGTTAGTCATTTCTTTTAAAAAATTTGCAGTTATTCATTAATAGTTTTAAATGATTTACCTGCAGAAACACTCAATGCTGCAAATTGACTTGATGTTAATGTTGTAAATCTTGGTGTTTGACATTTTGAACCAGTAAATCCAGGATCACACATGCAATATTCATAATTAACAGTTGAAATACATTGACCATTACCACTACAAACAGTTGGTGGTGTTTGACAGCTTTGAGAAACACATTGTTTTAATTGAGTATTATAAGCTTTTGTTCGATCAACACAAATACATGAACCATCACCATCTGGACCATCATTACATGTTAAATCTGATGATTGACAAACTTGACATGAAATTTCACAACGTTTACCAGCAAATCCATTTGGACACATTGTTGGTAAACAACCAATATAACCAGTAACTCGTTGATAATTTGGTTTACAGCTACATGTATTTCCAACATTACAATATTCACCTGATTCACATGGTGGTGAACATCGAATACATGTTTGACCATTTGCAGGATCAGGATATTTTGTTTGATCTTTACATTGTGCAATTTTTTGAGGTACATTTGTAAATGCCGGCATATAAACATAATAATTTGAAATACGACCATATTGATCACTAATTAAATTAAACGGAATTGTTGGATTTTCAATTGGATTTGTAATAGCTGATGACGGACACTCTTGTAAAGCATCACGACCAGGATTTAAACCCCAAACACATGGATTATATTGTAATGGATAATAACAAACGTTCCATGCTGGTTGACTTGACCATGGATAACCAGGTTTAGTTGAACATGCAAATGTGGATGGTGATATATAATTAATTGTCATTTGACGTGGTTTTGAAATTGTTGATATTAATCGTGTATTTGGATCCATTGCTGATTCGGTGCAAACAGTTAAAAATGAATTTGGATATGAAACTTCACGAATTTGTGTATTTACCCAACATTGTGGATCCACATAAGCAGATGGATTAATTGTGTTTGTACCTTCAAATACTGTTATTCCATTAAAAGTACCTTGAACAGTTGGATAATACTGTGGAAACGGATCAGGACGAATGTAAGTTGCAGTTCTCATATAAAAATATTTCATTGACATTAAACGAATTCTTGGATCTGTAGGTTCACAATATTGACTATAACCAGGTATTTGACGCCATCCAATTTGTTCACAATCATTTGGTGTTGTTCTACATGGTTCTTCAGGTCTTGAACGATAACATGGAATATTACATCTCGGACCAGTCCAACCAATATCACACCAACAATCATAATTCGATTGTAAAATTCCATTCACAAATGGAAACATAATTAATGACCATCCATGATAATTACAATAATCACTTGTTAATGTTAAATCAGATACCCATTCACGACACCATCCCAATTTTGGATTTGAATATGATGTAATACAAGCACCGCGATTATTTCCAGTTTGAATATATGATGGATTATTATTATTCCAACCACCATTTGAACCAGATGTAGTCCAATCTGTTGGTTTTACACAACTAATTAATCCAGCTGAAGGATCATAAATTGGTAAATAAGGACGTTTACATTCACATTGACGTGTTGATCGTTCATTGCATTGTCTATCCGGATCTAAAATACAACGATCTGAACAAACCGACAACGGTGTCATTAATTCTGGTTTAGTTAAAAATGTTGATCCTGGTACTAATGATGGTAATGCAATTAATGCATTTTCAATTGAATAATAATAAGTAGAATCATATTGACAAAATATTTTACCATTTGGTGGATAAAATGTTAAAGTATTTGTATCAAAAAACCATGATGGATTAACACCTGTTGTTCCTGGACCAAAATAACTACCACTAGGATAATATGTATAAAAATCCATTAATGCCCATCCAATACCATCACACAAATCTGGTCTTTTAACATATGCATATCCACCTGATGTTTGATGATATGGTACTGCTCGATCAAATAAAACAGCTGTGACTTTATTATATGTTCCATCTGAATAATAATTTTGAGTAAGAAAAGTAGCTAAATCTGGATTCAAACGATATAATATTGGATATGCTGTTCGTGTACATGAAAAAATGGTACCAGAAACAACAGAACTAAAACGAACATTTGGAAAACTAGCATAACCTCCAGTTGCATCATTCCAATCCATTCGACATGCTAATAATTTATTATCAATTGCAATAACATCAGCAGAAGCATAATACCTTAATGTTTTACCATTGTATTGCATTGTTTTAATTGTTTGTGATTGAACATAATTTAATAATAACAAAATGAATATAAGAAACAGCATTTTTTCTAATTTTTGATCAAAACAATAGCAAGCTTTAAACAATTCATTTCATAATGAGCGTTAACATCATCTAAATTTATTTTTTAACTACAAATATATAATTTACTAACTAAAAATTTAAAATGTTGTTTCAAATTCATCATCATCTTGTTTTTCTCTAATATGTCGATTATACATTTTACGTGTTGTATTTTGTAATCGTGCAGCTATATGATTTGCTGCAGGTGATTGTCTATATTTTGCACCTACATCATTTGATACTTTCTGATATTTTTTTCCACTTGATGAAAACAAATTACTAAATACTGATGTTATATCACCTGTTGTTTTTTTAGCCGATAAAAATTTAATAAGTACATAAACACCATAAATAATCAAACCAAAAAATACAAATTTAACTAAACCACCAATTATATTACCAAATCCACCTAATAAATTACCTGGAATACCAAGTAAATTTAATCCTTTATCTAAGAATGTTTCACCTACATGAGCAACATCCAGTGCAACATCACCAGCTATTTTTGCAGCTTTTTTAAAGAAATCACCTAATGGATCATCTGAATTAAAATCTAAATCAATAGCATCAATAAATTTACCCATAGCATCTAAATTTTGTCGTGTTGCATTAATAAAATTATAAGCATCTTGAATTTTTTGATCTATCTGTGCACTTAAGTTAGAAATAATTACATTTTGATCTAAAAATTGTCTATTTGTTCTATTGAAATAATCTGCAAGATCCGCAGAATCATTTGTAATTGATCCAATCAATTGACTAACATCAAATACTGGTAAATTACTCGTTAAGTTAATTGGATTATAGGTAGCATTTGCTAATTGAGCTTTTTGAGCATCTAAAAGAGCTTGAAATTTATCTGATTCAAATCCAACATTTGCACCTAATTGTAAAATATTCATCATTTGTGTTCCAATTGCATTAACAACATCACGAATAGCATCAGCAGCTGTATTTAAACTTAATGTAATACGTGATTCAACATTTGTGGGTACAGGTTGATTAAATGCTGTTGCAACCATTGCTTGTACTTCAGTACCGGTAAGTTTAGTACATAGTCCAGTAGCTCCTGCAGATGTATTTGTAAATGGATCAAAAATATTTGAAGCTTGTTGAATTAAAATAGTTTCATTACCACAACCACTTGACGGTATTGTAACAGTAAAGGATGAACGTCCAGGCACACTATATGTGATATCAGTTGATAATTGACAACATGGACTTTCACATGGATCACCATTTAAAAATACACCTTCAGGAGCATATAAAACACTAACAACTGAACTGTCAGTTTCATCGTTCTGCAACAAAACTTGGATCGACCCATCAATCGAACCAAAGATCGAAACTTTAGGACAACTACCAGTATTAATAACGTTTTGAACAACCCCATTTGGAATACCAACACTAACAGTATATTGCCAAACACGCGGTGAAAATGTTAATAATCCGTTTGATGGATTGACTGCTAATTTATAATTGTTTAATGCAACACAGAATTCTGAACCAGGCGTTATTCCTGTAGCTTTACTGGCTGCATCAATTAAACATTGTCCTGAAATTGGATCAATACGACTGCATTTTTGATTACAAACAGGTTGACCATAACCAGCATCACAGCCATTATTCAAGGAGCTATAAGTTCCAGTTAGTCTATTAATGTAAGAGTATTGAGTACAATGACCACCGCAACTAGTAGAATGACGACAATAACCAAATCCAATCTGTTGACCAATAGGCATCCAACAACTTCCAACTGGTGCGACTAAATCGGTACCATTCATCGAAGAATCAACTTGACACTGTGCTTCATTTGTTAATTGATCCTGGCCTAATAATAAGCCATCATAGACTTTCACATTAAAAATAGCATCACTGTAAATGGTTGATTTTTGAAATGGTGGATTTGTTAAAGCATTTAATGCAGCATTTGTTATTAATTGTCCATCTACATAAACTTGTAATATTGTCAGATCAAAGGTCACAGAAACAAAATGACTTAAACCATCCCATATTTGTAAATTGCTTGTTTGATTATTCACGTTCAAGGAAACAAATAATCCTGATACATATTGAACACTGATAGAAGCTTTGTTGGCTGCGACATTGAATAAACGTTTATTGGTTTGTGATTGATCCGATGAACGAATCCAAAAATTAAGTGTAAATTGACCTTGAAACAATTGAGTCTGATCTAAATTACTTGACAAAGAGGATGGAAGTGGGAATAATTGATCAAAATAATAATCACTATGTAATAAAACACCAGTTGATAAACAATTTACAGTATCAGATTTTGAAACATCTTGACGTGCTAAAACAACTTCTTGACTAGATGAATAACATTTTGAAATAGGCAATGAAGATAAACCACATTGTTCTAATACAGCAACATCTGATCGTTGTAATGTTAACGCATAAACATTAACTTTAAATGCTTGTGCACTAATACTTTGAGGTGAAAATGCATTTAAATAATTGATAAATGGTTGAGCAAATCCAGTTTTACCAGTTGCTGTATGAATTCCATAGGATGTTCGATCAATCACGAGCAAATAAGTGAATTGGCTGCTGACTAAGCGCTGAGTCCAACTAATAAAATGCCATGAACCATCACGAATATCAACATTCGATGCTAAACTACTGACACTGCCAGAATGATCAACATAGGGAATACCATTTGAAGTAACACCAAATTTAACCCAAACACTTGGAACTGTTCTAGAAACCACAGCTAGGGCTATTATTGCACCGCTGTCTCCGATAATTGGATCTTCTTTGTACCAAAATGTTAAAGTGTAATTAGAACCTGAGCCGATAGCAAAGGCTGCGGTAGAATTAGTGGTTGTGTTTAATTGTGATTGTGATAATTCAGTCTGATAATCAGTATAAATATGATTTGATCGGATTGAGCTACATTGCGATGGATATAATGAATTATTATAAATGTTTATAACGCTTGAAAAATTACTGAGTGTGGTGTTGAAAGTATAAGGTTTAATACAGCCGTTTGAAGTAACATTTGGTGATACTGCTGGTGCATTATTTTTTAAATCGCAATATGGATAGTTATCATTATCGAAGGCGGCATCATACCTGTAGAGTTCCGCCGAAACACTTGCTGTTGGATCAAATAAAAATGTATTTGTCGCAATCCAATCAGGTAAATCATATGTGTTTACCGTTCCTGGCTTTTGCAATATGTAAGACGGTGTATTTGCACGTTCACTTGTTGATGAACTCGCACTTAAAACTCGACTAGGTGCATCGTAGATTCCTTGTTTTAAATCTTTTAATTCACCAATAACTAAAACATTTCCGGGTAAAGTAGCAGACGCATCATTATTTAAATCAATATTAGAATTCACATCTTTTTCACCTACAGGATAACATGTGGCAGGATCATTGCATGTTGGACCATCAATACTTAATAGAACCTGTTTACGAACAATTGGACTTGACAATGGCTCTATACTATACATATTGACACTTTGTTTATGCACTGCAAGCCATGACGCATATGTGCAGTCTACAGGGTCGGCCGAGCCGTCAAATATCGGCACAGTTCCATTGTACCTCGTCGGAACATAATCATTATCACGTTTCTCATATTTAAAACCACCAGGATTGCGTCCATATAATTTTAATTCTAAATTGTAAAGATCTAATTGAACATTTTTAAATCCAGCACTTAACATCAAAATAGCTAAATACATCATCGAAAAACTTGATGGATCACTGGGATTTTGAGTTGTAGCATATACTTGATCACGCCATGATTTTGAACATTGATTGTTAGCAGGTATTACAAGTGATGTTGCAGCACGAGCACCTGTTACACGTATACCTGATCCAGGTGTAACACAAATATCACCAGCAAACCATGATCTTAGATCTTCTACTGTTTTGGAAATCACAGGCGGAATTGTTTGAATTGGATCAGTACAATCAGACTGTAACAACGTAGTATGATTTTGATTAGCCCAGTCAAATTTAGGTGATAATTTATTTGAACCACATGCAAATGTTCGTACTTCCATCCATAATTTACAATTTAATCCTGGTGGATCAGTAGGAATATCAGCATCACTGTAAACACGTGAACATCCATTTGCAGCAAACAACAATACCAATTCACCAAATGTAGTTGAATATTTTAAATTGTCAATTGCCCAGACAGAATCAGCATAAAATCGAACTTGTGAAGCATAAATAGTATAACGATTCCCAGTTGTATTTGTTACCCAATTATAATCAATTCTTTCAAATAAAATACGTTTATCTGGACCAAACAATTGCAATGCTGGTCTTATTCCTAAACCAAGTGTGAAGGGTTTTAAACGTGAATCTAATTCATCAGCACTTTGAAAATAGGATTGAACAATTAAACGATGTAATTCTGTTTGACGAATCAACTTCGTTATAGAAGAAATCGCAGTATTTAAGTTATGTTCAGTTTGCATTGAGTTTTGTAATAAACCATCAATTTCTTGCTGTAACAATTGATTCATGGATATTAATTGTTGATTTACTATCATAAATTGTTGATTTGTGTAGTTAAATTGTTGATCAGCTGCTTGTTGAATTGCAGCATTATTTTTAGCTATTGTATCTTGAATTGCATCAAATTGAGCTTTCGTTTTATTTGATAATTCTATCACGTTATCCGCTAAATTGGCATATTTGCCTTCCAGTTGATTCGTTTGTCCTAATAACAAGTTAGTTTGATTGTTTAATGCACCTATTTCACCTTGTGTTAATTTAATAGCATCTGTATTTGCTTGTGTTGCGGATGTTAAATTTGATATTGCGGCTTCAGCTTTGGATAATCCTCCTTTAACATTTACCATATCACCTTCTAATGTACTAATTCTTCCTTGATTTTTTAAGCTAATTGTTAATGCAGCAATACCAATAGCTAATGATGCTGGTTCTAAAAATTGTAATAATCGCCGAGCTCCTGGATTACTACTTGTAACAGAATCAGTTGCAGAAGGAGAATATGTTTGCTGTAAAGCTGAAGTAGCTGCATTTTGAAATTGTTGATCATCTTTAACTAAACATGTTTTTTCAATATGTAATTGAGTTGCCTTGGGTATAGCTCCAACAGCTGTATAACGATAATTGTATGCGGGCGCTATGCAAGTGACATTAACTGTATAATTACCAACTAAAAATTGTCCAATGGGATCTGCTTCTGTACATGTTATTATAACTGTATTTCTAGTAGTCAATTTTCCATTAAATATCGTCTCCTGGCTATAGCTACTAATTGGAATAACCGACTCAGTTGGTTGAAACCAATTAAAAAATAAAATCCAAAATAAAAAAAACATTTTAGTTGAGCTCAATTATTAAAAACTTAATAAATTCTTATCTATTTAAAATTAATAAAACAATAATTTTAGTTTATAATTCATGATTTTATTAACGACAATGTCTATTTATTTTATTTTAAAGTCAAGCTCACTTAATGAAAAATTTAATTAATTAAACGAAAATGGACTCTGTTTTAACCACTCTTGGTCTGGACCAGGGATACAAGGCGCTGAATCAAGATGAAATACAACAGCTGTTTCATTTTTATGACCACGATGTAAATGTCACCGCTGCAACCAGTATCATGATACAGTCTTTATTAAGCGGGGGCATATGGATCAAAAATGCTTTCTCGGATTCAAACAATAAATCACAAGAACAGTTTGATAATATTGTGTGGGGTCACTGGTGCGAGGACATCTTAAGAAGTATTTGGTCGATTGGTTTTGCTCCGGCTATGTTTAAATATGACGATGTAACCGAATCAATAATTCCATGTGTTTTATCGTTAGAAACAATTGAAGTTCGCATGAAAAGAACTGATGAAGGTGAATGTGATTTTCGATATTTTAAAAGAACACATCTAGGTAAAGCTGAAGCTGTTGAAATCAGAAATGTAATAACATTCGTTGCACGTTATCCTGATTATAATTATCGAATTAATTCATTGATTGCTACATTATTAATGGATTTTACATTAGAAATGCATATGTTACAATGTACTTTATTAGCTGAACGTTCAAGAGCTCAACCTTATTTTGTAACTGAACAAGTAGAAGCACGTTATGATCCAAATTCAATAACAGTTGCACGATTATTTGATGATCCATTTGTAGGCGACGGTTCAAGATCATATCGAGAAAGTCAACAACAGCAACAACAACAACAAAATTCAACGAGTAGTGCTGCTTTAAGTATTGAACGAATTCAACAAGAACGTCGTCAAAATTGGTTACGTTATTTGAATAGTGCACAAGCTGCAATTGATCAACGTTTAAGAATTCAAGGTGGTGGATTAGCAAGTAATATAATGAATCCAGCGTCTTCAATTAATAATACACCTCAAGAAATCCAATTAAAACCATTACAAAAATTAACAAGACATGTTTTACCTGAAGCTCCTCTAAACTTAATGACATTTCGTACTGAACGTCAAGTTCGTGTTTTTATGGCATTTGGTGTTCCAATGACAATGACAAGAACACATAATCAAACAAACAATAGAGCTCAATCAAATATGGGTGGTGCAAAAGATTCAGCATCTAAAGATGTATTTTTAAATGCACAAAAATCATTGAAACAGCTGCTGCTGAGTTATATTCTTCGAATGTATCATTTTATGTATCATAATACTCATGTATTAAAACTTTTAAAAAAATATAAAAATGAAAATATCAAAATTGATAATAATAAAATAAAACAAGAAATTCAACCAAAAGTAACAATTGCATCATTACCTGATGAAGAAGTTGCTGAAAAATTATATGCTATGGGAATGTTAAAATATGATGCATTTGTTCGTCTTTATTTACAAAAATACGGAATGGATGAATCAGATTTTAATAAAACACCACAATTACCAATGTTATCTATAGATCAACAACAAAATGAAGATAAACTTACTATTGAAAAAGATAAAGTAAAACAACAATTACAACAACAAAAACAACAAGCTAAAGAAAAACAAGCAGCAAACAAATCAACAAATAATTCTTCAACTAATAAACGTAAAGAAACAGCACAAGTAAATATAGAAATAAGTCAAAAGTCACCAAAAAAATCTAAAAAATAGCCATTCAAAAATGATTGATGTTTCACCATGGTTTTTAGTTTATTCTAATTTATTTTATTTATTACCAGCTTCAGTTTTGTTATACAAATCATATAAAGATTTTTTAAAATGGAATTTAGAATTCTCGTTAATTTTAGCTGTTGGTTTAGTCAGTGCCACGCATCATCTTTGCGACACCGATGCGATTAGAAAATGTTTAACACAGAAATATTCACTTTATATGTTAGATCTACTTTTTAGTTATTTTGCAATTGCAGTTACATTTAGTCCATTTTTAGGTGATAAATTTCGTGCTGTTTATCATATTCATGTAATTTTAACTCCTATTGTATTATTATTAACATTACGCAGTAACATTATCGCACCTGTTATTTTAATGGCGATTGGTATTGGTTGTTTTATTATTAGTCAAATGAAGGGATGGTTTAAAAATTGGAAAGCACATTGGGAATTAATACCAGCCATTGGATTTTTAATTGGTGCTTTAATTTTTAAATTTAAATCAGATAAATTAGAATCTTATCAATACGATTATGTTTGGGCACATAGTCTTTGGCACATCTTTGGTGCATTAGCTGCAACTGTTTTATTCTTTGATTTACCATTTTTAGATCCATTTAAGTATCAACAAATCGATTTAACAACAAATAACCTAACAAAAACTAGTTCAATTGAAATTTAATTTAGCATAAAAATTAATTTTTATAAAATATCTGTTAGTCCCACTGTCATACGTAAATTGGGGGTCGATGCAGGATTTTACGTATGATTCGTATGATTCGTATGATCCGTATAGCCACTTTTTGGAAAAAAATGAAAAACGCAGATATTATTTTTTATAGCCGTTGAGATTTTTCCCGCCAAAAAATATCTTTCGGTTTCAGCGACGTCTTCCAGAAACGTCTTAAGAAAAAATATCTCTTAAAGTCAGCGAAGCGTCTTAAGAAAATATCTGCCCCGCCATAAAACGTAAAAAGCTGCATCACCCCCCAAAAAACGTATGATTCGTATGATGCGTATGATTCGTATAGCCACTTTTGGGAAAAAAATGAAAAACGCAGATATTATTTTTCATAGCCGTTGAGATTGTCCCAGCATAAAAAATATCTGTTTCTAAAAATATCTGTTCCAAAGTGAGAGTCTACAAAATTTCCCGCGCTTTTTTTAAATAAAAAAATTCAAAGACCGAACATGCTAATTAAGATTGAAATAATAAAATAACCGGCTGTTGATGAACCAATTATGACTACATTGCCTTTTACAATTGAATTAATTGTTTTTGTTTTATCAAATCGTTCATCTGTAGATGTTGTATTGGTATAAGTTGAATTTAATGCAGTTGAAGATAATACCATACTACTTGATAATGATTGATTTATGGCTGTTGATGATTCGATAATACTCGAAGATAAAGATTGATTTACTGCAGTTGATGAAACAATAATTGAACTACTTAAAGCAGATGATTGAGCGCTGGACAGCGCTGATGATTCAGCACTACTTAAAGCAGATGATATAGCACTACTTAAAACTGATGATTCTGCACTGCTTAAAGCAGATGATTCAGCACTAGACAATGCTGATGATTGAGCGCTGGATAATGGTGATGATTCAGCACTAGACAATGCTGATGATTGAGCACTACTTAAAGCTGATGATGATGGAATTGGATCATTAGGTCCTAATATTACAAAGTTATAAGCTAAAGCACAGGAACTATCCGTTCCAGCTGGTGGTGAACGAACAGAAATCGTACTTTTTCCAATAAATGAAAACGGAGTGGCTGGTAATGATGACCAAGTGACTGCTTGTCCCATTCCAACACAACTATTAAAACCAGCTGCACTATCTGTAACACAAGTACTAAAACTATTTAAACCTCCAGGAGCAGTATTACCGTTTGGTTGTATCATAAATTGAATTTGAGTTGTTCCACTTGGAAGTCTACAATAATCAAAAGTTGTTGGAGAATCACATGTTGCAGTATACGAATAAGGAGAACTCAATGAGCGAGTACAAGTGATACCATTTGCCATTATAGTACTTGTTACAATTTGTGAACACATTTGACGATCGGTGTCCGCTTGGACAGGATCTGAACATTGTGCATGAATTAATTGAATTTTTAAACACCCACAGACAATTAAACAAAGAAACAAGAGAGTAATCATTTTTGTTAAAAAATCGTTAAATAACTATTTTCTAAAAATTCTATGAAAACAAATAATAATATATTTTACTATAAAATAGTTATAAAAGAATTTTTATATTTTTCAATTTATTATTTCGTTATTTCATATACTTATTGTTTAGCTTGCTACTATATGATATTACAAAATAACCAACAATAGCTAATGCAACTTCAACAACATTTCCTTTTGTTACTGCTTTCTTTGCTTGTGTTCCATCTGTGCCTAATGTACTTAAAACATCAACTGTTACAAGTGTTCCATTTCCATAGGTTGAATTAGTAATTTGAATATTACCATTAACAATTAAAATACGGAATGTAGCAGTACCAATACGTTGTTGATCAGTTGTTGTTTGTAATAAACGACGTCTTGCAATGGGTGATGAACCATCTGAATTTAATAAACCGATACGATATGGCATAACAATTTGATAAGAATCAGCAGGCATTAATGCACGTAATTGTCCAACTGGAATACTGAATCCATCACAACCTAAAATATCAACGCACGCGGGTAACAATCGACAAATTCCAGCAACACCACAACCAGCATAATAATCATCTTTTGTTGTTGTTAATACACGTGCACGAATTTGTTGATAATTTAATTCAGTTAGACCGGTATAACCACTAACAGTTGATAATGGAAAACCATCAGCGGTCATACCAATAACACGTGTTGCACCAGTTGTAATCGTTGATCTTAAATCATAACGTGTTCGAACAGTTGTATCCATAGCTGCGAAAATACTTAAAATGGATGATGCTGTAACTGTATAAGTTATAATACCATTTACAACAGTTACACCACTTGGTTGTGTATCTAATGGTGAATCAATAGATGGTAAAAATCCAGCAGTAACTTGGAAATCATTTGCAGTTCTTGTTGTATCAGTATAAATACTTGGTAACATTTTTGCTGTTATTTGCTCTGGTAAATTATTTGGAGATACAATACGACATGCAGATAAATCACCACCATTATCATTTGAACATGCTCTACGATAAATCCAAAATGTGTGTATACCATCTAATGAAGTTGGATATGGAATATCACTACCCATATCAGCAATACGATCAGCATCTTTAGCATAACTGCAATATTTAAAAGCATTCCCATCATCTGTAACAACACGACATGCAGTTGAACCTTTCAATGTAGTTGAACACATTCCAATCTTATAATCACAAGTTAATGTTGTAGTTAAAAACCAAAAATCACCATAACAGTTCATAGGACCTGGTGGAGAATCGGGTGCTCGCATAAGAACATCACTAGAACTAAAGAACCCAATTCTATAATTTGGATCATAAACATTATAAGTTTCAATTTTAAATGTCATTTGAAGTTTAGCTTCATTTGTTTCACAGCCACCATCAGTACCTCTAACAGTTTGAACTTGGATTGGAAATGCTTGAAATCCATAAGATGATTGACTACCAATTGTTGCAACACCAGTTGTTGGCATTGTAATTGTGAATGTTTCAGTTAATTGATTAAAAACATCATCTGAATTGTGTTCCATGTAAGAAACTGGAATTGTGTAAACACGTGCACCAGCCTGATTCACATAAGTAGCACCACGTTGAGCACATTTAGCAACAGTTTCAACTAAATCTAATGAAACATTCCAGAAAAAATGTGTTCCATTGTATTCAACTGATTTAACACGTTGATCTGGACCCACTAAATGTTCACCTAATGATTTATTAGCAATCACACCTAATGGATTTGATTGATTAAACGTAAAATCATGATTTTGTGCAATTGATTGAATAATGAAATTGTTAACAGCTGTATCATTTTGTGTAGTTGTAAATGGAGCTGGTGTGAATGCACCTGCTTTTTTATATGAAGAACAAGCTGGAATATCTTCAGTTCCATAAATTGAAAAATCAGTAGCTGGAAATAATATTTGAATATCTGGAAATTTAGGATCAGTTGGTGTTGTATCAGTATAAACAAATGGTACAACAACTTGAAGACTTAATGTTTGATTATTGATATCAACAACAGGATTAATAAATTCTGCTTGAACACCAACTGTTGGAAGAATTGGTTGAGATGGAGTTTCTCCTGAATTAATACATTTTCTAGCATTTGCATCATATTGACATGCATGGAAATCACATGCTAGATTAGTTGTTGAGCTTGAATATGCAGTCCAATAATTACATGTGAAAACTGAATTAATTTGAGGTAAAGATGCTAAACAATTAGCAAGATATGGATCCCAAAAACAACCATTATTTGAACATGTTGTATCATCTGAATATTGTTGACATGCATCAGTTACAGAAGCAGAACAATAACCAGCTGTAAAATCATATTTACAATTATTTGATGTTTGTCCATAATGATTTAAACAATCAGCTTCACTATTCATAGTACATGAATCATAGACTGGTCTAGCATCAGTAGATTGAAAATGAAATCGTAAATTAAGAGCACATGATGATAAACCACTTGGTGCAGCTGTAGCAAAATCAACTACAGTTTGAACGTCTAATTTACTTGGTAATGGTACAGGTAATGGTGACCAATTAGGATAAGTTGGAAAATCTTGACAGTTACTAAAACTATATTCATCATCTGACATGCAAACATGAACTGCATTTTTATCATAGGGAGAACCATTTGTATTGACATAACTGTCTAATTGAATTACAGTTGTACCAGAATCAAGTGTACAATTAGCAAATTCAACTATTGGATCAGTTACCAGTCCAAATGGTGTATTAAGAGAAAGTAAATTTACATCATTACATGTTATTCCATGTGCATCAATTTGAGATAATAAATAAACATTACAGATATCCCGATCATCTGCATGTGTTTTAATAAATTGTGATAATAAAATTAAACTGCTTAAATAAAAACTTTGGCGAATCATTTTTTTCATTTATAAAAACAGCGCTGCTGACTGCTTTAATATTATTATTAATGATTCAATGTTATATGAAATTAAATGTTTGTTTTTATGCTGTATTCAAATTATAAATTTATTATCAATTTATATATATAAAAACTAAGTAATTCAAGATTTTTGAAATTGTTCAATTAATTTTAGAACATAACGACGTTTTGAATTTTTAGTTATATTTCGTTTATTTGACATTTGAATTTTATTAAATTGATATTGTAATTGTCGTAATACTGCATCTAATTCAGTTAAAATAGTGGGTTCATTCTCATTTTCTTCTATTTCACTATCCTCTTCTTCATCGTCTTCTTCTTCTTCAGTTTCCTGTTCTGTCTCTCCTTCAATCTGCTCTTCTTCACTGTCTTCTTCTTCATCATCCTCTTCATTATCGTCTTCTTCATCCTCCTCAATCTCTCGATTTTCATCATCTTCTTCTTCTTCGCTGTCTTCTTCACCTTCAATCCCTTCATTCTCTTCACTCTCATCTTCGTCGTCATCTTGATTTTCATCGTTTTCTGATTCTTCCAGAGCTTCTTCTTCCTCCGATTCTTCTGGAGCTTCCTCTAATTCTTCCTGAGCTTCTTCCTCGGATTCCTCTGATTCATCCAATGATGCATAACTATCATTTATATCCAATTCTTGCATTTTATTATTAATTGTTGAATAAGGATCATCTTCATAGTATTCTTCAGCTACTGGTTCATTAATATTTTGATATTCATCCCATAATTCTTTTAAATACGGATTGCGTTCAACTGCATCTTCAAATTTATTTAATAAATTTCCACGTTCTGCTTCGCTGTGTTTTGATGAAGAATCCCATTTTGGATCATCAATTAATAAAGCTATATAATGATATGGATCACGACCATCCGATCTTGTTTTTGCGAAATCATGTAATTTTTGTAGTTTTTCAGGAAGCATGTTTTAAAAGCTTTTTATTTAATTTATGATATTTGAATACAGTGTTTTATACTATGTATAAGGCAATTAAAATAAACTTAAAATGTTAAAGAAGCTCACTGTTGTTTTAATTAAAGATCATTAAAATAATACTAAAATATATTTAAAACATAAAATATGGGTGGAGTGATTTCATGGGTTAAAGGAGTCAAAGAATGGCTTTTACCATCAATCAGTAATGAACAAAAATTACAAATGGAACATGATTTTAAAGTTTCAGTATTGCAGAATCGTATTTCTAAATTTAATGACAATATCAAAAAATTAAATCATATAATAAATAATGAAGAACGTGATATTCAAATTAAAAGAAATCGATTAGAAGGTTTAAGATTAAAATTAAATCATTCACCGATTGTTTCTAAAGCAGATCGAACTATTGCGATTGGTATATTAAAATCAATTGAAAAAAATGAACAAACAATTATTCAAACACTTAATAGAATTAAAACAATTGAAGGATTAAAAGCAACAGAACAACGTAAATTGAGTATATTAGATGATCATGAATTATTTAAAGAGACAGAACTTTATATAAATGTAGATGAAATGAGAGAAACTATGGAGGATGCTATTGATAAAGCACGTGATTTTAATGAAGAACATACTGATTATGCAGAAGAACAATTTACAATTGAAGATGATGATGATGAAAGAAATTGGGAGGTTCAATTAGATCGATTTTTAAATAAAACAAAAAATGATCCAGTTGAAATTCCTCAACCATTTAAAACTTCAAATATTTTACAATTAGAAACAGATGATGGTTAGTTAAATTCTCCATGTAGGTTTTAATTTCTTTGTACTTATTTTAATTGGTTTAATTGATTTAATTGGTTTGATTGGTTTGACTGGTTGTTCTGTTTGTTCTGATAGATCATTTAAAGGAGAGGATAACTGAGGCTCAGGCTCTTGTACTTGTTTAGATCTCTTTTCTTTATGTTCTGCATTTAATTTTTTAATTTTTTCAAGATCTTCATTTTTATCAAATTTTCGTTTTAAATGTTTATTTATTTTCTTTTTTTCAGTGTTTTGATTTGTTTCATTAGTTGGCTTGTTTGTTTCATTAGTTGGTTTGTTAGGTTCTAATGGGTTTTCAATAATAGGAGGATAATGAATACGAGGTTTGATATTTAAATTAAATAATAAATTACTTCCATGTAATTCAAATAATTTTCTCATGGCTTCTCGAAAAAGGTCAATTTTCGAAAAGTTTTCTATTTTTTTCTTATTATTAAATCCAGTACTTACTAAAGCATAACCTGGAATTGAAATAGAATCGTTTCGAATTACTAAATGTTTAATATATGGCCATTTTTGAGGTCTAAACCATGATTCTTTTAAGACTCTTAAATTACTAGGTAAAAAATTACTATAATTCATATCAAGATGAATAATACGATCAGGATTAATACCAGGAAAGAAAAAATGTTCAATTCGAATAATTTCACCTGGTTGTTTAATTATTGTGTTTGGTTTATTTGTTTTTTCTTCATTTTCTATTGATTCAGTATCTGAAGATTCTTGGTTTTTTGATTTTTTCGGTTTTTTAGATGGTTGAGCAACAGGGAATTCTACATAGTCCTTTATCTGTAATAATGGATGTCTAGCAAAAACTTTATAATATTTGTAAACAGGAAATAATGGTCCACGTCGTTTTCCAATATTTTGAACAAATTCTAATTCACAATTTAAAAATGGAAATAAACTATGATAATCAATTGCTATAAAACGATATACTCCTTCGATATAAGTTGCAAAAAGAAATTCTTGACGATTTGGACCAATCATAATATAAGTTACATTCTCATTTAATTTTTTTTCTGGATTATAGTCATTTCGTGCTTTCGCTGCTTCCAACAATTTATTAGTCCATAGTCTCTCACGTTCTGCGAATGTTTTACCACTAGTACTAAAATCAAAATGTGGATGATCATAATGATCCATTGTATTCCCAACTGGACAAATTCGACCACATTGATCTTCAATCGTTGCATGTAAACATAATTTTATAACATTGTCGAAATTTGCTTCATAAACATCTTTATAAGCACCATTCTCTATCAAACAGCGAGATGTCCAAAGTCTATCATTTGGAAATTCAAGAGTATTCATTCTTTTAGATTAATAAATATTTTGTGTTAATTCAGTTAAATTGTGATTCAAATTTATTCAAAAATTAAAAGTCAAACGAAAAAAGTCATAAACTGTCACTTCAAATTTGCGTAGGTGTCCCATCATGGACAAATCTGATTCTACTTTGACCCAAAGACAGTTTATGACTTTTTTGTGCATATTTCCAATAAAACTGTGAATATTAATTCAAAAATGGTTTCATTCACTCATGACATGCTTGTTTTTGTAATGTTTATTGGTTTGTTATGGGTTTGTTGTAACATGAATGGATTTTATTCTTTTATTATTATTTCTTTCGCAGTAACTGATCTTGTAGTATTCGCTTTTCATTCTTGTTAAAAATGAATTATTTAACACAATTAAGAACAATTTATGAACGTTTGAAATGTCCTGTTAATGCAAATGAATGTACTATTCATAATCTATTAACAAATCAACCTGCATTCTTAAATCCATTAGAAGACTTAAAATTTAAATGTTCACCAGTTGAATTGTATCCTCAAACCCAATTTTTAAATATTGGAAATTCAATACCAAATGAATTATGGGACGAGGATAAGACACGTGAACAAATTCATCATATATGGGCATCTCTTATTCAAAATTATAAATTATTATCAACTAAAGATACATATTATTCAAATATTTTACATGATGAATTAGACTCTGCCTGGTGCATTCCATTGTTCGGATATCATTATAATAGTATTCAACCCATTTTACATATAACATTAGCAAATGCATTAACACAATCAAATGAAAGTTTAAATTTTTTATTTCATGCTATTGCAATTATTATATTACAATTTTATTTAATTGAACGTGAACAATGGCTTGAAGCTTGTGCACCTGTTAATGAACCATTATATGATCAATTACCACCATATTTATGTATGTTTTTTATGCGTTATGATGTTAAACGTGGTTGTTTTATTATACCTATTCATGAATTAGATAGTCCAGATAAATTAAAAGAAGCATGTCGAAAATATGATTATATTTCATTAGTTGCAAGTTGTTTAATTGCATTATCAGATCAAATTAATGAATATTTTTTACCATTTACTCCATCTTTACAATTAAATCATAAAAAAATTGAACGATGGTGTCGAAATAAATTATTTGTTACTAAAACACAATTTTTTGTAACAAGTCGTTTTATTCATTGTCGTGTTTATCAATATCGTCAATTATTATTAAAATCATTACAATTAGAAAATACACCATCTGCTGAACATATAGTCGAAAATAAATTAACAAAACATTTTAAATTAATTAAACATCATAAAATGCATGAAGTAAGTTTTCATGGTCGTGATCCACTTCGTAATAAACATAATGTATATAATTTAAAAAACTTATCAGCTGGTTTATTAGCACAACATCAAACACGTATACCTGTATTTCTAGCACATTTTTGGTTTAATCCAACTGAACCTGTAACAATAATAAGTGAAAATACACCAAATTCATTAATATGGTTAAATCCAACCAAATTTGAACCATCATTATGTCATTTAGCATTTCGATGGTTATTTATTGGTTTATTAGAATGTTCAAAATTAATTGATGCAACATTATGTAATAGAATACGCAAATCATTAAATTCATTATTAAGACAATGGAAATCAACTGTTTCAATGAAAATAAAATTAAATGATTTAGAAAGAAAACAATGTCAATCATTAAATTTAATAAGAGTTCGTTATGGTTATACAATTGATAAATATCGAATGTTAACAAATTTAGCTAATGCATTATCATTACAAAATGACAGTGAATTCAATCCAGAACATATTTCAATGCCACAATGGAAATCATTATTAAAACGATTAATTCATCAACCATCTATTGAAGATTTAATGATTACTGATGATGTAAAAGATCAAATTGAATTACAATGTAAAATTGATTGTTCTAAATTTAAATTATTTGATTTATCCAATAAAAAGTTTAAATTAAAACGTATTCATTTATTACCAGAACAGGATACATTTGAATATGCAGCAGTAATTCATTCATTGTTTATTGCAAATGTTCATCCATCAAAAATATGTAATACTCAGGTAAATTGGTGGGTAGGTTAGTAAAAATAAACATATCGGAAAAAGCAAGCGAATATTTCTTAACTTAACAATTAAAACTAACAATAACACATTTGTTTATTTTGTTCATTTTGACGCTTTGTAATCCAAATAAAAAAGTTTGGCATGGCATGTGTTTTATTTTTGGTAATGAACATGAAGCATTACAAGAAACACATTCATTGATGCTTCTCCCACCTCTTGATGAATTAAAACATATAATGATTCGAGATTATAAAAAATTAAAAAATGGATTAAGTTACTATTTAGAATCATTGAAATTACATTATGATTTACGTAAAACAATACGAAATCGTTGGTATTTTTATCATGAATCAGATAAACATAGTAAAATTCCTACTGTAGATGAATATTCATTAATGATGGGCATTGAATTAAATCGTTATTGTTGGAAACAATTATATAATGAAGATTGGGAATTATGTAGTAAAACACAACAACAATATATTGATCAAAAATCACAATCTGATTTAAAACTTCAAGAAATGAAATCATATTGGTGTATTTTAATTACTGGTTATTTTCATTTTTGGTGTCCATTAAGTATTATACCAGCAAGTGGTGATAATCGATGGCAAACATTTGCAACATTTGTAAAACAATGGCCATTATGTACTTCATTATTAAATGCATTAGTTGAACATGTTCGTTCACCAGAATTTTTAAAAGAATTAAAAGATAATACAGAAAAATTGAATGATAATAATTCAAATATTCAATTAGATTCATTATTACATGCAACATTAGAAAGTGCATTACATGTTATACGTGCTTTAGATGATCAATTAGGAAGTTCATTTCAATCAATTGCATCAACTCAATTATTAAAAAGTTTAGAAGCATTATGTAAATTTCAAAATAATGATATTGATTTTCAAAAACATGAAGCTATTCAAAAAGCATCACAATGTTTTAATATACAATTAAAATATGATGATTCAACTTCGATTGATCGTTTAATTTTAGATTATATTTTCCCATATTTATCACCATTTTATAAAGAAGAACAATTAATTGAACGTGTTGTTCATATATTAAATAATAGTGATTCAAAATTACAAATTGAACCATTTAAAAAAGAATGTATTGAATTAGCATCTTCTACTAATTCACAACATAGTTATAATAGAGATTTACCATTTTTAAAACAACCATCTAATATTAAACAAAATAACATTAGTCGTAAATTAAGGTTGAGTATTGGACGTTTTATTAAACAATCAAAATCATTAAAATTAGAAAAATTATAATTTCACAGAGAGAATGTCAACAGAAGAGAAAAAATCAATATGGTATTGTGCTACATGTCATCATCAATATAAATCATGTAAAGATTATGCAAAGCATTTAGATTATCATGAACATTTTAAATATAATAGTCAACAATTTCCATTTATTTGTCAATTATGTTGTCAACGATTTCCTAAACTTCATCATACTAATCCATTAAGTTATATGCAACATTTACATTCAAAACAACATCAATGGAAACTATTGACTTTATTAAAAACATTTTATTGTTTTGATTGTTGTTCTATGTTTGAAAATCGTAGAGGATTTGTTAATCATTTAAAATCAAAACAGCATTATGAAGAGACTTATTTATTGGAAACTAATCGTACCATTCAAACAAAATTTAAACCGAATTTATTCAACGCTTTCCAAGTGGATAAAACAATTGAACCGGGCCAACAACCGGAAGCAAAAAGTATAATTGAACATGCTGGTTTAGAGATCAAACAGAATCCATCTTTAAAAACTTGTCCATCATGTCATTATCCAACATCCACTGTATATCATTCGAGAACATGTTGGCACGGTTTCTGCGAGAATTGTTTAATATTTGCATTTACTCAAATGTTAGAAGTAGATTCAAATAATATATATTCAATGCCTTGTCCAATTATTTTGAAAAATAAAATATGTAGTTCAAATTACACTAAACAATTTGTTTTAAAAATTTTTGATAGTTGTTAGCATAAATACACAAAAATATGATAATATTAAAATGATTCAATAATAGTTTCAAAGTATTGCGAAGCTTTCTAAATTATACATGTAAAACGAAAATGCAGCCTGGTGTTAGTTCAGCATTAGCTAATCCGACGCTTTTCCCAACGCGTCCAAATGATCTTGGTGAATTACCGTTTGGTTATACAAATGGACCATCACCTATTGTTACAAATCCATCAGGATTGGATGGCTATTTAAGATATACGGGTGCAAGGGATTTAGTGGAAGGTCCAGATACAGTTAACGGTTCTATTAATTATGGAATTTTTATTGATCGTGCAAAATGGTCACCCGCTCACACAGGCAAGAGTATGTTAATATTTATTCGTGCTAAAACAACTTCTAAAATGCAAGTGGGTGTTCAATATGAAGCATATTCTGTTTCAGCTTTAAACGCATTATTAGGAAAGGATGTAAATTTTATAGATGAATTTCATCAATCAACTGCTCAAAATTTAATGCAAACATTTAAATTATTTGGTGTTCAACAAAACCAACCTCGTGAGGAAACTCCCATGGAATTTTTAGGAGGTCATTTTCAAAATCATCATGTAGCACGTAGAGCTCGTTTTCCATCTTATTGGTCAATGATTGATTCTAAAAAACAACATCGTGGATCTGTGATGGAAAATGATGAATTATATTTAATAATTCGACGTTATGAATTAGATAAACCAATAATAGCAGCTAAAAGACAACAACGTGGACCACCTAGAACATTAACGCATTATTGGCAAATTGTTCCATATGTAAGTTATGATCGTAGACCACCACCTGATTGTTTATGGTCAGACGATGATTGGGTAGGTGGTTATATTTATGTTGGTTATGTTCATGGTGTTTATGGTGAAAAAAGAGCTATATCAAAAAAACATTCTAAACATGCACGTGAAGCATTATTTCCAGAATCAGCTGATATTGCAGACTGGAAAACTAATTTTTATAGAATTGCAGAAGTTGAAGTGTTTTTAGCAACTGGTTAAATTTTTGTGATTAGATGCATTTTAGATAAACAATTTTATTAATTTTCATTTATTTATTTTTAATTGTTAAAAAATCAAAGAGATATTGTTCTCAACAAAAATGGCATCTCATTTTCATTTAATTTTAACACAACGAGCTTATCATAATAATTTAAAATTATTAGCTCAATTAATGTGTGGTCAATGTGATTATAATAGCATTTTTGTTATGGTTCATTTATCTGATTTTACGAGTGAACGAAGTTGCATGCTTGAATCTGTTTTAAATATATGTCAATGGTTGGATCATTTACCAACATTTGGTTGTTTAGAAATTAATTTATTTGTTAAAAATGTTAAAATGGTTGAAATGATGATTTATTTTATGGGTTTAAATGGAAAATTTACAAATCGTGTTCATTTAAATGTTTATGATGTTGAATTTATTCCATCTGATGATAATATTAATATTTATATTGACTGTTTTCCATCTCATCGTAATTTTGCAATGTGTTTTGGAAATGAACGTACTCTAGTATTATTATCATCAATTAATGAATTACCATCACTTATTACTCAATATAATATATCTAAAACTGCTTTTGATTATTTAAGTGAACCTCAAGCAATGAAAATTAAATTACCAGTTTAACCATATTAACAATGAATGTATCATCTATTATCCGTGAAGTAGCACCTTGGTTAATTGGTCTTGCAGTGTTTCGTGTTATAACTCCAGCACATACAATCACAGACGCAGATCGTAAAGACGTTAAAATTCTCGATATTAAACGCACCAATTGGATTTTGTTTGATAGACTCAGAATAGAATATCAACCAAAACCAATTGAGTTACATGAAGACCCTCTTATAGAAACAACATATAGTTTTCAGCGTATTGAGATTGAATCTAGAGTTTTTAAAAATTTACATTTATAATATTAAAACGAATGCGAAACGTACTATAGCGACATACATAATCAGGAAAATAATGAGAGAAAATTTAGCTTTTCGTTCAATTCGACTTACAGCGTTTGGTTTAAGTGTGATACCTTGGACGCGACATTTGATTAATGAAAAACAAATTATAATTGACGCCAGTGAAAGTACAGGAATTCTTGAAGTTAAACATAGAAATTGGTTTTACTTTGATACGGTTACAGTGTGGTACGATCCACGTGGTTCCTATAGACATATACCGTGTTATTCAACAACAATATTTAGTTTCCGACGTATTCATTATAAAACAGGTCCTTCTGTTGGTTTTAATGGATAAATTAAAAATGACTGCGAAACATGGTTTAGCGGCATTAGGGTTATTGACGTTTGGTCATGTATTAGCACGGCATATAACACCACCAGATACAGTTAAAATTGATAATGATCGAAATGCAGAATGTATTACATTTGAGCATGATAATTGGGTTTTATTTGACATAGTTAAAGTATATTATAATCCAGGTTATCGAGGTAAACGATATTATTTAAAAAAAATATATAGTTTTCAGCGTCTTCAAGTTGAAGGTAACGTTCCTGTAATTTATGATGTTACGCGTCCAGGCTAAAATTCGACTGTTGTGTGATTCGAACACACGCGGACCTAGTCCAACACGTTAGCAACGCATTTGCCTTAACCTCTCGGCCAAACAGTCAAAGCACTTTCTTGTTTATTTTCGACATATTCGATCGTTGTTATTAAAAACATTAATTACCTAATTTTAATTAATTAAACATGACTATGAATATTAGATTCATAAAACTTTAAACATTATTAGAATAAGATAATATTTTTATAATATATTATTTTTTAAGAAAATGGCTATTTCAACATGTAACGAATGCGATCAAATCGCTGGGTGGATTGCTGAGCATCGTGATTTGATACGTCAACGAGGTAAAATTTTAGATTTAATCACAAACATGAAACAAATGTGGTTATCGAATGACATTGAACCATCTGATATTGAATTATATCGATATAAACAATTAACACGTAAATTACAACAAATTGATCAGTGTATTGATCAAGTAACAACAGAATTACGATTTTGGAGAAAAAATCATCATCATGCAGTTTTATCGTCAATTGAATAAATGTTTGAATTATTTATTTATTTATTTGCATTTATAATTAAATTTTTAATAGCGCGACAAACGCGTCTAAGCAAATAATCAGTTGTTTTGTTCAAGCATAATTTATTTTAAAAATTAGATTTTAGACTAAAAACTAAAATGCAAAAAGTTAAGGCAATTGAAACTCGGGCAGTTCAGGAAACTTATCTACAGCATTTAATGATTCAAATACTGAATTACGTTTTCGTATTGATAAAATAGATTGTTTTTCAAATTGTAATGATTGTAATAATCTTAAAAGATCTGATCTTTTCCAATTTACAATTGTTTCCAATAGTCGTTGTATACGATAAATTGATAAACGATTAATCATTTGAATCATTTGACATTTTGGTATATGTTTAGAATGACACATCATTGCTACTAAACATTTTTCTTCATTTTCTAAAAATAATGATTCTTTAAATGAAATTAATTTAGTTAAATCATAAGACCAATAAGTTGATTCAAAAATAGGTTGAAATGCTATTAAACGTTGTAATATGGATATTGAATCTTCATTTTGTAAACAAATATTTAAACATGATTGAACATTTGGATGAACTAATATAACACGTATTGCTTCAAAACGATGATATGGTGATAATATAGCTTGTTTTAATAATTTTGTATTATTTGCAACACATGCAACTTGAAATGCAGATGTCCAAAAATGATTATATCGTGATTCATCAAAATGAACTGATTCAAATAACCATGATAATAATGATTGAGTATCAAATAATGATGCAAAATTAGCTGAATATAACCAAAAATCACGTTTTATTGAATATGAAAATTTTTTAGCATCAATACATCTTAAAACACTAACAAACATATCGAATCTTAATGCAGATTCAACGATTAATTTACACAATACAATTGGTTTCGATTTTAAAAGATCTAAGTTAAAATCACGAGCTAACAAAGAAATTATAGGTAATTTATCTAGAATATACGATGTAAAGAATATATCTTTAATATGTTCCATTAAAAATGGAAATAAAACAGACCAATAACGTGCAATATTAATTGTTTCATAATCAAATAATGAACAGTTAATAATTGAATCAGATTTTATTGTTTCATGATAAAAATTAGTTAATTTATCATCTAATACTGATATCATCCATTTTAATTCAAATAATTGAACTAATTCACATTTATTTTCTGTGTTGTTTGATGATTGAAAAAAACTTGGTAATTTCATTCGAATTGGAAATCTTAATTGTTGAATTTCTTCATCTTTATTTGAATTATTACATTTATGATTCACTGTTTCTAATCGATTTTCATCTCTATTGTAATGCAATAAACCATATAATGGTGATAAAATAAATTGTCCAATTGCATCTGGATATGGTTTAAACCATGGTGTGACAATAATATATTCTAATTTTAAACATAAATGAAATGGTGCAATGTTTAAATAATGAACTAAATATTCTAATTCTAAAAGTCGAATTTTGGATGATTTTGGTGCTATAATAGGAACTTCACGTCCAAACAAATCCCATAATACAACTAATTCATTTAATCCTAATTGATTTAAATGAATTTCAATCTTATATCTTCCATTTTCATCTGTTTTTGGATTTGGATTTTCTGCAAATGATGCAATTGTCAATAAACAATTAGGTGCACAACGACGTAAAAATTCATCATTTAATATAACACCATATCCTTTTGTTTCATCAAAGAGTAAACAATGTTGATATGAATGAATTTGAACATAATACATTAAATTACTCCAGACAATTAATTGTTTAAATGGTCTAGTACGATATGAAACTGGAAAAAATTGAAGGAATTCAATAAATTCTTCATCATGCATTTTGACACAAAAACATATTAAAATATTGAAAAATAAATGAATATTTCATTTTGAATAACGAATACATGTTAAAATTAATTAAATAATAAATACTTAAACATTTGAATATAAATATGATTTTATGTGATAATGAATTTCGATATTTTTTCAACCAAGTCAAAAAAATATCTCTAAGACCCTCATTTCAGAAAGAGATATTTTTTATGGTGGGACAATCTCAACGGCTATAAAAAATAATATCTGCGTTTTTCATTTTTTTCCAAAAAGTGGCTATACGGATCATACGAATCATACGAATCATACGCGTTTTGGGGGTTAATGCAGCTTTTTACGTATGACAGATATTTTGTCTAAGACGCTTCGCTGACTTTAACAGATATTTTTTCTTAAGACGCTTCGCTGAACTTAGAGATATTTTTTCTGAGACGTTCAAAAAGTAACGGCTATTTTTCGGGTCGGGTCGGCCAACGGCTATAAAAATAATATCTGCGTTTTTCATTTTTTTTCCAAAAGTGGCTATACGAATCATACGAATCATACGAATCATACGTTTTTTAGGGGGTGATGCAGGATTTTACGTACTAGTCAAAAGTCACATGAATTGATATAACAATGTAAGTATAAAACATAAAATCAATGTTTCGACCTATAATAATAATATTATTGTTATTATTAATTATGCGTGATGGTTTAAAAACATGACAAAATGGGTATAGATGTTGCTATTCGTAATGAATTAAGGACAAAATGGATTCCATCTGCATTTTCTACACAATTTCAATCTATGAAAAATGCTGTAGTTATTGAAGATGTTTTAACACGTGTTTTTCTATTATATGGTCCATCAAATGGTGGTTTTACTGGTGAGCAATTCTTTGAAGTTTTTTATCAACCAATTCGAGAAGCATTTGATATTCATAAATCGAGTGTCTATATTGCAATCTGTGATGATCAAAGATTTGTTCCAAAAGAAAAAGAACCAACTCAACATATTCGTACTGAACAAGCACAAAAATACAATAATCAAATTGAACCTTATCCAAATGATACAGTCATTGGTCCATTAGGTATAAAAACAACAAGATCAAAACAATATGAACCATTTGAAACACAACGTTTATTTCGTTCACGTCATTTAAGATTACAAGTTTGGGAATTTATAGTTACATGTTTAAAACAAATACCACTGTTGCCAGATCAAACAATTATATTTGATTTTGATAATTTAAAAGGTCCATGGGTTTTTAAAGGACGTGATAATCCATATCAAAGTCAAACATTAAAACATTCATTAGGTGAAGCTGATTTAGGAATACCATTTTTTATTAATTTATATCCTGGTTCTAAAATATTTGCAAAAACAAGTGATACTGATATTTTACCAGTTTCAACATTTACAATTGATCAAGAACGTGAAGAAAATACATGTTACTGGGTTTATTTAGATAAAGCACAAGGTAAACGTGAATTAGTATATGTTGATTTAATTCATTTAAGAAATAGATTACCAACTAGTTGTATAAATTTATCAAAAGAACAATTTTTTGTATTTTGTATCATATGTGGAACTGATTATATTTTTAAAACATGGTGGCTTCATCGAATGCGTTTAATTGACATATTAAATTGTGTACGACAATCAGATGATTTAGTCACAAAATTAAGACGAGAACATGATTATCGGAATATTGAATGGTGTGTTAAATTATTTGTTAAACGAATATATTCTATTGTATTAAATCGTTCATCAAAATTTATTCGTGTAAAAGGTGAATCTCGTGATGTATATGATGATCCAATTATTCAAGCAAGTATGCATTCATTTCCAAGTCTTAAATATCCAAAATCCGAAGATTTAAAAAAGGTTTCTCGTGCTTTATTATTTAATTATCATTATTGGAAAATGGATGGAATTGAAGTAGATCCATATATTCCAACAAACAATTTACCAGCAAATTCAAGTCACAACACACAAACAACTTTAGATATGCAACCGTCAATTATTACAATTGATTAGCCGATTCAGCGTTTAGTTAGTAAAATAGAATTTTATTAAATTTAAAATTAAGCAATTTGTTGAACTTGAGCAATTAAATCAGGAATGCCTGACTGTGATTTTTGAAATGGATAAACAGGTTGTGATTGAGCACAATCTACAGCACGTCTTTCACATGCATCACCAAAAAATCCAGCTTTACAAATACATCGACCTTGAGATGGTATTAAAGGTGTTGGATTATTACAAAAACCATTTCCAGAACAAACAGCACCATTCACATAAAGTGAATTTGGACATGTTAATGTTAAACAATCATCACCCATAAAACCATTATTACATAGACATTGTTTTCCATTATAACCATCTGAAACACATTGTCCTAATAATGGACCACCACATTCCAATCCAATAAATGAACCACCACTAACAACTGGACATTTTCTTATTAACAAACCAGTGGTTCCACTTGTAGAAAATTGATCTGATTTTGAAGCATATTCTGGTTTTAAAACACAATGATTATCTTTTGCAACTCCATAATAACCACAATTAACTTGAACACCATTCACAATATCATATGGTATATCACAATATGATCTCATTTCAAAATATTCTTTTTGTTGATCATTTTGACTTTTTTGATAATCTGAAGTGGTCCAACCATAATCACATGTACATTTATTATTATAAGCAATTCCATTTGCTGGATCCCCAGAACATGAACCATGATTATTACAACGATTTAAACGACAATTTCCATAACATTGTCCAGGTTTAGTTGGAATACCCACATCAGATATACCACGATAATCATAAAAATCACCATAACAACGACACCATTGATCAGATTCAACTGTTCCTAATTTATTACCTTGAGATGCACATGGAACTGTTGTTGCACATTGATACTGTGGTGATGCTGCATTATCAGGTCCATAACCAACATCACATTGACAACCAACAGAACCAGGTACTGGTTTACCATCTCCAGCATCCACAAAACCAACTAAATTTGATTTACAATAATACAAATTAAGATTAGTGTTTGTGTTAGATGAAACAACAGTAGCTGCACCATCCGAAGAATAACCAGATGTACATAATGGAATACCACGATTATTACAATTTTGTTTACGTGCATAATTTATTTCACAAAATTTACCACCCCATCCTTTATAACAACGACAAAATCCCTCAGTTCGTATTCCACCATTTGGAACTGATTGCATTGTTGGATGTGCTACATTATTATTATTATCATATCGAGGAACACAATAACCATTAAAATTACATGATTCTTCTGGTCGACCAACATCACATGAACAATAACCCCATGGACGTGCATCTTTAAAATAAGGACCACCTGAATTACCACCCATTTGATTCCATGAATATGGACCATTTACACATATTTGTGATTGACCACATTGAGCATCAGATTGACATGAACATATTCCATTGTTGCATTTTAAACCAAATAAACATTGTGAATCGCTAGTACATTGACAAAATGTAACATCAAATGGTGCACGTGCAGCATTATTATATCCAAAATAACAATAATAATTTGTAAAATGACGTGTTAAACAATTTAATTGTTTTGTCGGTTGACCCGTATATTCGAATACACATTGTGAATCAGAAGTACATGATCGCTGACATGTATAAGTTTTTTGATCACAGATTTGAGGATTTTGATCATTTGATATTGAACATTGTGTTGATTGTGAATATAAAGCATTCCAATAATCAAAATTACCTGTATTTGCAGGTACACAACCACCCCATGGTGGCATTGGTTTAGAAGGATCCCATGGATAATCAGGGATGCAAGCATTAATTATATTTAAACTACTAAAAATTAAAAGAATTTGATTTACTAGCATCATTTTAAACACGTTTTAAATTTTTTAATTGTTTAAATTAATAAAATAATTAGATACGTTTAATTCATGCATAATTTATAAATTGTTTGGAATTGATTATTTGAATCTAATGGTTCTAAAATTTCAATAGATGCTCGACCCATGTCTGGCATATATGGCATATTCATTGTAATTTCTCCAGTTAATTGATTCGTATTTGTTAATTGTTCAATGCATTTGATTCGTTCTCTATCTGTTGTTCCACATAATGGATAAAAATCATATATAATTGAATTTGGATCATGATTTAATTGCAAATTAAATTTTAAATAAGTTGCATGGATCAAATGATCAATATATTGAACTTTAAATTGATATGTTAATGAAGACCGTTGAACATCCGTTGTGGATGCAGATTGCCACATTGCTTTTAAATCTTTATGAATGTTATCACAATCTTTAAATGTTTTAATTTCATTTTCTGCTAATATTACATGTATCAATAAACTAACAAAATATAAAAAACAATAAAACAATTTCATTTTTGTCTATGAAATTGAATCAAAACAAATGTCTTTTATGTTTGATAATTCTGGTTTAGTATCAAATAAATTAACATCACCCAAATATAATATTCCAATTGGTTCATGTTTCAATGTTATTACATTATCATTAGACCCTAACGAAAATTCCATTGCTACTGAAACAATACAATTTTTACCTGCAAATGTATCTTTAATTTCATCATATGTCATTTTTATAAATAAACCTCCGTCAGGATTTTGTTTACGTTCTTGATTTGATAAACAACGATAAACATCTAATTCATTCTCCCAGCGTGGGGTTGGTTCTTCTGATTCATCTGATGTTTGAGTTAATGTTTTTTTTAATGCTTTTGTAATTTCTGGATTTTTTGAGATACATTCAAAATCCGATTGTTCTAATAATTGAATTTCAGTTTGTGATGCAAATCTAAATAAACGTAATGCAAAATTAACATAACGTGTTTGAGTTGATTTTGAATCTACATTAACAATTCCTCTCCAACGTTCATTTAAACTTTTTCGTATATTTTCTGATGTTGTTTCTTTTTCATCTTTTTCTAATTTATTTTTAATTTGCGTATAAATTGCTGGATATAATTTTTCAATGTTTTTAAAAACTTGTTCAAATACTATACGATCAACTTGTTCTGCCCAATCTAACCATTCATCCATTGCATCATTTGTAAATTGTGATTCAGTTAGACGTTCATTTGTTAATTGAAACGATAAAGCTGAATTCATTAATTTTAATTTATATTTTGGTTCTTTGTAATCTTCTGAATTTGGATCATTAAAACGATTACGAAATAAACCAAATGGTAAATCATCACAAAAACGTGTACGTGCAAATGGTGTCATTGCTGAAAATTTAAAACATCTATGACCTGTACCAATTAAAAATTTTTGATTTAATCCAGTATATGTTATATTAGTATAATATCTTCCTTTGAATTTTTTCCGTCTTACATTAATTAATTCATTGCCTTTTGCATTGTGTAATGGTGGTTTGTAAAGATTCATTTGTCTATTTAATTGAATTAATGGTTCATTTAATTTTGAAAATTTTTCTAAAACACGTTTATTGTATAATGCTGTATCAGTTGCTTTATCAATTGCTTCTAAATCAGCTGGTTGTAATTGATCAAATATATCATTTGAAGTTTTTAAAGTTTCATTTGGTTCTTGGTTGTTTTCAGTTTCAGATGATACATTAGAATGCTCTGAATCATCAAATTTTAAACGTTTAGCTGATTGTGCTGATTCATTTGAATCAATGTCATTAGGACGTTTTGGTTTAACTGGAGCTGATGGTGGTTCTTGTGATTGTGTCATTTTTATTTATTTTTTTAGAAAATGTTTATTTTAGATTTAAATTTTAATTTTCTGTTTCTATACTATGGATAGAATGATATCGACTTATAGAAGTACGATTTGGTATTGATGGTTGATTACTATTTTCTGCTGTGGATATAAGAAAGAAACTTGGTCGAGGTGAGTTAACCTTACTTTCTACCCCATCTATATCATTTTGAATATCATCAATTTTTTCATCACTTAATAAACGAAAAGCTTCCATAACACGATATGATTCTTGAATTTTTTTTAAACGTGAAATTATATGCCAATATGCTGAACTTTGATATTGAGAAATTAATAATTTATTTAATAAATCATGAATTAATTCAGAAGCTTTTGTTTCAGGATCTGATACACGACTTTGGGAACATAATTTTGAAGATGATGTTGAAGTAGAAATCCCCATTTGTTTTCGTATTAATGCTTGAACAGCTGATATATCTAATGACGAATAACGTCTTTGTAAAGGTTTAGGTGATTTTGATATTATATGTTGCATGCGTATTAAAAGAATAGATGCACATAATTGATCTTCAACTGTAACCCATTCTTGTAATAATAAACCAAATACAATAAACCAACGTGAACGTTCATGAGGTTCATCACTGCACAATAAAGCTATATTACGTGTTTGTATAGGTCGAATATTATCATCTTTAACAACAAAACATTCAACTGGTACACCTCCTAGTTCAATACACTGACGAAATTGTAATTGCATTTTTTAAAATTTAAAAGTTTGCTAAGTAGAAGATAAATTAATATACAGAATAGCAAACGAATAAAATACTAATATACAATGAAACTAATTCAATCTTTTAAACAATAATTAATTTAAATGTAATCCCTCAAAAGGAATATCATCATCGGGTGGTACCCATGACCAAGTACGTTCAGTTGTAACATTTGTAAATTCTCGATCCCATTCATCAATTGTCATAGAATCTAAATGACAACTCATTGCATCGTCATCATCATCGTCACTATCTTCGTCTTCTTCATTTTCAGAATCTGAAGCTTCATCTGAATCTGATGATGGAGTATCTATTTCAGTTGTTGCAGTACTATCTGAATTATTATTAACTGCATTCGAATTAAATGCATTCAATAAAATTTGATTAAATAATGAACGATTATCTGATATTGTTGCTTTTTCAGTTCGTTCATCTATAAGTTGTTTTTGTGTTTTACATTTTAGTAAATCATCTGGATATTGAAACTTACCTGGATTTTTGTTTAATAAATCTTCAATTGCATCAGGTTTAAATGGAAAATAACCTTCTTGTGTTGATGAATCTTTAATTGGATGAATATTTTGCATATGTTTTTCAAATCCATATTCATCTAAAGGTACATCAATAATTGAATAACCATTTGGAGTAAATTCAGTTGAATTTTTTAAATAACTTGAATATTGTGCCATAAATTCTTGCATTGGCTTTTGCATATGATTTGAAGTTACAACTTGTAATTGTCGTTTACTTTTTGATGGATCAATTTTTAATGTTTCAAAAATATATGGTTTTTGTGAATTAAAACGTCCATATAAATAATCACCTTTTGAAGCATGCTTATAAGTTAATATATGTTGTAAAGCACGTTTTAATTTATTATGTTGATTTGATTTTAATAATTGCAATGCAACTGTTAAACGACCATTTTGATATTTTAATGCGCTATCATGTTTTTTATCTGGTAATATAACCATTTCACTTGATAATGATTTAATTGCAACCATTAAACGACTATGTTGTGGTTTACGTCTCATTTTACCATAAATGATTCGAGCTAACATTGCAAATTGACGATTTTCAGGTATATCAGAATACTGTACATTATTGAAATAACAAACCATCATTGAAGCTTGTCCATTTGAAACTGATACAGCTGGATCATGTACTGTATGTAATATCTCTGCTGGTATACCAGGCATAGTTAATTGTTGATTTGTATTATAAGATGGTTTCTCTTCATTCATATTAGATGGATGAAATGATACAGCATCATCAGAAGGTATATTTTCATATTTATCTTTAAATTCTTTTGAATTAAGATCAATATCACCAAAAATCATATGTTTAATTGTATCTAATATATCAAACATAATTGGATCTTCATATTGATCACTTAATAATGATAATGCTAAAACACAATCCTCAACTTTTGAATACATATGTTTTTCACATTCTTTAACATATTGTAATGAAAATCTATTTTTTTGACAAACATATTCAGTTTCTGTATAATGATGAGTTTCATCATTTTCACTGTTATTCTCGTTGTTCTCATTATCCTCACATTGGTTTCTGTTTTCCTCGTTTCCATCACTTGTCGAACTAACAGTAAGATTCTGTTCAGTACTATTTGATTCTTTAATAGTTGGATTAAAACGAAACACAGTTTCAATAGCACGTGCAGTTGCAATTGTTTGAACTAAAAATTTATAACGTTGAAAATTACGTGGTGGTTTTAATCCTTGTAAATGAAATAAATGATTATGTTCTTGTAATTGTGAATATATAATTATAGCAACAGTCATATCTACATCTTTTAATATTTTACATGAAACCATTAAACCAATAATAGCAATCATGGCTTGCATTTGTCTTAAATCATCTACAAATGGATTTAATGCTTTATCAATACTTTGACGTGTCATTGCATGTGCCATTCCACCATTATCAGTACGATCTTGATTAACCCATTGACGATGATAAAAACGTGATGTTATAGCAGTTGGAATTTCATGTGAAGATGCATTTGTTGCAATTAAAACACAACAATGTGCATCAATATTATGAATTTCACTTTTACGTTTACCTTTTTCACATGTAATGGATTGAACAATTAATTTACCTTCAGATAATATATTTTTAAAAAGAGCTTCAGCATCTGTATTATTTGTTGAAGATGATTGTTGTGATGGATGTTTTGATTTTCCTTCAATTCCTAATGTAGATGGTGGAATTTCTTGAAATATTTCAATTTTATAACCAAAACTATCTGAAGTTGCTGTTTTTGCTTTTGCAGTTGACATTGCAATTGATACTGCAGTACCTGGTATACAAATGTCATGAATTTTATCAAATGTAAATGTTTTACCAGCTTCTGGTGGACCAGTAAACATGGTATGAAAAGCAAATTTCGTTCCAAAATAAATTTGCCATGCACCTAATAACGATGTGATAATATCACCGTGTGCAACATTCACATTCAAATAATGTTCTAAGCCTAATGCAACTTGAACTAACCAATCACCAAAAATTCCTAAATTTTTTGTATAACGTCGACGTGGTTTAAAAATATAACCATCACTTTTTTTATATAATTCTGACCAAAATTTAGCAATTGATTTTATAGCATCTGGTGTTTTAGCTTTTTCATGAAATATTTTACGAAATGCCTCAATTCCTTTACTTTGAACTTTTCTATATTTTTTGCCTAATTCTTGATATGCCTTAAATGCATCGTCTCTGTTATTTAATGTAAATGAATTATCTGATCTTGCACGTTTCACAGTACGAGCAGTATCAGTATCGTCATATGCATCAGTCCATTGTTTTTCCATATCCTTCTTTAATGATTCTAGTGTTGATAATGCCACAACTTGTTTTGTTTTTTGAATGCCGGCATCGTATTCTTCATTGAGTTTACGTTTCGTGCCTATGATCTGTTCATCTGAATCCGGTTGTGAATCAATAGAACCTCGTATTCTGATATATAACGATTTTTCATTTAATGATTCTTCTGTTTCATGTGTTTGAATCCATGGAAACAAATACCTTGAAAAATATAAATTGTTCATAGCAAATCCATAGATTGGATAATTATATTTTTGAACATAAGGTGAAATATGATAATAAAACTGTTGTGTTTCAGGATCAGTTAACTGATAAAAAGAATCCGTACAAAAATCTTCGGTTGCATTAAATATTTTTGCTTGTTCTATGGACCTTCTTAACGTGAACACATTGACAGGATTATAACAGTACATCGGTTCTTCAATTTTATCTAAATCGATGGTATCTTCATAAATGGCATCTGCAACAAAGAATAAAGTGCATAATGCTCTATAATCTGTACGTGTCATTCTATCCAATCTTGTTCGAGGTTTGGGTGGTTTTCGTGATTTTGGTGGTCGATCATCTAAATTCTTTTCATTTTCAGCGATTAAATATTGAATAATACCTGCAGCCGAACATGCAGCTTGAATAATTAAACGAAATCGAAAACCAACTGTAAAATCCTCGACATCTTCTGAATCATCTGAATCTTCATTGTCATTCTCATAGGCTTTGTCAGAAATGACATTTTCAATAAAAAAATAAACGGGACCTGCTTGAGCTGAAGCAATAGTATTATACATGTAAATGAATAATTGCATCCCACAACGATATAAATCACCAAGATCTGTATCCTTTAGTTGGCCAAATGTTTGAGCATTATCTTCAAAAATTGCCATAGGAACAAACATTTCTAAAAATTGCAAATGTTCATTTCCTTGTTCATCTACTTTAGGATAAAATTGAAAATTTAAGACTCTTTTATTCCGTAATCCAATACAAATTGCAGGTGGTTCTTCATCATTCATTTTTGTTAACTAAAAAATTATTTAAATAAAAGATTTTAAAAAAGAATTAACTAAGAGTAAAAATTAATTAAATAATAAATCACAACATAACAAAAAAAAACTGCAATTAGTGAGATGACACAATTGCAAGCCTAAATAAAAATTTTATGTTAACAAATGAATTGATTATAAACATTGATTGATGAACTAATGATTAAGAATGTAATATAATTAGATGTGAATGCCCTGTTAAGAGTCTCTGGGTAGTGTGATTAGAGAGCATTTTAATAAAAAACTCCATTTATTAAAGATATTTTTCAAAAAAGTCACGTTCTTCCTATACCCAATAAAAATTCGCCAAAATTGAATGTTTTACAGAGCATGAATTGTCAATATTGTTTAAAACGTAAATCACATCCATTATTTTGTTATTTAATTAGTAATCGTTATTCTACGAATAGTGCTACTGCTGCTACATATATTGGATTGAGTCGTCAGCCATTTTTTCGTTTGAAGTCTCACAATCGTGAAATTGATTATCGTTGTGGTGCGAAATCAACAAAAGCATTTGCTGGTAATTGGGAACTTTTATTAGTAATTGGTCCATGGTATGGAAATGGTGGAAAATTATTTAAACAAATATGGCGTAAAAGTAGTCGAAAATTGAAATCCAGATTATATATGGGGATTACAAAAGCTTTTGAACAAAACAAACGTGTCTATATTTCAACAAAATCTCGTTTATTAAAAAATTTATAATTATTCAAAACAATAAAAATGAATCGTGAACGTTATGAACGGTTAAGAAATCGATCATCAAGGGAAGAAGACAGTGAACGATTTGATAAAGAATGTCAACGAACGATGACTTGTTTAATTGCAATTGTTGTTGCATGTTTTTTAATTGTTATTATTACATTGATTGGAATGACACCACCAAATCGTCGTACAACAGTACCACCGACCATTATTAATATTATTACACCAACGGATACAGTTGAATCTGTGAGTAGTTCGAGTAGTTCGACTGGAATGAGTTCGGCGTTGTCTAGTATTGAGTCATCGTCTTCGACAGCAGCATCAGCATCTCCAATCATGGATCCTCAATGTACAATATCAAATGTTGTAATTGGAACTGCAATGTGTACAAAACCATTGAATCAAACAATATCAGATGATTCATTATTTCATCCGAATATTACATTAGATTTAGGAACTTGTATTGTTCCATATACAGATGCTGCCAATAATCAATATATTAGTTTTAATAATCAATTTAATATTCATCATAATTATGTAATTGTTCAAGGAAATGGATTTAATATGTCATTACCAGTGATTGCTGAATCTTCAAATCAATCATATATCGCACCAACATCTACTCCAGTAGCTTATGCAGCTGATGCGACTTATACAAGTCCAGATGGTCGTTTTTGTGAAGTGATCGTGACATTTAAATTAGTCGCTGAAACATGTTTATGTCAAAATTCAACTACAAGTGTATTTAATACATTCTGTGCATGTCCTGTAACACCACAATCTTCATCATCATCCACAGGTGTTCAATTCTCTTCATCAATTGCTCCAACATCGTCAGGCAATTCAACTGTTATTCAATCTTCTTCGATGACTGCAACACAATCATCCACTCTAAGTTCAGCTCAATCTTCTTTGATTACAGCAACACAGTCGTCTTCAATGGCGTCATCAATAGAAACAATTATGTCTTCATCTTTAAATAGTTCAGGTAGTTCTTTAGAAACAAGTGAATTTGTTACTAGTAGTAGTAGTTAAATTTTTTAATTGATAGCTAAAAATGGGTTTAACTGAAAGTGTAGATCGCGAGGATCAAATTGTTGAAATGACAATGAGTCAAAAACAATTTAATCGAATGGCAGTAAAATGTGAAAATAAAGCTAAAAGTATTGAAATTCAATGTAAAAAATGTTTGAAAGACAACGATAAATCAACTGCGAAAATTCATGCTCATGATATTGTTCATTATAATGTGCAAGCTAAAACATATCGTAAATTATCAAGTCGTTTTGGTATTATAATTGAACATTTAAAACAAAGTGAACAATTATCTGAAGGCATTGATGCATTACAGCGTGCCGTTGAAATTTTAACTGAGAATCAAGCAGATCCCGAAGAACTACTGAAGACAATGAATAAGTTTGATTTACATATGGATCGTTCTGAAGTAATGCAATCACTTATAGTTGACAATACAAATATTATTGAAGATTTTGAAGTCAATCAGTTAATAACACGTTTAGAAACTGAAGTTCATGATGAAAAAACACTTGAAATGACTTCACTTCCAACAACCTCTGGAGCAGTAAAATCATTGAACAATTTAAGTATTTCTCAAGACGATAACAACAAATTAACAAATAAAAACAGCCAAAATAAATAAAATCAAAATGTCAATCTCCTGTAAATGTCCAATTTGTTCAGTGCATGAATTTAACGCCGTGCCTGTAGTCAATCATTCAGCATTAAAATGTTCAATGTGCGAAGAGAATACCAAGGTGATGCTTCGTTTCCGATGTGGCAGAATAAGTTGTTTGCAATGTGTATTTTTTGTGGCGAAACTATTTCTTACAGGAACCGAAGATATCAACAATCAAACAGATAATAAACAATCTCAAGATAACTGATTTTGTTATTATTTATTCCATTGATTCATTTTTTCTCAAGACAATAATAACAAATTAAAAAATAAAAACAGCCAAAATAAATAAAATGTCGAAACGTTGTAATTGTGTTGGTTACAAACAAATAGTAAAAGCTGTTATATGCATTAATCCGAATGACCAGTTTGCTTGTTCAATTTGTGGATGCACTGGTTCACTGAGTCGTTTACACTGCGATAGTATACTTTGTTCACATTGTCTAGTAAAAGCAGACGAACTGATAGAGAAACTACAACATCCATGTAGATTTCCAGACTGGTTTCTATGTCGTTGGAATGATGAATTCAAAAAATTACCTCGAGGATGTCGTGTAGTTGCTTTACTAGAATCGTTTGATAATATAGAACAACCATTTGGAGTGATTCGTCCAACACCAGAAACGCCTGGGTTATTAGAATCATTTAACAATTTAAGTATTACTCCGAATAATAACGATCCATGCACAAATACAAATAGCCAAGATAAATAAAATCAAAAATGTCGAATATTTGTGCTTGTTTCGAACCTGGAGAATTGAATGCTGAACCTGTATCCGATTCTTTAAGATTGAGGTGTTCAGCCTGTCGTAGCTGTTTTGGAGTTCATCGTTTAGTTTGTAGTAATTTACTCTGTTTAGAATGTTTATCGCTTACAAACACATTGCGCGGAATGTTTCGAAATCCAGAAGATTCAGACGAAACACGGTTCATGACATTTCTACTCGGTGAGAGGCTAAAATTATCTGAACGGTGTGATACAATTGGTTTACTAAAGACATTTATTAAACTTGGAGAACAGTTTGGAGACAGAATGCCTAATCAACAAACAGTTAATAAGCAAACTCAAGCTAAGTAATTTTGCAATTCTTTATTTGATTGATTCATTGAGCTTAACTTTAATACATTATCTTAAATCGTTTCAAAAATGGCACGTTCATGTAATTGTCCATCTCATAGCTATTTGCACGCTAAAGTTATAATGGATTCATCAGCATCCATTTGTTCGATGTGTAAACAAAATCCTGATAAGGATGGCTTTCTTCTATTCCAGTGTGGTGAAATAATTTGTATACCTTGTTATTCAACTAAAAATAAAATGCATATAATGTCGATCTATCCAGAACAAACAGATAATAAGCAAACACAAGCTAAGTAATTTTGCGATTGTTTATTTGATTGATTCATTTAGCTTCATTTGAAATTCAATTTAATAATGATACAAAATTTTCTTATAAATTTTAGAAAATGACTAGAACATGTTTTAGTTCGACTACTATGCTAACAACAACTGCTCGAGCATTAAATGAACCAGTATATCCATTAACTCTATTAACTTGTTCAATTTGTCAATTATTATGTTATAAACCACTTCAACATTTGCCATGTAATAATATATTTTGTTCAAGTTGTTTAATTAGATGGCAATTAATACATAAAAATGCATCATGTCCAACATGTCGTTCAGTTTTACAATATCATTTAGTTCATCCTGCAAATGCTTTAATTGATCAATTAAGTCAAATTCCAATGCAATGTATAGAATGTGAATATATTGATTCATATGAAAAAATGATTATTCATCATGATAAAGAAACATTATATTTATGTCCAAATCAATGTAATCGATATTATCATGGAAATGAATTAGCTTTACATATTTCAACAAATTGTCCATCAAATCCATCATTATTGTATTATAAAAATATATTACCAAATGAACAATTAAGTGCATCCAATTTAGCTTATGAATTATCATGTCAAAAATCAAATGATTTTAATCAATTATATCAAATTGAACAAACCATTCAACCAATTTCAAATTATCAAATGATTTTACATAGTTTAAATTTTGCAAGTAAATGGATTGATTCATTAGCAAATCAATTAGTTCCTGTTAATTCAAAAATAATGATTATTCATTCAAATTCAAAACGTGAATTATGTAAAGTGATCAAACAAGAACATTTAACTGTTTTAGTTTATAGTAAATTATATGGTACAACAATTCAAGTACAATTAATGCCACGTAATTTATTACCCTTTGAACCATATATTGATTTTAATATAACACCAGAAATAGAACCTCGTTATTTGAATCATTCATCATTAACATCAAATACAAGCAGTCCAATTTTTCAACCTAGAACATCATCACCTCCACGAACCATTCGAGTAATTGAAGTTTCTTGACTACCTAAAACAAAGAATGGGTGCTGAAATTATATTAGCTTTTAAACGTGATTATTTATTCAACGGGACGGGTATATTATCAAAAATATTACCGTCTTTTATAAATGTTAAATCATTCGTTCATGTCGAAATTTTAATTTCTGTTCATTGTATAAAAACTAATTATAATAGAGAATGTGAATGGTGTAAAAAAACATTAGATCGTGCACATAATGGTAAACATTGGTTATCGTATTTTGTTAGTATATATTCAAATTGGCAACGTCTTGTAGATGATAAAAAATTTAGAGATGACAGGGAAGATTGTTGGTTTTTTTTAAGTATTCCAATGCTAGATTCACAACGTTGTCAATCATTTTTAGATTATCAAATTGATAAACCATTGAATTATTATGGATTTGCTGTCTTACCATTCGGTTTAATGGGTGGATGTCGTTTAGATACACCAAATCCAAAAATGCAACCAACGTGGTTTTGTAGTGAATTAATTACAGCTGCTTTGAGAGACCAAGGTTATAATCATTATTTTAATGAACATCCATGTTTAATGAGACCAATTGATATTTATGATAAAGCATTAAGTATTCCTGGTAGTCGTAAATTAAATCGTCATCCTGCTTACTGAGAATTCAATATATTCATTTAACATAAGACACCAACAATGAAATAGAAGTCCTAGAATCAAACAAAAAAGACATCGTCTTCCTAAAGGCACAATCGGTTGACATACTATTACGTAAAACATAAGAATCTGCATAATCAATAGAGTAATGATTTCTGATCCAGAAGGAGGATGCTGATGAAACGATGCTACAATAGTTTTTGTATTACGTGTTTGATAATTAGAATTCATTTTTAGCTAGTTTGTCAGCAAATAACCAATAAGTTATTATCATCGCTATAATTAAAACGCTAACTCCTCCTATTCCTTCACTTTCGAACTGTAGTCCGTAAGACGCAATCAACAATGCAATTACGGAAACAATAAATTTATAAACAGTAAGTTTATCTGGATTATGAGGAAATATAACGGCGACTGCTTCATTATCATGTGATTCTACATCTTTTTTATCAATTTCAATAAAATACCGAGGTGTAGCAAGGTTATTCTTTTTCTGTGTACAACTGATAATTCTTTTTTTATTTTTTTCAAAGTCATGTAAGATTAAAACTTCTTTGTTATAGACTTTTTGGCCATATTGCTTTACTTCATCTATAGAATCCATTTTAAAATTAAACTATGTTTACTGATCACCGCGAATTGTTGTAATTGATGAATAAATAAGTATGAATATTGTAGTTAAATGAATGAGAAACTCGAAATCTTCTGAAACACTGGTCCCTTTTATTTTTCTACAATGAATAATAAACCTATTAAATTCGAATAATATAACACCAAATAAAAATGCTATTAACAACATAAGAATATATCGCCACATCGAATTGTGAAAATGTCTCGTTGGGTTAGATTAGAAGTTTACTCACCACTTATTCACGGCGATAAAATAATTCGTTTATTACATAAGAATGCGTTAAAACGCCAACAATCTACTGATATTGATTTAGATGATAATTGGGTTGGTTTTGTTGCGATGACAATTATAAAAGCAGTTGGTGTAGCACTTTTGAATATATCAACAAATCAAATTGAATATCTTGAAGTTGAAGAAAAATATAAAAGTTTGAAAGTACAAGATGATTTAATCAAATATATGTGTAAACGATTTCAACCTTGTCACGCATTAGTTCAAACAGAAAAAGCAGCAGATTGGTTTAAAAAACATGGATTTGATGTATATTATCGAACAATAAATAATGATTGGGTTTGCTTATGGCATTAACTGATCATCCGCAAATTTTTTTACTGATAAATATCTAACAGAAGGGGACTTTTTTAGTTTGATAGATTTTTTTTAAAATTATTTTCCAATTTTCGTATTATTTAACTCATAATTCATAATAATTATAGAATTTTAAAAAATATTTTTATCATGTGTTGCGAACAACCAACTCAAGCACCCCATTCCACTTTTAATCCTTCTAATTATGATCCACGACAAGAAATTCGTTCTGATTTGGTACGATTGATTAATAATGGAATGACTATCGTTACTGTTAAACACGGTGGTAATCAGATCTTAACCGGTCGTCCATTCTGTTCGAGTATTCTCGTTGGTGATGCTGGTTTGGGTATCTACTGGGAAGACAGAACTAGAGTAGAAGGATTAGGCCCTCGATGTTTCGGACTAACTCAAAATGAAGCTATTCAAGATCTATGGAATGAATTCCAGAACAAATTCATTGAGCGAGATGGAACAATATCATTACAATTTATATTTCGCAATACTTTCAGTAGCCCAATTACCCCAGGACAAACTGTCACATTAGAATTCGATTCTTTGTGGGACAATTCACCGTTGTTCCCAGCCGGTCTTTCGGGGATCTGGAGAGTAGTTCGACATGATCAAAGGTTTATTATGATCTCACACACTATAGGATGCATGCGAATTACGAATGATACTTATGCTCTTATGTATGGCGTTGAGAATTTCCGCTCCTAAGATGTTCGAATTCGACATTTTTGAATCATTATCGATACACAATAATAAAAATACATATTCAACTACATTATTGAACAATAAATAATGATTGGGTCTGTTTATGGCATTAAGTAATTCTTAATATATTCATATTTCATTAGTTTCATTTTGTCTAATTGATAAGCAGAACGGGACTTTTTTACGCATTTTTCTAAGAGATATTTGCAGAGCAAGCCTTTTTTGTGAGAAATGCAGTTTCAAGTCTGCTTTTCTATTGGATTTTGAGTTCACAATTCAAATGATTCATTCAAATTTTCCAAATTCATCAAATTAATTTTATTTATTCAATATGAGTTTAAATTTTACTAATTTAATTATTCAAAATATTACTGAATTGCGTTTACAATTTCCATTTCGTACATATCATCCAGGTCAATATGAACGTTCTCAATTTTCACATATTTATGATTTATTACCTCATCAATCTGTACGTTATAATGCAACAACAGAAACATTAAAACAAACATTAGAATCACCATTACTTTTAACATCAGACAAAGAAATTGATTTGTATCCAGTGTTTTTACATTATTTATCAAAATTCAAAACAACAAAACAACGAACACATGTTTATCGATTTGCAATTCAAATGAATAATGATTATCATTGGTTATCATTTATTGAAAAAGCATTATTAATTGTAATTGTTTGTTTTATTGAACCAAATTTTGATGGAGTGAGTCCAGGTAAAATTGTAATGCCTGGTCAAATACGTAATTTTTTAACTAGAAATGGTTTAACATATTATGATACTCGTTGTGGATTTATGAGTCGTTTTACATCTGAACAAGGAATACGACAATCTATTTTTTCATCAATTATGAATTATGATGAATTTGAACATTTTCAAAAACATCATGCTGATCTTATTCCAAAAATTGCATTATGTGAACGAGAAACAAAAATACGTCAAGTTTTGTTGTATTTTATTATAATGTGTCATGAATTACTATCCAAATTAGATATTCCAAAAGATAATAGATTACCATTTGTTCGTTTCATGTTTGATTATTATTTGGATGGTGAAATAATTGGTTTAAGTGATGAACAGTCACCTGAATATTTACGTGGTCGTAATACATTAGTTCATAAATTATTAGAAATGAATAAACAATTTAAAACATATCATATTCGTATTATGCAACAAACACCTATGATTAATAAATTTTTGTATACTGGTACTGCATTATTTGTAAATCCACGTAGTTCATCCTATTCAAATCATTTAAATGCAATTATACCAACAATTCCAGTCATAACAACATTGTATGATAATGTATTAACATGTGATTATGAATTCCATTCAATTAATTTTGTAAATGGTATTCAATTAATAGATGTTTTAATGTCACAATGTGAATTAAAATTAATAAATGAAATCGAAACAAAAATTATACGTCATCCACGATTAAATCAATATGTTTATGGATGGATTGAATGTCAAGTTGCTGCTAGATTAGAATATTACATTGATCAAATTCTTAGTAGAATGGAATTTGATTCAAAAGATATGAATTATTATTTTGTTTCTGATACAAAACATCCAACATATCATATAATTCAAAGTTTAATTGTATTACCAAGAATAATGTTTCATTTTATTTCATTATATTCAATAATTCGTTATATTCAATTAAATCCAATTTTAAATATTGATTTAACACCATTATTATTATCATCTGTTCAAACTTATAATGATTGTTCAAAAGATGAACACAAATCATATATTTTGTTTAATACTCTCCTGTTAGTTAAAACTTTATTGTTGACTGATTTTAATCCGAATAATGAAAATGATTCAATTAATAATTTACAACAAATTAATTATCAAAGAACAATGATTGATAATTCAGTATTAGAATATGAAAATTCACAAAAACATTCATTGTTATGTAGTCGTTTATTTTATTATTTATTTTATCATACATATTATCATCAACGTCAAAAAGTAGATGCTCGTATTGTTCAATATTTTTCACGTATTACACAAAAAGATGAATTTGGTTCATCGTCATTTGGACATTTAGGTTCTGTTTTATTAGGATTTATGATTATGCCATTTGCTACTATATGGGTAACTCATAAATCATATGAAAAATTAACTGAATTAGCAAATGGTACAAAATTAAAAGAAGCTGAATTAGATGTTAAAAATCGCGATACAATATTTAATGAAGTTGCTTTAGAATTAAGACGTAGTATATCACCGCAACGATTTTTTTGTTTAGATGAAACACCAAATCCAAAAGAATATCGTGAATTAATGTTAAAAGATAAATTAGTTGCATTGGCATTAATTGATCAATTATTAAAACCAGAGGCCATGTATTTAACATATCATCCTGATATTGTATTTGGTATTATGGCAATGATGTGTCCCAAAATTCAATTAACACGTCATAAATTTAATCAAATTTTTTCATATTTTCCCAAATCAGGTCTAAATGATTTAAATAAACAATTCTATTCATCTGAAACACTAGGTATTGATCGTTCATTAAATTTAAAGAGTGATGCAAATTCAGGATTTCATCAACAAAGCGAACAAGCTAATTGTTTAGCTATTTTATTCATAACTGGTTCAATTTCAAAAGATAATAATGAAATTCATCAAGAATTAAATCAATTTTTACAAAAATCATTTTTATTTCCAAAAACATCTTTTGATTTTGAACATTCAACTTTATTACCGATTTTTATTCATCCAGGTGAAATCATTGATCCGATTTCAATGTCTCTTTTATTACAAATTGAGAAAAGAGAACAAGAAACTGGTAAAACGAGATATAGACCAAATTGTCCATTATTTACTGAAAAAATGGATAAAAAATCAATTAAAAAACGAAATTTAGAAGATTTTCCACCATTCAGTCCACCGCATGAACCAGAATCACCAACTTATAAACCAGAATCACCGACTTATAAACCATCTGATTTACCATTGAAAATTTATCTTGATAATGAGGATAGTGACGATGAATTAAATGTCAAGCGTCAAAATATCCAAGAAAATCTCGAATCTATTACCAACGATCTAAAAACATTCAATAATAATCGGAATGAAACAAATAAACGTATACGTTTGACTACACCATCATTTCCGATAGGTCCACCCATAACAACATTAGATCGTGCTGATTTAGATCGTTTATGTTAATTGATCTTTTAATTTGTAGACTATCTTTTAGTTTTTTAAAGCAAATTTGTAATGTAAAATGAATAAATTAAAAATTTTAACATATGAGCATGTATCAACGTCAATTGCAGAAATAATGTGTAGTCACTGTGGTAAAGCATTTGAAGAAGGAGAAGAACGTTTAATGCGTATTTCAATTCAACAAAATGGTAATAATTCATCAACTGCACAAATTTCAATTGAATCTATTCATATAGAAGGTTGTATTCAAGAAAGTCAATATCAAAAAGAACGTGCATATATACAACAATTTGTATTACCAATACGTCATCTCCCATATGTGATTAGTCGAACACATGATGAACAATACAAATGGATTTCAACGAATCATTCATTGTTATTAAAATGTTTACAAGATTATGATAGTGGACAATTAAAATTTCAACCTGGATGGATTTTTACTTATCGAGAGATGCCATCTTATCAATTGTTATTACCAAGTGATGCTGTTGTTCCAGTAGCTAAAGCATTTTATAGTTATGAACAATTTAAATGTCAATTTAGTCGTTTATATATTTTAGATGTTACTGTTATTGAATTAGATGCTGAAAAAGAACTTGATTTAAAACAATATTTTTTAGAATGGAAAAAAGAAATGGAATACGATTGTGGAAAATATAAAAAAACTAATTTAAAACATGATTGGACAATATGGACACATTTAAATTCATTAAATGAAACAAATAAAGCAGAAGTTCGATTTATTGCATTTGCTTCGATAAATGATGCAGCCGTGAGAAAATTATATTCACAGTGTCAATTAGATAATGATTTTGCATGGGCTGATATTTTTCCTATCGATGGTCAAATGGATGATACAAGTTGGTCACAATCCTTACATAAATGGCAAGAATCCCTATCAAATGAATGGCAATTTATCTTAGAATCAATTCGTTTAAAGAATCAAACAAATAAAACATTAAGTGCAATTGATAACCCATTCACGGTAAACATATTATCAACAACAATGTATGGTTATATTGAGAATAAACCTATTTTAAGGGTAAATATGAATATTCAAGGTTCAAATATTTCAAATCAATATTATTTAATTTCAACTGATTTAAAACATCTATGGTGTTATGAAGGTAAGTAAAATAAGCATATACATTCATTTTAAATGTTATATTGATTTCAAATAATTATAGTCTGATGAATCTAAAACAAAAAACAAGTTATTTTTAAAGTGAACAATTTTACATCATGAAACGTTCAAAAATGTCAACTGAAGGTAAAACGAAACCAAAACAATCAGAAACCATCGATGAATTAATAACTAATTTAACAAGAGATTTCAATGAGTCAGGTATAATTTTTGAAACAAAATTAGAAGATTTAAACAATCGCATGGCTACAGTTACTGAACAAATTGATAAAGTGATTGAGAACCTAAGATTACTGAAAGAATCAAATATATTATCAGATTTAAAATTACAAAAATTACAGACCGAAAATGAATTATTAGAATTTATTTTAAAAACAAAACGAGACGACCACACATCTGAAAAACACGCAGAAACAATTTATCAAACAGTTATAGGTGCATTATTAGGTTTATTATTTGTGTTATTCGCTGATTTTTACTCTAGACGTTATGGTAACTGATCTTTGGTGTTTTCTTCTATTGTTTCAACTGTTTGTGTTGCACTGTGAAGGTAAGTCTAAAAAAGCATATAGTATTACTAAAAACAGTAGATTGTATTCAATAAATTGTGTTACTGTTATCCGGTTTCAGTGTCAGAACAATTTAAACTTGATCTTATTCAAAATCCAGTGATCGAAAATGGCAGACGAATCTACTGCAAGACAACGTGATGAAACAATAGATATTTATACAAAATTAATGAAACAGGAAAATAGAATCGACGAGTTAAAATATACTATAGAACATGAAATCGAAGAATTAAAAAAAGAATTTGATGACAAATTAAAGAAACAGGCAGATGAATTTAACACTTATAAAAAAGAACAAACTGATCAATTTGAACATCTTCCTCAAAGATTGGCTGGTGTCGAAGAAGACATTAAAGTTTTAAGTTCCGAAATAGAAGAACTCAAAAAAATGATTAGTAAAAACTAATTATAATTGTAATTTTGAGTATTTTTGGTGTTTTTGTTATAGGCGAATTGGAGAATTATATACCCATTTTATTAAGTGATTACTCATTATTAACAAAAGAGATGGAATTAGCTAAATTGACGAGTGTCAAATTAAACGTATTAGCTAAACGATTTGAATGTAAAAATGGTGATTTAGTATTATCTAATAAGAAACAAGCAGAAAAAGCACGACTATTGCCTGATGTTTAATTTGCATGCTGATTTTAATCTAATATTAAAAAACCATTTACTATTACAAAAATTAATTTTTAAAAATTAGCGAGCTATTTTTTGGAAGATAAAGTATGATGTAATTCCATTTCTTCATTATCATCTAATTCATTTTGAATTATTTCAGCATTGACCATAACAGGTGGTGACATATCTCTTGACCTTGGTTTATTTGATGGTGGTGTATGAGGTTCATCAATCATTATTGCTTCTCTTTTCTTTAAATGATCTTTTAAAAACATAAACCAATTCTCATGTTGTTTTAATAATAAATCTTGTAATTCTGTTTTTGATTCTTTCATCATCTCTTTCAATGATTTTATTATAGTTTGAATTGTTTCAAGTGTTTGATTTTGATTATTTTTAAATAATTTCTCATATAATTCAATAATCTGTTTTGATTGTTCAGTTCTTGTTTCACGTTGATAAATAATTTCATTAAGTAATTGTTTTTGATTCTTATCAATTGATTCTAATGTTTTTGTTAATTGTTGAATTATGGATGGTGATGTTGTCTGAACATTTGAAGGTTTTTCATTATCTTTTACTGGTTCCTTTTCAGTGATTCGTTTCTCTAATTTAAATGCTGGAGATTTTGATTCATTATTTTTATTATGCCTTGGTGTAGTTTTACTACGTTTCATTTCGTCGTTTTCAGGTCTTGGTGAACTTGGTAATGAATTATTTGATCGTTTTAATAATTTTTTAGTTGCTGGTTCTTTTTCCTCATTAAAAAAATTTGACATGCGTTTGGTTGTTCTATTCGTTTTTAGTAATGCAGGCATTTTACTCTTAAATAAATACCAAATTGTTCCCGCCAATATTAAACGAATGACACGATCTAAATTAAATGAAATCAGTTTTGATAATGTATCATAGATTGAAAAGATTGAAACAACTACAAAAAACAGTATGAATTGTGAAAATCAAAATGAAGTTTTGGAATATGTAGCTGAGTGCGATTTTGTCATTGGCTAATGAAAATTCAAAGATTTTCTAAAAAAGTCCCCTTCTGTTCTAGAGGAGATTTTCCTCTTAAAGCCGGATCTAAAATTGGAGATGGGAATACACAATTTCGAATTAATGTTTCTTCATTCACAGTTTCATGTCTAAGTGAATCACGTTCTTCAATTATATTTTTTGCTGTATCTGATAAATTCCATCCTAACAGAGATGCATTTTCATAACATGATGCTGATTTTGCAGGTTCATTGGTTTCTTGAATATAATATAAACCACGAACTAACCATTTTTGAACTTCACAATCACTACGAATTGCATCAACCATTTGTAATGATGCCCAACGTTTTGATAATAATAAAGAATCAAGTGTTGAAACCATTTTAGCATAGCTATGCCATTTTGATTGAGCTAAACGTACTTCAATAAAACAAAGAGTTAATCGTAAAAGATCATGAACTTCACTTAATTTATCACATGTTTCTCTCATTTTAATTTCAACCCATTTAGATGTTTTATATGCTTTTGTTGAACAATAATATAATAAACCAATTGAATCAAATATCAAAAAAACTAAATCTGCTAATGTCGATGGTTGAAAAATTGCATTTGATAAGGCAGGTGGTGTTAATTTATTTGCTAATGCTAATTGTCCAGCAATTTCATCAAGCATTTGTTCACCACATCGTACACTCCAATAAACAAGATTAAACCAATAAGAATTTGTTTCATATTCACCAACACGAAATAATAATTTTTTATGTAATTTTGTTGGTCGTTTACAAGATAAAAATTCACTCAAGCATGCCCAAATTTTACAATAACGTATTAAATTTTTAATGTCTGCTGTTTCAAGATTAATACGATCCAAAAATTCTAAATCTGATTGCCATTCTGTATGAAATTCTTGTGGTATTATTGCTTTAAATGCATAAACATAAGTCATGTTTGAAACTTAAAAATTAGATTTATTTGTTTTGAATAATAAACAAAAATTTAAATTTAATTAATTACCATTTTATCATGTATCAATTATCACGTTAAACCAAGATTAAATATGTAATTCTGTAACTTGAGAATTATGGACTGTTTCAACAAGAACAAATTGCATTTTACTAACGTTATGTATTCCAAATATATGTTTCATTTCAGATTCTTCTTTAAAATCAAAGGTATAATATGAACGACTTTTATCCAACATATTAACAGTCATTACTGTGATTTTAGTGGAATATGCATTAGTATTATATGGAACTAATTTCAAATCCAACGAACCATTATCCATTTTAATTTCTAAATGTCTTGTCCAAAATAAAGAATAATTTATTAATTTTATTTGAAATTGAAAATTTGATGAATTTAAGGTACTTACAGATAATAAATTAATAGGTTCAGAATAATATACATCTGAACGAACATCATATTTGATATTTGTAATTTTACGTGCAATAAATTCTAATAAATAATCTTCATTTGGAATTTTTGATTTAAGTAATTGTAAACAACAACTTTCTTGATGATTATTTAAGAGTTGATTATCCAATTCTTTGATAGTGAAAGTATCTAAACATCCCATAGAAGCAAAATGGCATTTAAATTTACATTTCTCTACTTCTTTTTCATATTGTTGACAAATTTTCAAATAATCAAGATGTGGTTGGCCGCATAATAAACAATTATTTACAGGTAATTGTCCTACTTGAAATTTCCGGATTACACACATGGTACAAGTAACATGATTACATGTACTTTTACTTGGTTTTTCAAATATTTGACGAGCAAAACCTGAACACATAAGACATGTAAATTTAACTTTGAATTCATCTTCCTTTTGGTTCTCAGGACATATTAACTGATCAATTAAATGCATTTTTAAAATGGTGATTCAATTCAATACTATTAATGAATATTTAACGACTTGAATTCAATTTCAGTTAAACAGTATTGAAATAAAAAGATTTTCGGGTGCGCGCTGGAGATAAAAATCTCCGAAAATTAGCGTACTGTTCAAGTTTCAAATAATCATTAAAAGAATTTTTTTTTGATTAATTAACACAACAGCCAATTTATTGTTTGTCTGTTTTGTCGGTTTTTATTGTGTTAGACCAAAGTTCAAAATTTTCGAAAAAACAACCACCGATTTCCGTTTTACGGGGCGTTTCACTAAAACCTTTTAAACCTATCACCACATTATCTTTACACGTCAGCTTCATCAACTCTGGTATTATTATGCTTTGAGTTATGTTTTTCTTTTTTTCTAAATCATAATAACAAATTGTAAAATTGTTGATCCAGTGAGTAAGTCGATAAAATTGACACGAATAAACATTTGTGATTTTTGTTCGTAAAATATTGGTTAATACATTGAACAGTTCTTCTGAAAAACGATGACCTACTAAATACCATTCTTTATGACCATTTTTATTTACTTTCGCTGGTCCATCAAAACGATGACGTAATCCGTAATGATACCATTGTTTGGTATTACATCTTATCACAGCAGGATATCTATCTCGATGATATCGCCCCTTAAAATAATAGCTTGCATTCCCGCAATTATCTTCCTCGAGTATCAATTCGCCATCTTTATAATACTTTCTACTTGCAGGCACCCATTTAAGTTCGGGTGTTTTACGATTCATTGTGTTTTTGTTGTAATGAAATTTTGCTTTTTAAAATACAAAACAAATTTAAAATTGATTATCTAACAGTTAATTCTACAGCATTTACAAAATTTCTGCTCGAGTTTTTCATCTGAATGCTTGCAATCATTTTCTGTATTTGATTTCTCTGAATTCAAGTATTCGATGATTTTTAAATGACCATATGCTTTGGCAAGATCGATATACTTCTTTGTTAATTCTTCTCTCAGATTGCTATCCTCTGTTACACAGAAAATAAATTGATCTACACAAGGAAATTGTTGAAGTTTTGAGAACGAAAATCCCAATTGTTTTTCGATGTTGTCAACCAGATCTAAATATCGGATTATAACTTGACAATTATTATGCGAGATTTCAATAAATTTAAATGCTTTAAAATTTGAGACATTTTCTTGTAATTTTTTCATTATTTCATCATAGCATTCTTTCGAAAATTCATGACCTATAATAAACCATTTCGTAGTTCCATCAGACCTTTCCCATGCTGGTCCATCCTCTCTGTGTAATACACCGTTTATCCGCCATTGCTTTGTTCCATCAGCCCATTCTATAGCTGGTCCATCTTCCCGGTGTAGTTTTCCATTCTTGAGCCATTCTTTGGTTACCTCTGGATATTCAACAAGTGTATTAGTATTCATATTATCGCATTTAACGTCGTTTACCTCGCGAGACATTGTGTTTATAATGAAATTTTGCTTTTTAAAATACAAAACAAATTTAAAACTAATTGATTACCATGTAATCTTAAATTATATATTAAACAGAATAAATAGGTTCATCGTGTTCTGTTTGCTTCAACAATATTTTTTCTATAGTAAACCTCGTGGGTTCATCCATTGATACTTCTGTAATGTAAAAAATAGGTTTTGAAACAATGGGAAATGGCAATGCTTCCTTTAAAGCAAAGAACTTTTTATGAAATGATAAAAGTATATTTTTCTTTATAGGATCAATAATATTGACTGTTCGTGTAGTCATGGACTTGTCACAGTCTAAGAGCGGAATATTACATTCAATAGGCAACAGACATTTCAACTTATCCATTTCTTTCTTGACATTTTCGAGTTTAGAATCATCGCATTCTCCCAGATAACATAATGGCATACAACGATTGGAAATATTTAGTTTAAAATCAACTGTGTATTCTTTCATTTTGAGAATTCTAAAATTATGTGAAAATTTACTGTTTGAAAAGTGATTCGAAAAAATGAAAAGAAAAATGAAAACTAGAATCGTTTTTACAAAAATACATCAAAAATATCTTACAGAAGGGGACTTTTTCCAACTGTTTCAAACCACAGAGAAATTTTATTTGTCAAAACCAATAATTAGAATTAGTTGATAATATAAGCAGTCGAAACAACATTAGATTTCACCATATCTGCGCTTATTTCTTTGTTCTCGTGAATTGTTGTCTACTGTAGCAGATTCAGTCACATCTTCATTCTCGCGTACTCCTTCAAATTTATTCAAATATTCTTGAGTGACTCGAATTTGTGCGTTATCTACAAGTTTATCCATTGGATTATGAAGATGTCTTATTCGATCTATTCTTTGATGGCATTTGTGTTTATATCCACCTTCAATTGCTCTTCCTTTTTTCCAGACACAAAATAAGGGTTCATTTAATACCTTCGTATTCGTTTTAACCTCTATACCTGAATATAACTCTATAGCAAAAAAATGTTCCATAAATTGGTCAACATAATAACACGTTTTCCAAAGCGGCTTTAATGGCCTATTGTTACAGCTCGCTTTAATTTTTGCATCGAGTGTCTGACGATCAGGTGGATCGAATACTACATATATCTCGCCATCGGTTTTTAGTTTTAGAATCTCTTTTTCGTCATCGTATGCATATGGAGTATATTCCTTACCACAACGAGTCCACTTTAAGGCACCTTTTTCAAAATCAGGGTCTTGAGATTGTTTAAATATTAAACAATTCCATTTTTTAATAAATGCCAATAAATCAGGTTTTTCTGCGCTGGCTTTTTCTTTTTTATACTTTTCATAGGTGTCTGATGTATCTGCTTTTTTTATGTTGAAAGCTTGAAGTACTGAATGGAAATATGGATTACAAATAAAATTATCTTTCCCGATCATTTCAATCATTGCTTTGGTATTCGGTTTATCAAAAAATGTTTTATTATCTAAAGTTGGATCTAATTGAATCAACTGTGCCAAAGAAACCAAAAAATCATCTTCAGCTTTATAAATCCACTTTTTGAGTACCGTGTTTTCTACCATAGACAGATCTACTGCATTCTTTACACGAATAAAAACAACATCTAAATTATTTGTTTTACTTTGCCGTGTTAAACCATTTACATATGTTTCTTTGTGTCTAAGTTCCACGGAAACATTTAGGTCGATTCCTCTTTCATAAAAAAGAAATCTGCTTTGATAAGGTACCATCATAGCTTGTACCTTTGCCAAATTGAATTCTGCGTTATCGTTTTGTCTATTTCTTATATTTCGTAATGCATTAAAAAACGTTTCATGTAACGCATTTGGATCCTCTATTACCATTCTTACTTTCAGAGGCTTCTCACAATAAATTACTGGCACCGGAACAGTAGTAAATATCGCTTTGCCATCTGCCACATAAATAGGATAATATAAAATCTTATCTATCATTTTATCTTTTTTACCACTTAATTGGAAAATATCTGTAATAGTTTTATTTCCAGATAATTTGATTGGTATACCAATTTCGTCGCCATTATCGAAATAAGTTTGTTCAATAATAGTTTTTTTATACCAAACAGAACCATATATTTTGACTAAATCTTTACATACATCCTGTGTTTCTTTGAAATAATTTAGATGCCAGTAAAAACCCAAGCTGATCATGTACAAGTAATCGAACTCATCTGGATGTGATTGTATGTATGGATCTCCCAGCATATTCTCTTTCATTTTACAAAATTCAAAGAATGCTTTTCCAATCTGTTCAGCGGTAGTTTCATTGTTTATAACGAATAAAAATAAATGCTGAATTACCGTTTGTAATTTTTTAAGGAGTTTTTCTGAATAGATGCCTGGAAAAATGACAAGTAGTTTCAAAAACCAACATGCTTGATAAAAAATTTCTTTTAATTCTCGTTCTTCTAAACCGCTATTTACCACACTAATATCACGTATATTGAAAATTCTAAAATTCCCCAAGAAATTGATAGTAGCATTATCTAATTGAATTGCTCCACCTGAACGATATTCAATATTGAAATTGATTTTTACTGATAAAGACATTTTCGAATTATTTAAAATAAAAATAAATTTGAAAAGCATCACGTTTTGATCAGTTAACTATGAAAACAAATTAACTTAAACTAACACGGGAAGTACATTTTGTGCTTTTTTTCCTATGAGATATTTTCTGGGCGAACGAAACAAGTTTTCATCCGCTGTTTTAATTCACAATTCAACTCCAAACTGAAACAATCATTCATATAAATATCAAAATGGGTACTCAATTCATTGAAACAAGAGAAAAAAATGATTATAAAAGTATATTTTCATTAAAAGCTTTTAAAAAGATGCAAACTATTGCAACGGATGATACTAATATTTATATCAATATCCATGAAATGCTTCGTCAGCATCCAAAATTAGTAAATGTAAATTTAAATTTTGATTGCGGAGAAGTTGCTGGTTTATTTCTATTGAGCCAATGTTCGAAAATTCCACAATGGTGGTGGGACCTTTATCCGCGAACACCAAATCACCCAGTCGTTGACAGAATATTAAAACGATTACAAGCACGTAAACGTATCATTAAATCCATTCCAATGTTTCAATCGTTTAAAGAATTAAGTGATAAAGCTGTAGCATGGTTACTTGCAAAAATATCTTTGAATTATTATATGCATCGAATAAATACGAATGGTATAGAAAACGTGATTTTAAATCTACCGATATCATTTGCGTGTCTCAATCATTCATGCTCACCTAATGTAATTATAGCAGGAATAATCGGCGTGGAATGTTCAAAGCCATATAGAAGTGTTTTAGTAGCTATCAAACCAATTAAAAAAAATGAAGAATTATTTTTTAGTTATTTGAAACCAGATGAATTAAAATTATCTAAAACAGAACGACAAACAATATTAATGAATGGTTGGGGTTTTAATTGTACTTGTCAACGATGTCAAGCAGAATAAAAATGATAGTTTACTGTCTTTTGTCGTAGTATTTGACTTTTCATATTTTATTATCGTTGTTAAATTAAATGAATCATTTTAGCATAAAAATTAGATTTTGTAAAAACCTTTCAACTGTTAACAGCATGTCGCTCATAGTAAACAAATTGAAAAACTGGGATGATAGACAGGGTTTAAAACCAAGAAATGGGTTTATTCCAATTTTACCAAATAAAAATCATAGATATTTTCAATTGAGTCCAATGATACTTGGTCCAGTTAATACAGGTGAAACTGATTTCCCAATGGCTTATAATTTAGAGAATTATTGGCAAGGTTCAAAAGTTTTTAAACAAGACTTAGAACCAGATGAAACAATTGGTGAAAAATACAAACAGAGCAAACGGAAAATGTATTTGGATAAAACTCCACACAGACATAAATATAAACGTGGCATGCGTCCAATATGCACAATATTTTATGACGGCACTATCGAGAAACGATATCAATATATTGAAGCACGTAAATTTTATTGTAATCATTATACATTTTTAGCTAAACAACAAAAACAATATCAAACGATATTAGAAATGCTGAAATCAGGCAAAAATTTAGAAATTTTAGGTTATGATGGTTCGTATCTTGACAGTCGTTCGAGATCGTTAGAAGATGATATTAAATTTCATTATAACGATGATAAAGAACCATTTGGACATGAAAAAGTTTTATTTACAATGTTATGTAAAGATTTAGGATTGATTAAATCATATCCATGGCCAGACTTAGAGGTTGAATCATTTTATCCTAACAAAATTTGATTGTCTAAAAAGATTTACAATTGATTTATGCCCAGAAATCAATTAGGTGATGAAAAGTACTGCAGACCGTTTGTCCACCACTCCTTAGTTCCATCAGATCTATCAATTGCAGGCCCATCATCTCGATGTTGTAAACCAAATGAATACCATTCTTTAGTTCCATCAGATCTCTCAATTGCTGGTCCAAATAAACGATGTAGCTTACCATTGCTATACCATTTTGTAGTTCCATCGGCATATTCAACAGCTGGTCCAAGTTCACGATGTAGCTTACCATTTTGCCACCATTCTCTATCTCCATTGGGATATTCAACAGCTGGACCATCTTCCCGGTGTTTTACACCGTCTTTATACCAAAATTTTAATCCATAAGGGCTCTCAATAGCTGGTCCATCTTCTCGGTGTAATAGACCATGTTTATACCATTCGTTAGATCCAATGGGTCTCTCGATTGCTGGACCATCGTCTCGGTGTAATTGACCATCGTAATACCATTCTTTTCTTCCATCGGCATATTCCACAGAAGGTCCATCTTCACGATGTAATACATGATCCCCAATACACTTTTGAGTTCCACCATATAACCTTTTTAGTCGAAAACATCCATCTGTTTGCCAAATTTTAGTTCCATTGATATATGCAACAATTGACATACCAAGATTGGATGTTTCAGTATTTTCATCCGATTTCTTGTTTGTATTCTGTTGTTCTGAAAAGTACTTATTGATTTCACTTCTAAGGTCTAAAAAGTGTTTGTTAATAATGGCCTCTAACTCTTTGTTTTCTTGTTCTCTCACTTTTAAAAAGTGTTTGGTTTGTTGTTCTCTCAGTTCTGAAAAATATTTGTTAACAATGTCAACAATGGCCTGATTAGATCGTTGTTCTGTGTTTGCTTCCATGTTGTTCGTTAAGTATTTTCAAAAATTCTAAGTTAACAATAAATGAAAAATGAAGCAGAAATTTAAACTTAATCGATGAACAAGAAATTTTTGACGTACAGACGGGGACTTTTTTGATCAAAATATCTCTTAACTTGGTTTTTCAAAGTACCTCAGTTTTTTCATTTTTAATTCAGCATCATCTGTATTATTCATGTTTTTATTATCCTCTTAAATTTTACAAATCAAAATGGAAGATAAAGAATGCACGACATGCAAGTGCAAAGTCACCACTGATCGATTTATCGATATTTGTGAAAAACACGAAACAGATGAGAATAATGGATTATTAATTCAAGAATGTGATGGTTGTTGGCAATATCTCTGTTCAAATTGCAAAATAATTTGTTATAGATGTGACAGGGAAAAATGCAAACATTGTGTACGAAAGTGCGATATGTGTCAAGAAATCTATTGCAGGGCTCGATCAACTCAAGGCAAACACTGGTGCAATGGAATTGACGGTTGCTCAGATTGTAATCTTAAAATGTGCGGTGGGTGTTATTATTCCAGAGATCATAATTGTGGGACTAGACATAAACATAAAGGTGGATACTACTCACCTGGTGAAAATTGATTTAAATTTTCTAAATAAGTAGCAGAACGGGACTTTTTTGGGCAAAAGATATTTTAGCCTGCTTTTTCAGCCTAGCTGCTGCTTTGCATATTTCATTATTCATCATTTTTCATCATCAAATAAAAAAATTAAATGATCGATCTTGCTTTACGAATAAAATTAGATTCCAAAATGGCACATAAAGTTCCAAAAGAAGTTAAAACTGCATATGTTCCAATTAAAACTTCAAATGTTCAACCAGTTGAAATTATGAAGCGACAATTGCGTCATTATTTAAAAGAAACTCCAGAATACAAAACACAACATTATGAAAAGATACTTAAACAATCACATTGGAATGATGCCAAATCTTGTTATTGTAAGTATATGATATCAAAAATTCGAAACTTTTACATGAAATAAAACTGACTTCGATTTTGTTTGTTGTTTTTTGATATACAGCTAAAAATGGATTCGTAAAGGCTGCAGTTGAAGCATATAATGCACATCATAGTTTTTCTATTAGACCTGATGATGCGTGGTTAGCAATTCTTATTCAATTTTCAAGTTACGTAAATGCAAATGCTGAAAAATTTCGTGGACAATTTGTTAAACACGAAGGAAAGAAAGAATTAACTGTTACTCAATTTGCTACTCTAAATACTGCAGATTATGCATGGTTAGCTGAACAAATGACAGATAAATTAAAAGAAAATTTGATTGATCCAAAATTAAAAGATTGGATTATACCACATTTTTCAACAACTACATTGGATGATATTACTATTGCAAGTGTTGTTTTTATGGCAACTATGAAACAATATTTTGATTATAAATTTTCACTTTTATGTGGTATTCCTGAAACACGAATTTATGGAAATTTAGATGATTGGGTCAAATTAGATAAAAGAGTTAAAGAATTAAGAAAATATGGCGAAGTTTGTTGTAAATGGGCTGATATGCTTGAAGCAATCATTGCTCAATTTATGACCGTTCTCAGTGGTGATATCGATTATTCGTTTTGGAGTCGTATTTGTAATCATGAAGGTGGTGGATCAGGTCCTACTTATTTAAGTGGATGGATTACTGCATTTTGTGTTTTTAATGAAAAAGGACAATGGTTAGGTGATAACAAAGAAATCAACACTGGTTTTAAAGGAAAAAAGACTACAGAGTATCATTTTATTGATATGGATGAAATTCCAGCTGGTTATGTTACTGTTCCTGTTAAAATTGATGAAAATGGAACAATACATGAAAGTTTAATGTTTGCTGGTCATTTATTAATTGAAACGGAAGATAAATTTACTATTTGTCCAAAACCAACTTGGGCCATCGTTCTTAGACCCAAAGACGAAAGTAAGCCATCATCGGAACATTCCTAAACCGAAGCCGCATTAATAAAGACAAAAGTAATCCAGATAAATAATTTAGAAGAATCAAATAAAACTAATCGTAGTTTGTTTTTTGTCAGTTTTTGTATATTTTGATCTTTGTAGATTATGATGAGCAAACCTTAATTGATTCAAATTGCAATGAGAAAACATTGTTTGATGATGTACTGATCAATGTATTTGAATATTTATCAGAATTAAAAGAAATTCTCAGTGCAGGCAGAGTATGTAAAACATGGCGCACAGCAAGTCTCAATGAAGCAAGCTGGAAAAATGTTCATATCAAATTTAGGTCTAATAATCAAATGAAACGATCCAAGCATTCTCCATATTATTCAAACTTTAAAAGAATGGACATACCTTATGATCGATATAAAAAAATAAGTTCGTTACCAAATTTAACACATTTAAGAATTTTGGGAGGATTCAATTCATTTATTAAATTACCCGATACGCTTGAATATTTTGAAATGGGCGATAACTTTAATCGAAAGTTTGAAACACCTCCAAACTTGATTAAATTGATAATGGGTTCAAGTTTTAATCAACCTGTGACATTATTAAATGGATTAAAGTACCTCCAATTAGGATACAGTTATAGTCATATATTGGACTTACCATCAACATTAGAAATTTTTAAAATGGGTAGTGATTACAATTTAACGTGTAAATTGCCATCTTCATTATTAGAATTACAGCTCAGTGGATCTTTCGATCAAGAACTTGATCTATCTCAATGTCCAAATTTATTAAAATTTCGCATAGGGCAAATATTTAATGAAATTGTTACATTTCCATTAACCCTTGTAATTTTAGAATTAGGGTTCCTATTTAATAAAAAAATAGATATAACGAAACTAGATAATCTTAAAGAATTTCACATGGGACATGGATTATTCAATCAACATGTAATTTTACCTAAAAATTTAGAATTTTTAACGATAAACGGTAAATTTAATCAACAAATTATATTACCGAATTCATTAAGAAAACTACGAATATATGGAAGTTTTAATCAACAATTGGTTCTTCCATTTAATTTAGAAGAATTGTATTTAGGTGATTCTTATAATATGCCACTTGAATTAAACCAAAATCTCAAGGTATTTGAAATGGGATATTCGTTTAATCAACAAGTCGATTTTCCAGAATCATTAATTAAACTTGAAATCGGTAGAGGATTTGAACAGCCAATTAAAAAATTTCCTTCGTCACTAGAAGAACTTTATATTTTTTCTGCTTATTGCAGTGAACCTGTACCTGATATCCCATTAACAGTTAAAAAGGGTTCTATTGACCGAAGCTTAATACGTTTAATGAAGCCTCATCATTTAGGGTTAGGAATAGAATTTTATTAAAATTTTGCATGCTAGCATAGTTAATTAATTTAAAATTAATCTGTTATTTGCTCACGCCACCAATGATGAACTGCAATATGATAGCGTTCACGAAGTCGAATAGATCTATATAAACATTTGAAATCACGTTCGATAGGTAATGCGTACCATCTAGAATCAGGATAGAAATTCTCTAATGACCTCAATGCTGGACGATTGCTTTTATATAATACCTCACGAGTGACTTCGTCATTACTAAGATATATCTGAAGACCATTTCCTGCACGACGCAATGCTAATCCTACAGGATGATCGTAATTGTAAGATTGCCAGCAATACACAATTTTCTTCTTTGCGTCCAATAGACAAACATTTACATTCATACCCCAAGCGTATCGATTTGCAACAAACGCGATATATCCAGGCTCGTTAAACGCTGGCATCAACACGAATGTATCATAGAATCGATGATCTTCATATCTGTATAAGGCTTCATGTGAACGGAGAGGTTTGTTACATAAATTACGGATCCTTAATTGTTTATTATTTAAACATAAGTTGCCTCTTGGACTGAACGCGACTTCACCCCTCGGAGTCTTCATGGGAAATTTAGAACTGATACATGATTTTTCAATGGCTTCTGAATCAAAAGGCATCAATTTAACAACCATATTAAGTGATCCATCAGCGTTAATATCGATTTGATATTCTATTTGACCTTCTATGAATAAATGATAACCTTCAATTGGAATATCAGTGTTTTGTGGAACTCTTTCAACTCCCATTGGAATATTTTCGGGTAGTTTAATCTGTTGTTCAGCGACTAAAGCACGTACATCATCTTTTAGTTGTTTTACTTGTTCGTCGCTTATTTCATGATAGTGTTCTAAATTCTTAAGATGGATTTCATTCAACATTTTTAATAAAGCAAGCGTTTGTAATGCAATCGAATATCAATTGTCTAAATGATTTTTATGCTGTTATTGAACAAACAACGCAATAGAAATCGATGCTTTCACAACTACTGTGAGATGCCATGTTACTTGATGACGTTATTGATGAACAAAAAATATAACACACAACAATTAAATTGCAATTCATATTTTTCATTCATCTATAGCGTCATCAAGTAGCATGGCATCTAAGTAGTTTTGAAATAATCGTCTGCTTTCAGTTCAGAAAAATCCAATGAAAATGAAGCACAAAATCTAATGGGTATAGTGCAAATTACTTAGATGATCCAGCTATCGAACAAACAGATGGAACTAAAAAATGGTACATAAATGATACTGAGTTAACATCTGAAATTACTAGAAACTTTCAATGTATAATTTATACACTTTACAATGGTGAATTTGTAATTCATATAATTTATACACCAAAAGATTCCAGTGATTTCAGATGTTAACTCAGTATCATTTATGTACCATTTTAGTTCCATCTGTTCGTTCGATAGCCGGATCATCTAAGTAATTTGCGATACACCCATTGGATTTCAAAAACGAACGACTTCAAGAAAATTAGACAATAAATCAATCAGATAACGCTGCAAATATTTGAATAGACGGAAAAGACTTTGATCTAGAAAGTCAAAGATATGTTTAGAGTATTTGCCCAAATCCTTCGTTGAAATAAATTAAATACTTTACAGCAGATCTGCAATTCATATAATTTATTTCAACAATGAATTGGACAAATACTCCAGACACACCTTTGATTTTCTCTTCGATTATTTGATTGTCTTGGTTTGATGCAATCCGATATGGTAAGAAAAAGACTTGTAATATTACTAGAATCGTTCAATATATAAATTATACACTTTACAATGATAAATTTGCAATTCATATAATTTATATATTGAAAGATTCAAGCAATTGTGCTAGTCGATGTCTAACCAGTTTGGATTGCATCAAACCAAGACAATCAAATAATCGAAGAAAATTGAACACCATTTGGGATGTGACATGAGTGTTTTGATTTAATAAATTGAATGAATTACAATAATTGTAAAGTATATAGTTTATTAAATCAAAAGACTCATGTCACATCCCAAATGGTGTTCAATTTCCTAGCTTCGGTGAAGCCATTTACGGAATAGACATCTGTAAATCTTATCCTAAATCAGATTGACATTTTACTTGAAAATGATTGAAATACTGACTTATCAAGCGAATTATCATCCTACTTCAATCATTTTCAAGTAAAAATATCAATCTGATTTAGGATAAGATTTACAGATGTCTATTCCATAGATGACTTTACCGATGCGACAAATCACCTCATTTAAAGGGTTTCATTTAGTAGCTTCCTGACAACTTAGAACTAAAGAGTGGTATATCACATCCAAATTATCTGATAATTAATCAAACGATTAGGATGTAATATACCATTCTTTAGTTCTAAGTTGTCAAGAGGCTAGTACATGTAACCATTCAATTGAGGTGATCGTCTAATTATTTATTCAGACAATTATCGAGCATTGTTACATTGATACATCTTTAAACGACTATATTTCAAACTTTCTCAATGTCTATTGCAATAAACATCCTACTAGTAGTCAACAAGTTCAGAACCAAGTTGAAAAGAGTCGGATAAAGATCGAAACAACGAATTCATTTTCATCATCTTGATCTTTATCTGACTCTTTTCAACTTGGTTCTGAACTTGCTTAACTACTACGAGGATGCTCATTCCAAAAGACATTGGGAAATATTTGAAACATAGTCATTAAAAGTTGTATCAATATAACAATGCTCGATAATTATCTGAATAAACAATAATTTTAATTTAATAATCTTGTGTCCGGATCAAAAGAAATACCGTTTGGATTAGAAATTACAATTTCTGTATTTCTTCACGATCGTTCCACTTGATATAAAGTTCATGTGGATAGTATCCATTATGTTCATTCCATGCATAGAGTTGGATCTTCCGTTCATCAGTCAGTGTAATATTAAAATAAACATAGCCACTATTGCTATCATCAAGTATCGGACCACCGTTGGGTTCCCCAAATTCTTCACGAGCCTTTTGATTGGAAAACCCCATTTGTTTAATGTGTAATCCAATTAAAGTTTCAAAAAGACTGGAATCCCTTTTAATATTGTTGAACCTGTGACGGAAAAATCGTTCAGAACAATCCATTTGTTTTATATCTGGAATTCGTTCATCAAAGTATAAAAGTAATCCATTCTCCTCACAGCAAAAATGCCATGTTTCCATCATTATCATTATTTGTTGTTTATCAGTCGTGATAATATATCCATTCCATTTTACTTTCCGTACGTATCCACGAATTATAATATTCGTTTTACTCTCATCGAGTTCGTAATTTTCAACATATGTTACATTTTGAATTACTTCGTCCATATTTGAGTTTTTGGATTTTTTGAAAATTTGAGGTTTTGAATTGTGACAGGCTAAAATATTCGGTTTTTTGAAGTTTTTGACATTTTGGAAAATTTTCGGAGATGACAAAGCGTATGGTGGGACAAAACCCCAATTCTGAAAATTTTGCGTAAGGTGGGACACAATTCTGTTTCGAATAAAAATTCACATGAATGATCACACTGAAACTTTATAATAATTTAATACTTTCATGGTTAGCAGTATATATGTCATTAATTTAAATAGTTTAAAATTTGATCAAAAACTCCATTTGCCACTCGCCTTTTGAACTCGCGCGCCGGAGATATTTCCACGCAAATTTTGATCATCTCAAAACCGCTCGAACAGTTTATGCTTTTTTTTAAATGCCATTTTTTAAATTTTTTCAAAAATGTCTCAATCACCTCGATTTTCTCAATCGTTACTATCACCTCCACAATCTGGATTCATATTCTCACCAATTCAATCCTTTTCTTCAACGCCATTATCATATCGATATGACTCAACAACTTTGAAACATTTAAATGTGCCAAATACAACTACACCTGATTCTAGTTTTGCAAATGATCACGGATTAATTGAAACTAGATTACCAAGTCCAATACCAGAATTAACTTCTGATTTTACATCAACAAAACGACCTCAACGTTCATTGTTTCATGACTTTTGTAAAACACCAAATAAAAAACAAAAAACATCCATTCCAAATGATGCTTTTCAATCACAATCCATAACGGATTCATCGTTTTATAATGATTTAGATAAAACACATGTAATTGATCCGACATGGACACGAATTGAAATCATTGAATCTTCAAATCAAAACAATTCAGATTTGAATGAAACTCAAATGTCAATATTTTTAAAAAATCAATTTCAAAAATATATTTATGATCATCCAAAAGATCAAATATTTACTGTTGATGAAGGAATGAAATTTGAATCATTAGCTAAAATTAAACAGAGTCATATAAAATTAAAATTAGGTCCAAGTATTCCATTTCCGCTTGTGGTACATTCAAATCAATTTAATAATTGTAGACAAAAAGGTTCAGTACGTTATGATGGATTTGGTCAATTATTTGTTCACGATGAATTGATTTGGATTCGTGAAAGTCGAGAATCAGTTCATTATCTTGGATTAAAACAAGGTTCAAATACGACTAATTTAGATAAAATTATTGAACAATTAGAATTATCAGATCAACCGGAAGAATTATTAATGGTTACACGATGTAATTCAAAACGACGTATTGTTTGTTTAGATGTTGATTCAAATGATAATGATAAACAGTATAGTGGATGGACAATTTCTCATGAATTATGTAATTTAAAACATTCAACACAAACAATGACAATTGATATTGCATCTATTTCATCACATCGTAAATCACAAGGTTGTAATGAAGAAATTACATTAGATGTTCAATTAAATTTAAATATTCAAATGATTTATGATCCACTAATGTTTCAATTTGGTGATTATACAGCTCAAACAAGTTCTAAATTTTTGAATAATCAATGTAATACATTTTTACGTGAAAAAGCATCAACAGTTTATTTATTACCTTATTGGGAAAAACAATTATCATCAAGTACTGAATCTGTAATTAAACAATTAGAAAAGAAATTTCAACATATTCGTACATTTAATGGTAAAATTCCGTTAGAAATGAATAAATCATGGTATGCATTATCTAAATATAAAACAGAAGAAATTAAAACTGTATCTAAAACAGAAAAAACTGAATCAGAACGAATTATAAATATATTTTATTTTGCATGTGAAATGTTTGAATTATTTCAAGGACAATTATCAAGAAAAGCTTATACACCTATTTTTGTTTTATTAATAACACCTGATACATTATGGGATTGTTTCTTATTTTTTCAAATTTATGAACGTTTACAAATTATTTATCAAATTAATAATTTACATGAAATTACACGATATTTTAGACGTCGACGTATTGATTTAGATTGGTTAAAATTACTTGCAAAAAGTCATTTCTTTCAATCATTAGCTAGACCATTATATAATTATTATGAAGTTTGTTCTGCTTTTAATCCAAAAACCAGTCGACAAATATTAAATAATACAATTTTAAGATTAATTCATTTTGAATTACAACGAAAAAAAATAGATTTACCTATATTTCATGTTTTTAATTGTTGGATTGAATTATCTAAAATTGAAAAACTTGATCAATTTTTATTACAAGAATCATTTGAATTAACTGAAAATACATTTGCATCAGATATTGAAACTGGTTGTTTATTAGAAATGTTAGAAGACTCAATAAAGGGTTTAAATAAAATAAAAATAATGGAAATTTATCAAAATTCATTATCAAAATGGTTTGATTGTGATATTTATCGTACAATTATATCACGTTATCTTCCGCCTATTATTCAACATACATTAACAAGTAATGAAACACGTCAATTATTACTTCATTATTTAATATTATATCAAAAAAATCCATTCCCATTTAGTACATCAGATGTTGAAAATGCTTCAATTATGTGTTCATTAATGACATTATTTCCAAGTTTAGCTGGTGTTTGTATTAGTGATAAAAATAGAAAACGACATAAATTATTTAAATTAAGACAACAAAAAAATCCAGATTTTGAAAAAGATGTAACACGTTATTTAAATGATGATGATAAAGCAAATATTCAATTAATTGGACATCAATGGTTTTTAAGTTCAATGTCTACAATGACAATTGATTATATTAAAAATCCAACAACTCAAGTAAAATTACCATTAGGTCGATTATTTGAATTTTCAGAATGTCAACGTTTTCATTCACATTTAATTAAAATAATTCAACCGAAACCTATATCAAATCATAGTGCTAATATTGAATTTCCATTTGATATTCGATGGGATCCACATATTTATGCAATTACAAATAAAATCATTAATTCATCAAATTCTGTAAGTGTAGAAAATTATGTTGCTATTAAAATTCAAAATATTTGTGATAAATTATTATCAGATGAAGATTGTCAATTGGTTAAAACATTAAAAACGACTGCTGATTGGTTTGATGCTTATATTACAAATTATGATTTAGCGATTAAAATGCCTATTTTAAAAGATGTTCATAAATATCAAATAATATCATCACCTGTTCGAAAAGAAGACATTGCATTAATTTTAACACCTAGCAGATCTATTTGAAATTCTCGCATTTTTAAACCCGAAACTCCATTTGTCGTTTGACCTTTTAAAATATCTGTTCCAAAAAAGTCCCCGTCTGCTCTTTCAAAATTTGAACTCTTCATCAAAACTTATGAAAAGTGTATTCATAAATCATTTTCTATATTATTTTAAAAAATGGAATTCGTATTTGTACAACCGTATTCTGTAAAAACATTAGATGTTGCAGGTCTTATTGCATCATCACCAAATGAAAGATTTAGATGGGAACAATATCGTATTCATTATGACCGTATAATTCAAATGTCAAAACATGATAAATATATTTTTAATAAACCAATGTTTCTATCAAATGAAAATTGGTCAAATGATATTCGTTTACTCAAAAGATTTAACATTATTAGTGTAGCTGTTTCTTTAGAATCATTAACAGATGATCAATTATCCAAAAATTTACCATTATTACAAGCATTTCAAACAGTGTTTATTACAACACTTGGTTATTTGACAATTAAACGTTTAGAGACGATTCAACAATTAACACAAACACGTGTTCGTATTACACCATCAGTACGATTTGAATATTTAAGAATATTTAAAAAATTCGAATTAGAGAAAAATATTGAATCTATTAATTGGATTATGCCACCTACTACAAAATTAACGTTTGATTTAATTTGTTCAATGATTCGAGATTTTAATCTGAATTATATAAGATTTATTCATGTAGGTGATTGGGATAGTTCAAATCCGTATGGTTGGTTTTTATTAGAAAAATTTTTATCTATTGAAACTCTTTCTATTGTTAATTATGAAGAATCAAATAATTTTGTTACTTGTAAAATAAAACCATATGATGTAATTAAACAATTATATAAACTTCAAACAATCATTTGTTGGGTTCATAAATTATTACCTATGGATTTTATGAGATGGATTCCTAGATTATTAAATTTAGTATTAATGTTTCCTTTTCAAATTGAATTACCAACATATGATGCAAGACTTTATAATGAATTATTTAAAGATATTACAAATATTATTATTTTTACACATGGTTGTAATTTACTTAAAGTTTTAACATATTATTTACCAATTGATATTCAACCTGATCAATTAACTATTGTATTTAAAGATGAAAATATTGGAACACCAATTGAAAAAACATTAAAACATTTTGATTTAAAATTTCAATATTCAAAAGTTCAAACATTATTAATAGAATATCATACAGTAGATCCAAAAGGTTATTTTAAAAATTTATTAATTTATTGTAAATTATGGAGTCGATTATTTCCAAATCTTTATCATTTAAAATTAAGACACTGGGCACCTGAAATGGCTCAATTTGTATTATATAATTTAACTGAATGGACATCACTACAAAAAATTACGAGTAATTGTGATGTTTTAATGCATGGTAATAAAAAATATAAATCAGTAATTGTTCAAAAAATTGCATTTGATTCAACGTTTAATCAAATTAATTTTCGTTATTAAAAGAACATATTGTAAATTTGTTCGTTTTTAAGCATTTAAATGTATTATGTATAAATTATAATTGTAATCATGATTGTACAACAAACAAATTGTATTCAACATTAAAGTTTGATCACAATTCTTTTCTTTATTTCTGTTTTGAATTCAATAAATGTTTCAATGCTCCAGCATAAATATATAAAAAAATCAATGAGTATTTAATTTAAATAATAAAAATTTGATTAATTATTCAAACTAGCTTTAGCTGGCCAACTAATTTTTAATCTAACAAGATGTCTCAAAATTTTGTTAGCGCTTCTGGTCCACAATCAAATATTGTTCCTGTTCTAAATGGTAAAAAAGGACGAATTGTTCAAATTAAATCAAAAGGACGTGGACAACCAATTACACCTCAAGCACTTGTTGTTATAAATTGTAATTTTGATAATGATAAACAAAATCGTGAACGTGATGAAAAAGAAATTCTTGCACCATATTCAGATGAAGATGCCGTTTATTCAGCAGCCAAAGGTGAATGGTGTTTAGCACGTGTTGATACATTTTATACACGTGGTCCAAGACCAACAATTGAAGAAGAATCACCTGTACATGCATTTACAAGTGTTAATGGTTTAAGAAAAAATGATCGTGTAGTTGCATTGGGTATTGTTGATAATCCAAGTCAACAACATAATGGAGATATTACACGTGATTTTGCAGGTGTTGCACGTATTGCTGGTGCAGCAACTGGTACAAATACAGGAGCAGAAGCAATTCATGCTATGTCACATGTTTATTTAATACCTGTACCTTATACTGTTCATGATGAAAATGGTGATTTACAACCAGGCATTGATTATTCAGGATTAGGTGTTCCTTCAAATAAATTTTATCCACAAACGATTGCATTAGCAACGGGTTCAGTTAATAAACAAACAGCATGGTTAAGACGTCAAATTGATGATTTAGTCACAGGACCAAATATAAGGAATCCAAATAATGATCCTAAAAAATTAAAATCAAATATTGATAAATTTTTAACTGAAGGTAATTATCATTCTGATATGCCGTTATGGAATTGGGCTCATATCTATGCTTCATGGCGTCTCTTACAAGATCAAACACCTCTTATAATGGATGATCAGAATATTAATAATGGAGAAATTATTAACTTTTCATGGCCTTATGCAACTGGTGCATGGAAACAATACAAATCAGAACAAGATCGATGGAAATCACGATTTTTACAATCAATTGGTGAATATTCAAATATCCCTGTATCAGATTTTGACATACCACCAGTAGACACAGCTGATCTTCGTCAAAAATTTTTAGAATTAATTATTCAATTAGTTATTGCATTAGGACGATGTCAATCATTGCATCAAGAATACTTAGAAACATTTTATTTAGGATTAGCAACAACAAATTCACCACCTGGTGGACCATTAGATATTATATTAAGAGCAAGTCGTAGTTAAATTTTTATTCAGTAAGCAAATATTTTAGTAGTTTAAATGCAAATGCAAATAATGAGCATGCGAATAACAACAGATGTTAAAATTTGAATAATTATATTATTATTATTAGAACAGTTAATTAAATTTATCTACTTTTTTCTAACATTTCATGTGCAAGACGATCTAAACGTTGACGAGTCATTCGTTCATTAGATGCTTCATGTTCTCTTCTAAGTTGTTCTTTTTTTTCTTTAAGTTGAGTTTCATATTCTTTTTCTTTACGAGTTTGTTCCATTCGTTCTAAAAATGTTTTATATTCATCTGGTGTTGAAATCTTTTCTTCAATTATACTATTTTCTTTTGTTGATTTTGTTTTACCATTTGATTGACCACGTCGTTCTAAATTAATTGAACGATGAACATCTTTTAAACTGTATCTTGCTTTCTTTTTTGTTGGTTTATCATTTTCAATTACTTTTGGTTTTTTAGTCATGCTGTTAAACGTTTTTGATTTGTCCAAGTTCTAAACAAATAAGTTATATTAAGAATAGATCCAGCTGATACATAACCAATTAGCTGACCTAAAAATACATATCCTAAGTAATGTGTATTTTTGGATATGATAGCTGGTCCAATACTTCGAATAAAATTGATAGATGCACCAGTATATGGGAAAATGGTAGCAGTTGCAATAAATATTACTAAACCTGCTGCAATTGGCATAATTAATTTTTGAATTAAAATAAATTGAATTCCATGAATTGCTTCATTTGGATTAATATGATTTTGTAAACTTAAACTAAATATAATCATTCCAAAAAAGAAACTTGCAACAAATTCATAAAATATAACACGATCACCTGCTAATCCATCTACTGGTATTGTTGCACCCACAGATTGTTTATCATTAAATGCCCATGATAATGCAACAGCACCTAAAATTGAACCCACTAATTGTAATGACCAAATCCATAATACATGAATTAATGATATAACAACATTATAAGTACCTTTAGTTTGACCATTTACAATATCAAACATCCATGCTTGTAATGTTAAAAATGGATTAAAATGTTGTTCATCATAAACCATATAAAGAACAGATGTGACAGCACCAAATGTTGCAGCAATCATTGGTATACTTAAATCATGAACAATTGCCATTCCAACAATAAAAACAATTGCAAATGCACCACCAAATTCAATTAACCATTTTTCAATTGCTGTTAACCATGTATCATTCATGTCTTGAGCTGATTTAAAATCAGAAAATGTACGTGAAAGTGTTTCATATTGACGTGATTCAGGTTTTTTACGTAATCGCTGCATTTTTAAAACATTAATAAACAATAGTTCAAATAGTAAATTAATTCATAAAGAACAATCGATTACTTTATAATTTAATCATTTCATTTAATAAATCATCAAAAATCTGTTAGTCCCATTCACATACGCAAAATCGGGGGTAATGCAGGATTTTACGTATGATTCGTATGATTCGTATGATTCGTATAGCCACTTTTGGAAAAAAAATGAAAAACGCAGATATTATTTTTCGCCCGACTAGGTGCTGCAAGCCCGATCGGGTATAAAAATATCCGTTGACCCGACCCGACCCGAACTCGACCCGACCCGACCCGAAGTTTCAGCGATGCGTCTTAGAAACGTCTTAAGAAAATATCTGCTCCACTATAAAACGTAAAAAGCTGCATCACCCCCCAAAAAACGTATGATTCGTATGATTCGTATGATCCGTATAGCCACTTTTGGAAAAAAAATGAAAAACGCAGATATTATTTTTTATAGCCGTTGAGATTTCGGTCTTAAGAAAAAATATCTTTTAAAGTCAGCGATGCGTCTTACAAAACGTCTTAATAAAAAATATCTCTAAGTTTCAGCGATGCATCTTAAGCTCACTAATTCTAGAAATTGACTTAGCTTTTGAATTGCTCACTAATATAAAAATTACAAATTTTCTAATAAATCAAAATTTCAATTTGATGGCGTGGTCCTTAATTCTGTCATTAATTTATTAAATTGTGATGCTAGATGATTATCATTATATTGTGACCATGTTTGAATTGCATATATTACGTGTTTTGGTTGTAATTCTTTCATTCCACTTAATAATGTTATATCATAAGCATCTGTATAAATTTGTTGTGTGATTTCTTCAGCTGCCTGATGCAATGCCCTAAACGCTGATGGTTTAAATCTCATATCTTTCTTGTCTTCAGCAATCGGTAGACGATCTCGTGCAAATTTAACAATTCTAAATGATGCTTCACGATTTAGAAATGGTGCTACTGATCGCTGAGCCTGTATAACACGTTGTCGAAATCGAAACCATCTTGAATGACGTCTTTTCTTTTTTTCATCTGTTTCAGTATTTGATTGTTTTAATGGAATTCGAACTCCAGATTTAATTGGTTGTCTACCAGACTTTGAAGACTTCAATAATTGAAATTTATGAAGAGTTTTACGTGGTTTTTGTAATTCATGTTTGCCACGTTTACGATCCGATGGATCAGATGGACGTATTGCAGTTTTAGTACGTGCCATTTTTGTTTATAAATTTGAAGTTAATAATTAAGAAATGATTCAGAATCCAGTTAGAAATTTTGAAATCAGTAATTGACTATATTTGATTAATTAATTAAGTTTCATCTAAAAATATTAAATGATTTTTTAAGAAGCATTTAAATTGATTTTTAAACTTCTAAAATATTGAAAACACTAACAGTGAATTAGAAAGAAAAATGAATGAAGTATATGCTGATTTGTCTATAGTATGTGAAGACGAACGAAATTCTATATATCTAAATGTAATTGCTACAGTAAAATTTGTAGATATAAGTCAATTATTATTACTTGAAAATGACGAGGATCCATATGGTGCATTAGTTGAATATATTGATCTTTGGTTAAGAAATCAACCAGGACGAGAACATTGCTTTGTTGCTGGTTCAATTCGTCGTATATCAACAGTCAGTAGAGAATTACCACGTTCAATGAAAGTTGATATTGATGCAACTAGTATTGAATTATATTTGACTGAATCAGAATCATATGAATCTACAGATGAATCAATAACATATGATTCTACAGACACTGAATAAAAATGAATGTTCCAAATGATCTTAATCCTTCACCAAGAATGGATGGTGGAATTTTGGGGAATCAAGGCAACTCAAATATGCAAGCAGCCGGACAGGGAAATTCGGATACTGCTGTTCTAGTACCACCAACTCCACAATTAACATCTTTGCAAAGTAACTATGATTTTGCAATAGCCGACTTAATGAGAGCTGATGCTGTTAGAAATGAAACATTACGTTATTCTGTATCTAATCATAAACCTATCTATGCATATAATCCTGGATTATCCAAATACAAACGATTAGAATATTTTTATCGAGTAACTAGTTATCAAAGACCAATTTATACAACAAATCACTATAGTTTCGACACATTCGAGCCTGTTATACCTGCCCTAAGCCCTGTTCCAAATAATCCTGCTCCAAACAATTCAAATAATCCTGATTCAAATAATCTCGATCAAAAGGATTCAGATGATCCTGATTCAAATAATTCAGATAATCCTGATTCAAATAATCCCGATCAAAACGATTCAAATAAGCCTGATTCAAATAATCCTGATCAAAACAATCCAAATAATCCTAACAGCCTTCAACTTGGAAATGAATTTTATGATTTTGAATGTGTGTTTTTTACACCTCCTAAACGTCATTTATTTGCTTTTATAAGATGTATTTATGATACATTTGGTTATAGCACATTGAATGAGTGTTTTTCGTTTAATATTTTTTTAAATTCAGATGTTTACTTAGACGATCAATTCATGATTGATAATTGGGAAAAGGTGATTTATTGCTTTAATTTACCATGTTATGCAATTTCTAGAGCATTAAGTATTATACGATTATCTCATGAAAGTGAAACAAATTTAACATTATTTCATTTAATTCAAAATATTGGATCAATGACATTATTAGCACAATTAGCAAGTCGTGTAAGAAGTGATGTTCAAACTGGAACAAGTTCAAGAAATACATCACGTCATTATTTAATCGAACATGAACGTGCAAAAGCTGGTTTAATAACACAATTAGTCAATAAATCATATAATTTATCATTCAATGATTTAGAAAACGAAAATCGTTATATAGGTGTTGCTGTTGCTGTTGATGGTGTAAATGGTGATGCAGCTTCTATTAATTATTATTTGAGTGAAAAACAATGGATTAAACGACAATTACAAAATATTACAAATGCCAAACAAAGCGAAGAACTTCGTTCTGGTATGCAATCATTAACAGATGAAATTGATGCTAAAATTCCACCATTAAAATCAACAAATTTAAATTCATTTGATTATCAATGTTTGAAATTAAATTTAATTCAATTACAATATGCTAGAACAAATTATTTAACACAAAGACAAGATAAAACACATTATGTAATTGGACATAATAATACAATTTTTAATCAAATTGTTAATTATTTGTTTTATTCTACAAATCAATAATATTTTAAACAATAATCTAGTTAATTATTGACTAAAGGATCACAAATCATAATATTACAAATTCTTAATTGTCTAGCAACATTTATTTTAGTATAATGAATTTTTGGTTTACCTTCAATTTTTAACAATTGACAAAATTCTTTCATTAAACGTTGAATCGTTGATTTATTCGTTTTATAATCTAAATAACGAAGATCAAATGACCATATATCATATTTTGAAAAATCAGAGATTGATTTTGGTAAATGAGTATAATCAGATGGTATATCAGGAAATTTAGAAAATGGTAATTCTTTTAAATTTAATTGTAATAATTGCATATCAGTAAGTGTCAAACGTAATGCAACAATTAATTCAACATTTAAATCGTACATGGCTAAACTAGAATGATCAACACCTAATTTAGGTGAAGATTGATCAGTACGCCTTATTAAACATTGTAATGCTTCAATTTGTTTTGTTCGCGGACTTACATAATCACTTGTCATTAAAACATAAGCTTTACCATATGTTTTTTGAATATTAATAACATTCACAGGTGTTTTAAAACGAAGAATACGTTCCCATTTTGATTTTTGATTTGAAATACTTGAACAATCAAATATTCGATTATATTGACTTGTTTTTATATATTGACGACTTTGTGATTTTATTGTGTTTGTAGACCATGTTGATTCTGTATAATTTGTACCTTCTAATATTAATGCAGGTAAATAATCTTCATGTGTTTTTAATTTTTTCGATTTGATTGAAGCATGATCAATTTGTTCAGTTAGCCAATTTGAATCTAATAAAGCAACATAAGCATGTGATACATAGCCGTCTTCTGTGTTGAGTTGTCCTAAAATCAAACATTGTGTGTATTGTCTTAAATACTGTTGTAATCGATACAATACTATTTCTTTATCAGAATCAGAATCAATTGTTATATGTTTAAACATATAAAAAAATTCTAATAATAATTCAGCAAAATCTTCACAATCACCTGCTGATTTATCAGGATTTGGAAAACACCCAAATCTGCACCACTGATCAGTTCCTACTTTTTTTCTAATTCCTGTTCTAATTGAATCTTTTAAATAAAGACGTGAACGAATTTGCCATAATGCCATTTCACATATAAATTCACCCCAATCATTTTCATAATCTAATAATTCATCTATTGTCCAATTAAATCGTTGTAATGTAATCATAACAAGCCATCGTAACCATTGTAATGCACGATCTTGTTTTTGACGTATTTGATTTGATAATACAACAAAACTTAAAATTGGTAATCGTCCAATATGAGTATCAACATAAACAAAATAAGCATCATCATTTCGTTGATGTAAATCATAAATTGAATTGATTTGATCCATCCATTGAACCATTTTCGATTTATCACGTGGCAATACATCACTAATTGTTGATTCATTTACATTTATAGAATTATTGATTCTGATAGATAAAACAGCTTGAGTATGATGTTCAACATCTTTTAATTCAATTTTTATTGGTGTTTTTAAATGTTTAGTTGGAATATATGAACAACATAATAATGTTTGAATTTCACAACCATCTTCATCACGACCTTCAACAAATAACCAAAAATGAATAAAATCAGGAAATGATGGTTTATTTCTTAATATAAATATTTCATTTAATTCAATATCATTTTTAATTTCATAAATTGGATTATATGCTTGATCATCTTGAATATCACGACTTGCATAAATAAATAATTTATAAATTTCATTTGATTCAGGAAATAAAACATGTAATCTTAATGTTAATTGTAATCGGATAACAACATCTTCAAACAATTTTGTTATTGAATTTTGTTTTTGCATTAATGCACCTACTCGATTTACAGATTGAATCATTATTAATTGAATTTTCTATAAAAAAATAGATGCTATACAAACTAAATAAATTAATTAAACTAAAAAAATTGAAACTAAATCATAGAAATAAATTAAATATTATGAATCACTACTACTACTGTTCTCTGTTTCATCGCTGATTTCTGTATTATTTGGTGACACATCATTAGATTCAACTATGATAGTTGCATCTGGTGTACTCCATTCTCGAAGTCCGGTTAAATTTTGTCTTTCCCATTCTGAAAGTGTAGTTCCGATAACTCTATCGTCATTGTTTCTTGAAACACGTCTCTGTATTAATGCATTTGTATTCTGATTTGAATCATTTCTGCTGAGTTCTTCTACAATACTAGTGATACGATCACTAAAACTAGAACGCTCTGCACTTGGACTGTTTATAGGTATACGAATAGGCGGAATGACTCTAGGAAAACGAGGAATTACTACTGTTGGTTGATTGCTTACAGCATCCTCAACTTCATTGTTTCGTCTTTCTGATGGTGATATTAGATTGTTTCTAATCAAATCATCTATATTTCCAACCGCAGTTGATTGATTACTGTCATTAAGTTGATTAGAATCATGACTTAAACGATCTTCATCAATAGATGCATTTCTGTAAAAATATTTTGAAATTTTGTCTAGTAATTCACGAAGTTCAACAAGTTTAGGTTCAAAACGTTCATTTTCTATAGATGGATTATGATTATATGATAATTGTGAATCAAACTCATAATCTGTTAATTGTGAAGCTGTTGAAACTGCTCTATTAACTATAGATAAAACATTTTCAAAGTTATACGGTGGACCAGTACAATTTTTTAATACTACAGTCAAAATATCAAACAATTGTCGACGTTTTTGATTAGCTTTTCGTGTTGTCATAAGATTATTCCATTCTTTTAATAATGAACTCGTTAAAACAATTAATTCATTAATTTGCTGATGAATAAGTAAGTGAATATCTTCATTCGACAGCTTTAATTGTGAAACTATAGTTTTTAATGTTTGATTAAACGAATCTGTATTTGTTAGTCTAAATGTCAATCGATTGACCAGTGATAAAAAAATTTGTTGAATATAAATTAGATTTTCAGTATATTGAAAATGATCATTTTGATGAGATAATCGTTGAATCGATTCTAATGATTTTAACATATCACTGTATATTTTATGATGTAGTTTTTCATTTACTTCATGATCAGTTAATTGTCGACGCGTAATACTTAAATATGGTCCAGCATGATAAAGACATTTTCGACAATTAAATGTTTTACATTCTTCATCATAATGATATGGAATAGATGGATTATATTTTTGCTTACAAGGCAAACCAAGATAATTTTGACGTTTACATGTAAATCTTGATTGACCACATTCTCTTAAATGTAATTGATATGGTTTTGGATCAAGAAAAGATGTAAAACATTTATCAAATAAACAAATATATTGGCGATTCTTTTTTTCATTAATTTTTTGATCAAATTGTTTAAATCGTTTTTCTAATACCTCTTTAATTAGAAGCTGTTGTTTTAAGATGTTAGGTTTCTTTTCATAACTGGTAAACTGCTTTTTTAATCGTGTAACATTACATTGTAGTTGTTTCAAACCATCTATATATTGAATATTTGGAAAACGTAATGCACTTAATTTTGGATCTAATTTTATTGGTTTAGGACGACAAACTGGACATTGAATATTTAAACAAGATCTAATATCATTTGTTGAACGTATTTCAATTGTCATTTGATGATCAACATATCCATGTGCACAAAAATAACAAACTAAATGAGTATCACATGACATAATTAATAATGATCCATTTCGTTCTGCAAGACAAATTGAACAACTTGTTGTCTGATTAATTATATTTTGAATTGATTCAATTCCATTTTTAAATTCATTCAATGTTTGTGGATTAAGTGTCATTTTATCATTTAAATTATTTAAAAGATTTAAGTTCAATTTAAACTTCTTTTTTACTTTACTGAGAACATTTAAACATTTAAATATCTAATCACGATAAATTAAAATTAAAATAAGGATTAAAACTAATAAAATATAATTTTTAAATTGTAGATATCTATTCATTTATTATTAATAGCTTATAAAATGAATATATACAAACAACTCGAAAATGAATTAATTAAACAACGAGAATGTTCTATTTGTTTACGTGATCGAAATGATTGTAAAATTAAATTAGAATGTAAACAACATACAATATGTTTTTATTGTGCTCATGGATTAGCTATTCAATCAATGCAATATAATGCATCAGCACGTGTACCATTTTATGATTTAAGTATTCAATGTCCATTATGTGGTTCAACAACAAAACATTTTGTAGATGCTTCATTAAGTCAATTAGAATTTGAAATAGGTGAATCACGTGAATTTCGTACACGATTATCATCATTAATCAAATTAAATTCAACTGATTCAAATGATCAAAATAAATGTTATAAATGTGAATTTCAAAATTGTAATCAATCCTTCGATAATATTCGTGATTTTCAATCTCATTTACGACAATGTTGTACTAATCGTTATCCATGTCCATTAAAACCCAAAAATCCAAAAACAAATCTTATTGAGCCATGTAAACAATTAATTAATCCACAACCAGTAAATTGGGCAGATGCCCATTTTTGTATTTATTCATCATGTGAAGAATGTTCCAAAGATGGTGGTGCATTTGTTTTTGTTGATGCTCGTGAATTAATCAAACATCAAGAAAAGATGGATGCTTTAGATTTACAGATTAATCAAGCTCATATAATTTGGAATCGATTAATTCATAAACGTCATAATAAATTAAAAACAACTAAAACTGATTTATACAAGACAACTGTATGCCATTTAATAAATTATGTTTATGCAATTGAAGGATTAATTGAAAGTAATTTAATTGGTAGTATTGAATTTGTAACACGAATGAATAATAGTATAAGAGTATTACAAGGTGTTTATTGGACTTCACTGTATGATGATTTACAAAGATCTATATTAGACACATGTACACCATTAAGTCGTAAAATTCATCAGTTAATAAACTCAAATATAGTTCGAATTCAACATGCTATGACAATTTATCAAGAAGTTGAACAATTTCGTACTGAATTATATAAAATTGGTCCACATGATATTATTCAATATGTAATATTAATTTTAAAAAAAAGAAATGATTGGAATCAATTAATTGATAATTTTAAAACAATTGAAATAGAACCAATAATAATAATTGATGCAGATCAACAAAATAATATTAAATTAAAATTACAAGCTGCATTAGAAATATTACATGAATTAACATGTTCAGTTGCATTTAGAAATCATCAATTTAATCGTATTAAAAAACCAAAAGTAAATGAAACTTTATTGTGATTCACGCACTTGCCGTAGCCGTCTCGGACTTAAGACGCATCGCTGAAACTTCGGGTCGGGTCGGGTAACGGATATTTTTATACCCGATCGGACTTACAGCACTTTCTCGGTCAAAAAATAATATCTGCATTTTTCATTTTTTTCCAAAAAGTGGCTATACGAATCATACGCATCATACGAATCATACGTAAAATCCTGCATCACCCCCGATTTTGCGTATGTCAATGGGACTAACAGATATTTTCGGAATAATAAATTATTCTTATAATTTACAAACTAAAAATAGAAAATTAATTAATTTTTAGGTTTAAAACCAGGTGGAACTCTTATTGTTTTTTGATTCGGTTCTTTTTTTTCTTCATGTTTAATTTCATGTTGTGTATCATTATTGTTTAATTCATCATTTCTTAATGTTAAATCTTCAATTGTTGGAATATGATCATCACTTTGTTCAATATTATGTCCTAAATGATCTGTTTCTTTTGGAGATTCAGGTAGATCATTATGATTCATTGTTAAATCTAATTTATCAATAGAAATGTCATTTGTTTCATTCGTTTGTTTAGGCGATTCACAAAGTAATGAATCAATAGATGCTAAATGTTTACTTGTATCTGATAAATAATTTGATAATGTTGAATTTTGTAACGATGATGTATCAGATGAACCACAATTAGTATGATGAAAACGATATTGTTCACATATTTGATTAATGTTTATATCTGAACGAAATGTATTTATTAATATATCTGGATCATAACGACATCCATTTGATAATGTTATAAATGCTAATAAAACATGTCCAGGTATGGTACCCCAAAAATCAGATTTTATTTGAGTTGATAATATTCGAAGTGTTGTTGATTTCATTGAATGTGGAATACATTTTATTAAAATACTTAATTGATACCATAAACAATTCCGTATTAAAAATTCACCAATAATTTGAATTTTTTGGGAATAATAAGTATAATCAGCTTCTGTTGATAAATGTGTTCTAAATTCAAGTAATGTTTGATCAATAAATAACTGGTAAACATCACCGGCACTTAATAAACCAATAATAATATGTTCTGGACAATCAACACCCACTTGAGCATATGATTTTGCAATATATTCCCAAACACTAATATTAATCGAATAATATGCAACAGATAAACTACAATTTTTTTGTAGTGTAGAAATTAATTTAGTTTCTGCATTTTTATCATGACATAATGCAGCTTGAATCAAATAACCATTTTTATCACGTACTATTACCTGATATAATAATTCATTTGACAATTCAAATTCTTTTGTGATTTCTGATAAAAATGTATAATGGCCTGTACGAATAATTTCTAATGCTGTTTGTTTCAATATTTGATAATTTGCATTTGGATTTGTAATATTTTGAGATAATTCATTTTTAATTAAATCCCATTCATCAAATGATTCCATTTTAAACAATAACATAGGTAATGTAACTAATAAAACTAATTCAAATAATTCAGAAGGTCGATTATTAAAATGTTTTTTGTGTTGTTGAAAGAATTCACGCACATCTTCAGATGATTGACCTGGTTTTAATGCAAAAATTGATTGATTTAAATAACTGATATCATCAAGACTTAAAACAGGAATTGAACTTATGCTGTTGCATGAAACTGGTTGGAATGACGAAGAATTCGAACATACTGAAGTTGACATTTTCAAAATAGTTTCAATTATTAATTTTAAAAAAATAATTAATTAAATTTGATAAATATTGATGAATTTAAATAACGTTAAAAATCAAAATTCAAAAAAGGCACGTTCTTCTTCGGAAGTGCGAGTGTTAAAGATATTTGCAGTACATGACTTTTTTCCCGTTAGCATCTCACTTCAAATCATTAACAGTAAACAGTACATATATTCAAATTAATAATTATGTCACAGTTTAAAAGTTTAATTATAACTAATACTAAAAACGACATTTATCTACAAAAATGAATACCAGTAATTTGTTACTTGCGGCTGGACTGAGTCCTGCTGTTGTGGGTAGTCTAATAAACAGAGAAACTGAAATCAAAGAAGATGATAAAACTAAAATTTCGTATAAAGATGGTTTAATACATAACCACAATATACTGGTCAATATACTAGTATCGAGCGAAATAAATGGAACTAAAGAATGGTTTATGAATGGTAAAAGACATCGTGATAATGATAAACCAGCTATTGAAGAAGCAGATGGATCTAAATATTGGTTCCGGCATGGTAAATTACATCGTGATAATAATAAACCAGCAGTTGAAAGAGAAGATGGAACTAAAGAATGGTTTATGAATGGTAAAAGACATCGTGATAATGATGAACCAGCTATTGAAACACCAGATGAAGGTAAATTTTGGTTTAAAAATGATCAATTACATCGCGAAGGTGATAAACCTGCAATAGAACTTACTAATGGTGTTAAAATATGGTTTATAAATGGTAAAATACACAGAAAAAAAGGTCCTGCTATAAGACAACACGATGGAACTAGAAAATGGGTTTTTGATGGTCTATTACATCGTGATAAGGATAAACCAGCTGTTGAACGATCAGATGGAATTCGATATTGGTATCAACATGGTAAAAGACATCGTGATAATGATAAACCAGCAGTTGAACAAGAAGATGGAACTCGATATTGGTATCAAAATGGTGAAAAACACCGTGATAATGATAAACCAGCTGTTGAGTGTATTAACGGAACAAAAGAATGGTGGAAAAATGGTAAAAAACATCGTGATAATGACTTGCCAGCAGTTGAAAGAGAAGATGGAACTCAAGAGTGGTATCAAAATGGTGAATTACACAGGGAAAATGGACCCGCTATTGTTGATACTGAACGAGGTCAATTTTGGTATCAACATAATAAATTGCATCGAGAAAATGGACCTGCGATTATAAGAATAGACGGAGGCACAGTATGGTACCGAAATAATTTTATGCATCGAGAGGACGGTCCTGCTCTTGAAAATCATGATGGATACAAAGCATGGTTTATTGATGGTGAATTACATCGTGAAAACGATAAACCGGCTATTGAAGATCCAAATGGGACTAGAGAATGGCGAATAAACGGTAAAGGACATCGTGATAATGATAAACCTGCAATCGAACAAGCCAATGGATACAAATGTTGGTTGCAGCATGGTAAATTACATCGTGATAATGATAAACCAGCAGTTGAAAGAGAAGATGGAACTAAAGTATGGTATCAAAATGGTGAATTACATCGTGACAATGATAAACCAGCTATGGAAGAAGCAGATGGATCTAAATTTTGGTTCCGGCATGGTAAAGCACACCGTGATAATGATAAACCAGCTGTTGAAAGAGAAGATGGATTTAAACAATGGTTTATTAATGGTGAATTACATCGTGATAATGACAACCCAGCTATTATTGATTGCGAGCGTAAATCAAAAGAATGGTATCGAAATGGTAAATTACATCGCGATAATGATAAACCTGCGTTTATAAGCGAAGATGGAACTAAACTATGGTATCGTGATGGATTAAAACATCGTGAAAATGGTCGTCCATCTGAAATACATCCGGATGGAATTAGATATTGGTTCAAGGATGGACAATTACACAACGAAAATGGACCCGCAATAATAAAACCTCATGAATTTACAGTATGGTACCGAAATGGGTTAAAACATCGTTTGGACGGTCCAGCTGTTAAGTACGCTAATGGAAAAAAAGAATGGTGGAAAAACGGAAATTATCATCGTTTAGATGGCCCTGCTGTAAACATTAATTATAAAGGTAAATGTTGGTTTAAGGATGGCAAATTACATCGTTTAAATGGTCCTGCTGTTATAAGTCCGGATGGGTTAGAGGAATGGTACAAAGACGGGTTACGACACAACGAAAATGGACCTGCAATATTATTTGCAGATGGAACGAAACACTGGTACATCAATGGTGAATTACATCGTGATAATGATAAACCAGCTATTGAACGAAAAAATGGAAGTAAAGAATGGTATCAAAATGGTAAAAGACATCGTGATAATGATAAACCAGCTATTGAAGAAGCAAATGGAACTAAATGTTGGTTCCGGTATGGTAAAACACACCGTGATAATGACGAACCAGCTGTTATATATCTAGATAGACAGAAACAATGGTATCAGCATGATAAATTACATCGTGATAATGATATGCCAGCAGTTGAACAAGAAGATGGAACTAAAGTATGGTATCAAAACGGTGAAAAACATCGTGATAATGATAAACCAGCTGTTGAAGAAGCAAATGGTTCAAAAGAATGGTGGAAAAATGGAAAATTGCATCGTGATAATGGCCCAGCTATAGAACATCACACAGGTGGTAAAACATATTATCAGAATGGTGAGTTGCATCGTTTAGATGGCCCAGCTGGAATAATTGACGGTGAAGAATACTGGTGGATTCACGGCGTACGACTCACACCTAAATCACTAGAAATATTGATACGATTTTTTAAAAATCATAGAATTCGTAAAATGCTTAGAGTTGAAAAAAATGAAGCATTCTGGCAATGGTATATGGATCCCGATAACATTGGAGGTATAAAAGCAAAAAAAGAGACACAAACAGCATTAAATAATATAGAAAAATTGGTTCCTAAATCCAAAAAACGCAAGTTACCAAATGATTAGTATCTCAATCAGAGCTACGGCAAATGCGTAAGATTTGTGCAGAGCATGACTTTTTTTTGAAAAATAAAAGACAGTTTATGCCTTTTTTGAATGAATTGATATTTTTAGCGTAATTTCTATTCATTTTCTTTTAAAAAATCATTTAATTAAAAATGTTATCTAATCATCGTTTGTTTCGATTACCACGACCTTTTGCTGTTGCTAGACGGCTTGATTTTCAACCTTTATTAAATCAAACCAGTGACTTTGACCGCATGATGAATGAAAGACGACAAACAGCAAGAATGACAACTGGTTCAAAAATAAATAATTCAAATCAAGTTTTAACTACTCAAATGTCTGAAAATTCACAAATATTTGATTGTATTGATTCAAATGAATTAACTCGTCGTAGATTAAAACGTCAACGCTCTGAATTACCAAACCTTGAACAAAATAACGAATCATCAAATGAATTTGATTTTTTATTAGCACGACTGACAGAATTTAAAGATGGTTTCATTGAGCTACAAGAAGAAAATTTCAAACTTAAACAAGAAAATTTATCAATGTCGAATATGTTTAAAAAAGATGCGGAAAAGATCGAAACAAATTTATTAGCATTAGAAGAACTTGTTTACGATCTTGAAAATTGTTCAGTTTGTTGTGAAAGAAGAATATATTCAATGTTAACATTAGGTTGTGGATCACATTCAATTTGTTTTACATGTGCAATGTCATTAGTTAAAAGACAAATTGACGCAAAATATTTAACAAATGGTGCTAGTTTACCTAGACATTTTGAAGAAGATGATAGATTACAAAGATTATTATTTCATCAAAATAAATTTTTACGTGATAATCCTAATGCAGTTACTTATGTTGAACATATACTTCGAACTGATCGTATTGATGAAGTTCTAGTGAATCCATTAACTAATGAACCACGATTAATTGGTCATATTCAAGATCCATCGTATGTTCCAAGAAGTCCAACTATGAATCAACCGAGAAGCCCACCACACGATATATGGTTTAATCCGCCTTCACCTTTAAATCAATTAAGATCTCCACCTCTATCCCAAAATTCACAAGTAGAGGAAGATGTAAATGAATCGTCTCAACAATCTAATTCATCACAAAATGATCAAAGTGTATCATTTGAACGTAATGTAATGGAAGCTGTTAATCAAATTGGTGCAGATGTTCGTGAAATTCACAGTAATATAATGAATAATCAAAATAATTCAAATGAATCGGTTCATTCAATTGAAACATATATTTCAGAATATTCAAATCAAACACATCCAGATGAAGATACTACATTTATGAATGATATTGAACGTAATTCTCGATCAATTCCATTACGTTTATGGATTGAATGTCCAGATTGTCGTCATGTTCAAGTTTGTAATACTAAAACTTTAGATGAATTAAAATTTCGTTCATCTGAAATTTCTACTTTTGTAGAATCAATTCTTATTTTTCTAAGAGAAAAATTTAATATTAAAGATAAAACTGAAGATAATCTTAAATGTGAACTTTGCAATGAGGATTTTAAAAATTCTTCGATAGCAGAATTACAAAAACATATACGTCAATGTTCATTATTACAACATCGATGTGGTTTTTCAAAGAAAGATGGAAACAAATGTCGATCAAGAATTAGTTTAAAAGATCCACGATGTCCTGTTCATGGTTATGAAAATAATTGGTTTATTGGTGGAAGCATTACTCCATATCCTGTTAATTAATCATAAATTAAAAATTTGTTCTTTTTTGTATTATTAGCATGCATTTTATTAAAATCATTAGAAATTCACGGTTTTTTCTTCAATTCAATTAAAGAGCTTGCAGCGGTTTCAACTTTATTCGTTCTTGGACGTAAAGTAGGCGGAGGTGGTCTTAAAATTCCTGGATTTGAACGTTTATTACTGTTTGAGTCTATGATTCTTGTGTTTTCATCTGTTTCTTTATGTTCATGAATATTATTGGTATAATCGTTTTGTATTGTATTAATAAATGTTGAATCAAAAATGAATTGTTTATCATTTTTGGTTGTTTCTTTTGGAGGTTTAAAATATTTAAAATCAAGAAAATGTGGAAATGAATGAATGGATGGTTTTTTCTCAAGATATTGAATTGGACAATCTTGAGATTTAGAAATAACTTGTGTAGGTGATGAATTACCATTTTCATCAAAACGAGTCATTTTAATATAATAATCAATAGTAACAGAAAATCGAATATCAACTACAGCACCATCTAAAAAACATTTTCGAGAACCACATTGAACTTTTCCATTATACAATTGTAATAATGAGATTAAATGATTTGCATCAAGATTAACATCATTACTAAACTTAAATAATAAAACAGAAGAAAATAAAATTTGACTTAAAAAACGAAACATTCCACTTGATTGACGCATTTCAGTTAAATGAAACAATGTATAATATTTTTGATATACTATTTGAATAATGGATGTTTGATCTAACCATGAAACAATTGTACAAATTTGTTCATATTTTAAATTATGACGAATAAAACATAAAAATAAGATCCAAATGAATGTTGAATTTAATGTGTCCTGTTCAAATTTTTGAAATGATTTTTTCCATTCACATGGTTCAGTTATTGTTTCTATTTCATTACAAAATTGATTTATTTTAGATATTAGAGTTGCTTCATGATCAAAATTACGTTGACTTGGTTTATTTGAATATTGATTACATGCAATCATTAAATCAAATGAATTCTCTCGATATGTAAAATTATATTTATTTCTTTCATTAAATTCAGTATAAAATGTTTCTAAATCTGATACCTTTTCATTTAATATCAGTTTTGAACATTTACATTTCTCCAATTGTTTTTCTAATTGTTGATTTGTATCCAGAAGTTTATTAATTTCAATATTTGCTTTCTCAAGTAACGTCACTAATAAAACATTTTGACTTTTGACTATGTCTAACGATTCTTGATTACTTGAAGTTAAAACAAGTTCTTTTGAACGATTTAATGATGAATTTATTGTCTGAACCAAATCTTTATTCATAGTACTCATATTTAATCAATGATAATAACATTAGATATAAAGAAATCATTGATTAATAAGTTAATTAATGACGTTATTGAGACTTCAAAAAAGTCCCGTTCTTAAAAAAATCTAAAATATCTTTGGCCCCACCATAAAACGTAAAATAGTCCTTGACCCCTGAAAAAACGTATGATTCGTATGATGCGTATGATCCGTATAGCCACTTTTGGAAAAAAAATGAAAAACGCAGATATTATTTTTCATAGCCGTTGAGATTGCCCCATCATAAAAAATATCTGTTTCTGAAAATATCTGTTCCAAAGTGAGGGCCTGTCTCTCATAAAAAGTATATACTTGTGACTGATCATATATTTAATTAATTTAAATTTTAAGTCTAATTATTAGAATTATAACAGTTAAATATCAAAAATTCATAGAATTTATTAAATTTAAACAAAAATGACTCATGAATCAACAAATGAACCAATGGCTACAGAAGAGCCAAGAGATGAAGCTGAATTACTTGATTCACCACAGAGTCCAATAAACACAATTGAACGTGTACCAACACCAAGACCTAAACCAAAACGTCTTCAATTTAATAGATTACCATCTAATTTTAAAGAAGCAAGAAAAAAAAATTATAGTAATGCAGCATTCAACCGTTTGAGAAATAGAATTGGATGTAAGAGTGCTAAAAGAGACACAAGAGTTATATGGGCTGCATTATATCAAGCATCTATTGATAATTTATTAGAAGCAGCACAATTAATAGCTGAATCTGGAGGTAAAAAAACGATTACAAAAGCAATGGTTGATCATGCATATACAGTTAGAATGAATCCAAATAGACGTTTATATTCAATTGAATAATTCGTTTATTAATAGAAAGCATGCATATTAAAAACTTATAATTTAAATAAATTGATCATTTGATAATAGCATGCTTTGCGTTTTAAGAATATCATCGATTTGTTTCTAAAACAGATCCAATATGTGGTTGTTTTTGTGATAAAAATGAATTTTTTGAATTTAAACAAATATTACATGACTTATAACGTGAACGTGGTGTTCTCCATGGCCATTCATCTCCCATTTCATTGTGTTCTAAACAATATGCTCTATCAGTATTACGACCATTTCGTGCAATCGAATCTAACATTTTTTGTTTAAAATACGTTTTTGCTTGATTGTCTGGTTCCTTTGTTGGATCTTTAGATATTAACATTCCTAATTTGAAAATTGCAATTTCATAACGAATCCAATTATACCATTCCTGTATTGTAGTATCTTGAAATTGACGATCAAAATATCCATCATTTGTATTTACTTTTTCTGAACGAGATAATGCTTTTAATATTGATACAGTATGACTCCATGTTTTATGTGCGTCTTCAATGGATGAATATATATTTGAATCGTTAATTGTTAAAACCATTGAAGCAAGTGAATCTTCTTTTTTTAAACATATTTTACAAGTTAATGTTGGTTCATTAAAATTTTCTTGTGCTGATACAACACGAACACATTTTTTATGTTGACGACAAAATTCCCATTCTGGATTCAGTTCAATCCAATTAACATTACTTTCAATTCTATCACCTACAAATCGAGCTGCCCAATCTTCTTTTCGTTTAATGTAAGCTTCTAAAGCATCCATTTTTGATTTAATAAAAACGATCCCAACGTCGTGGTAAACGAATCGGTGATTCTGTTCTATCAATTAATGGTTCTATATCACTTGCTTCATCCACAGTAGAAGTTTGAATTTCAATTGTTTTATGTGTTTTGTTATAATGTTTACGTTGTTTTCTTGCTTTATAATAATTATTAAACATGAAAATTGTAACAATTCGAATTGCTGATAAAAGAATTAACCACACAATAAATGAAATTTTAAATATAAATGGACAATATTCGTCAGGATAATCTTCACCACAACACAAAGGATCAGTATATGGAGTAGGTAATCGTTCATATTCAATCCATAATACTCTTAAACCAATAGCAGCTAAAATTGAATAAATAATAGAAATACCAATGCTTCGAAAATAATCATTGTGATGCATCCATCCATAGATAAAAACAATCATGACAATTAGAATTGCAGCAATTGTAAATAATGTAAAATCACTCAATTGTGTATGAAATTGATGTTGAAACCATGACTGAATATGTTCACGTGCTACTATTGTTAATGGTCCAAATACTAATAAACCAAGAACAACAAAAAAAATTGAACCAGCAGCTTCTATCATTAAATAAAACAGAACACTAAACACCCCATCAAGTGCTAAAGTCGCTGCTGTTGATTCTGGTACATAATTTGGCAAATAAGCAGCAAAAGCACAATAGGCTAAAACAGAAAAATTTAAACTTGCTATAAGATGAGTAACTGGACTGTATTGTGGTAAAAAAAAGAATGCCCATATTGCAAAATTTGCATAGACAACAAGATTAACATAATATGCAGAATTATCAAGACAAACCATTTTTGGTTACTTTGCTAAAAGCAGCTGTAATAATCATTAAATAAATAAAACAAAGTCAAATACATTAAACTAATAGTTCTTTAATCTTAATCTTCAAGAGTTTGTGTTTCAATAGAAAAATCAAATAAATATGGTACATATTCTCCTTTCATTAATGCTTCGTGTAATAGAGTAAGAATTTCTAAATTATTCTCACATGTTTGTTTTAGATCGCTTGGGTATTTTCGGTCAAGGTCTGTCGCTATTTCTACATAATCCACTAATTCTTCCGGAAAATCCTCTACACCATACCCATGATCATTTTCTAGTAACCTCTGCATTTTATCATAAATTTCTGCGCATAAATATTTTTCTGCTGTCTCTTTTGTCTTGAAGCATTTAATTGTTGGATAAACACCATTATCATATCGATGTTTCCAATCGTCTTCATATTCTGTTATTGTTACAGTATATATTTGATCCATGTCTATCAGAATTTTAAAACTTTTGGTATTCTTCTACAATAATTTTGAGTTTCTTTTATTCCATTATGTGTTACACCTGTTAAATGATGTACAAATTGAATAGTAACACGATGAATTTTACCATTTAAATGTTCAACATGTAATTGATCTAATGCAAGGAAAATAATCGTCGCTGCAATAGTTATAGGTGTTCTTGCCTGTAACTGTGTTGATGTTTTAACATCGTTTAAAGTTAATTCTAATTGTTGCATAATACGTCGATGATAAATATCACATAATTTACCATCATTGATATTACGTTCAAAAATATAAGTCCAATGTCTAATCATTTGTTCTCGAGATGGTGGTTTAATATCAAGTGTTGAACGTATTAATTTAACAAAATTACGAACACTTTTTTCTAATTCAAATCCAATATTATGAATACCTAACCATTCACCAATTGTCTGTGGTTTTAATGGTATTTGTTCAGGGTTTTGTTCAGAATAAACAACCATACATGCACATAATGCACTAAGAACATTTTTAATTTGTTTATCATGAAATTTTAATAATTGTTCATATAATTGTAAAATTCCTAATAATGATGATTCAGATAACTGATAACGATTTGAAAAATTATGTTTAATTATATCACGTGCACGATTTAAACGTGTTGCTTTTAATGATTCTTTTGGTTCATTTAATTTATCACATGATCGTTGAGTTAAATTAAATTTATCGTGTTTTATTTTATTTTCAATATATAATATTTCATGATGTGATTTTGTTGTTTGTTCATGATGAATTTTTTCATTTTGATGTTCTTCCCATTCCATATCATTATATGACTCAACAAATTCAGTATGTTCAACTTGACGTCCACAACGATTACAAACACTATAATCATTATAAGTTTCAAGTGAACGTGTACCTTGACATGGTGGATTTCCACAATTTTGTGCTGGAATATTATTTTCTCGTAATGATGATAAATGATTATCAAATTGTGAAACAAGCAGTATTTGACCAGGACGAAACATATACTATTGAACGAAAACGCAACAAATCGAGCAAAACGAGCAAAGTTGTTAGTTTTAGAACTCGGGTTCAATTGTCCAGTGCTATGACTATAAACACAGTCGAACCTATTGGTTTAAAAGGCATAAGCCTTTATTGCAACTCTATTTTTAGATAGAGCAGGTCCCAATTGACAACGCATCCGAAGATACTCAGTGTGAGCTCGAATATAAATATTTTTGGCGGCATTTAAATCACGATCAATAGATAATCCACATTCTTTACAATTATAATGTTTTTTATTTCCAATATTTGTAAGATTACCACATCGACTACACGTTTTACTTGTATAATCTTCATTCACGATAATAACTTGAGCATTCATCAATTTGGCTTTGGTTTTCAGCCGTTCTCTAAATGCATAATGTGACCAAGTTATCATATGCCGTGTAGATTCTTTATTTAGTCTACGTTTCTTTTTAAAAACCATTTTAGAAGTTTGAAATTCAGGAATTAAAATTGTATGATATGTTAGACATAAAGCATGTGCTAATTTTTTATGACAATCTTCAATTAGATGTTTAATTCTTCGATTCATTCTTAATAATGCTTTGTTCGTTTGACGTTTTCTTCGTCCTTTTAATTTACTGATATGAGATTGAAGTTTAAATTTATACTTTTCTAAACGTCGAATACGTTTTATATCGTTCACGCCCCATTCGTGTGTATAACCATCTGGATCATAACCAGTCATAAAAGTTCTAACTCCAGGATCTAATGCTATTACACCATCTTTTGGTGCTTGATCTACTGACACCATATAGAATGGACGACATAACCAATATTGATTAAATCGATTTCTACAAATACGACAATCATAATTTATTTTATCTGGGATTGGTTCATTAGACCTGAATCTTTGTTTTGACCATAACCTGGGAAATAAAACACCCCCTTTCCAATCACGTCCATTAATTGCAATACTATCTGAGATAGTTTTCCTTGATTTGAATTTAAGTTTGAATGATTTACCAGTCTTTTTATGTTGAGCTTTACTTGATTTAATAGCATGTAGAACGTCCAATAGTGCACCATCTCTTATACTCTGTGGTGTAGTTTGAAGCCATTGTTTATCTTTAATGGCTTCATTGTATGTAAATTTCATTCGAAGTTCTTGTTTAGTCAATTTTTCTTTTTTCAGAGCTGCTACTACTTGATTATAAGTCCATCTTGCAGAATCAAAAGCTCGTTTTAAATAAATTCTCTGTTCCCGTGTTGGAAATAGTCGAATTTTGATGGTTTTATTTGGTGAATGTTTTTTGTTATTTTCCTGGATTTGTTCAACCTCTTGTAAAGATGGCCAACATGCTCTTTGTGTCTTTTTAACTTTTCTGTTCTTATATGATTTAACAGTAAACCATGAATTTGTTGAAGATGAGTCATAAGAAGATAAATTTGAATTATTACAATTATCTCCATTCGGGATGAACAATTGTTTAGATATTTGTTCAATTTTATCTGTCCAATAAGGACTTTTAGTCGTTTCATTATCTATTAAAGTTCTCTTTCTTTTCTTATTTCGAATCATGCTTGTAATTTATTAAAAGGATTCTATTCATAATTTCAAATAGTGGATATAAAAACCGAGTCTGTCATTTATAATAGTTATAATTGGTATATGGGTTTTTATTAACAACAGTAAATTTATAATTGTAATATTAGAATATAAATCAACTAAATCAATTTTGGTAATATCATGTACCGATAAAAGAATCACCAAGTAAACAAACAGATTTGCGTGCATTATTTGATATGTATGATTTTAATTACCTGTAAATCAGGCATTTTTAATTCATTAGCTGTCATTTTCGTTTTGATAAAGATTAAATTTTAAATGTAATTAATTCATATTGTTATATTTCTACTAAACTAAAATTGTGATTAATAATCATCAAAAAGAATGAACAAAAAGAAAAAAGACAGAACGGGACTTTTTTCATCGAATCGTGGAACTTGTTTGATTTGTGGAGAATCTGGGAATAACGTGACTTTTTTGGAAATACAACAATTAAATCATATTTGTAGTTCTCGTAGGTGGTTTATTCATAGTTCATGTGTTAAACCTACTTTAGAAAAGTGTACTTGTCCTCAATATACAATTGAACACGATACTGATTCGAATCGTGAACCATTATATCGTTTTATGGGTGATTCTGAATATCAATTTAAAAATGAGTAAATTTCTTGATACTGAAGCAGAGTGTAGTGAAGATTCAAATAAAAATGTTTATGAACAAGAAGAGGAAGATGAAGAAGAAAGTTCATTAGATGGTTTTATTGTTAATGATCAAAATAATGGTGAAGAAGAAGAAGACGAAGAAGGTGACCAGGATTATAATGAAGAAGAAGAAGAAGAAGAAGTAAATGAAGAAGCAATGAATATTGATTCATTAGATGCTGAATTTAAAGATTTGAATCAAACAAATCAATCAAATGGTAAAAAACGAAAATCATCATTGCCAAATGAAACAATTCAATATAGAAAGAATAAAACAAATACATTGGATCGATATATTCAAAAACCTAGAAAACTTAAAAAAATAGAAATTGAAAGTGAAGAAGTCGAAGAGGAAGACGTTGAAGAAGAAGAAGCCGAAGAGGAAGAAGCTGAAGAAGAAGACGACGAATCAAGTTTTGATTTAAATAATCAAAATGAACTTGATAATTTACACTCTGAAGAGGACTATCATAGAATAATAAATCGATCCAAAAGAAGTAAAGCATTTACTATGGAATTAACAGAAGCAAGTCGTGCAAATGCAAAATTATTTAAACCAAATGCAAAATCTAAAAAATCAAAAGTTGTAATGGAAAATTCATCTCAAAAACGAAAAATGGATGATGATAATGATGTTTATATGGATGAAAAAAATGAAAATGCAACTACTCAACAATTAAAAGATAAAAAGATACAACAAAATAAAAAAGACTCACAGAAAGGCGACGTGAAAGCTTTATATAATATAGATGAAAAACCAATGAAATTAGCATCAAGTAATAAAACAGGAAAATTAATAGATAATTCAACTAATAAAAAATCAAAAATGAATTCAAATAATCAATCAAGAAAAAAACAATCAGAAATTAAAACTAAAAAATCAATATCAAAGGATACATGTGGTTTATTAAAAGTAAATCAAGAAGTCATATTTGGAAAAGTCAAATATCGTGTTACTTATGTTGGTGAACCATGTCCAACAAATATTGCTACTGGAGATTATGATTTAGATCATTTTAATTTTGATTGTTTATGTACAATTGAAAGAAAACGAAAATCAGATAATGAACCTGGTAAGTTTTTACTATTCGATTTATTGATGTACGATTGAACAATTGCATAAATTCAGTTTAAACAATTGTTCATAATTTATTTGTTTGCATTGCTTTGTGTTTTTTTGGAATTGTAGTTTACCAAGTTTGTATAATGAGTCATGATTTGCCACCTGTTTTACTTTGTGGTGATAATTATCTCACTTGTAAATCACAATTAAAACCATCTCAAGAATTAAAAGAATTAGCAGTTAAATATTCAAATGTTCGACGTTTATCAGATGGAAGAATACAAATGTTTTTACCAAGTCAATTATATGGTCAAGTTGCTAAACAATATAAAAAACAACATCCATCAGAGAAAAAACACGATGAAACAAATGAACCAAAACGAAATTATTCTGAATTATTAAATTCAAATGGTTGTGAATGGACTAAACAATTTGCTACAACAAAAGGTGAAATGTGGATATTACAACGTTTACAAAATTTCTGTAAAGTTGGTATTCGTTCAATTGAAGACTTAAAAGATGAATTTGGTGAATTGCCTTCAAAATTTGATAAATGGAATGAAAATGGTGGTGATGCTGCATGGCAAGCTGCATGTAATGAATATGGTGCTGAAGCTATGATTTGGTTCTTAGAAATGACTGCATATTTTACTGATCGTGGACGAAAAATTGTATTGGATCGTGCAAAAGAATTAGCTTCTAATTAATTCTTTAAATTTAATTTATTTGATCAATTATTTAATATTTTAGTTAATTGTGTAGAATACTATTAAAAATTTCGATTTAAATTATGATACTTTGCAAATGGAATTGTTGCTTTAGCATTTACAACTTGTTGTGTTGATTTAGAATGAACTGCTGTGTATATTGGATTAATGATATCTTGACGAATAAAACGCATTAATTTATCTAAAAAAATAAATAATATTGATATTACAATTAAAACAATTAACCAAAATATTATAATCCATAAACTTTTTTCAGGAAATAATGCATTGGCTAATGATTGTAATAATGATTGTATAATAATACCAATAATAATTGCACGTGTTTCTATTGACCATTCTTTTAATATTCGAGCTTCAAATGTTTCTTCAAATTCTTTAGGTGGTAAGTCTGGTTTTTTACTCATTTTTATTACTACCAATTAAACAAATTAATAAATTGATTTACTTTTTATTTGAAAATGTTTAAACAGATACAGTTATAGTAAATTTACTAATTGATTTGTTAATAATCATTAGAGTTGAATATTTTTACTTAAACAATCATATAAAATGGCTAAAAGTACAAAATCCAAAATAAGAAAATATATTGAATCAAAACCATTAATGAAGAATGCAGCATTTAATTCTGTGAGCGCAGCTGCATTAATTCGTAATGCAATCTTCAGTTATGCTACATTTTTTACAGATCTATGGGTGATTGCATTGGGTGTTGTTGCATTTTTACATTTAATCTCTGTTGAAGAAGTTGCTACTGTTTGGTGGTTGGCACTGAATGTAGTAGATGCTGCGATTACATTAACAGTGAATGCATGGCAACACGGAGTCCTTCGAGCTCAAGCTGAACGATTTGATACTTCGACAGGAGAACAAGTTAAAGGAAATGCTATTTTTAAAGGAACATTAATTCGAATGTTAATTGATCAAATTGTTCTTAATTTTGTTATATTTATTTATGTTTATACAAAAGACACAACAACTGTAATTCATAGTATTCCATCAAACGGTATTTGGACATTTACTAATGCATTCTTTTCAATTACTTTATTACTTCAATTATTATCTGGGGTTGTAAGGCTGTTTATGTTAATTATTAATTATATGTCAAACAGTAAAAAATGATTTAAAACAGAAAGAAACAAAATAAATGGGTTTTTATTTTATTATAACGTTGCAAGTACTTGGATTAATTTCATCTATTATCAGTATTATACAAATTTTAATAGTTAGTAATGAATGTTTAATTCAATGATTTAGAAAAAGCATTTTCAATCGTTTGTTTTTGATCCAGCATGCAACAAATAATTAAAACGTTAATAATACGTGGTTTGCTAACTTTAACTTTATGTGGAATATCAGCATATTCTGCATATATTTCAACTTTGATTTTATATCAATTACATAAAGCATTAGAATCAAATCAATCATCATTATCATCATGGGCATGTAATTATTGTACTTCAATGCCTGGTACTAAATTATCATGGACATGTTCTCGTTGTAGATTACGTTCACAAGATGTTTCAATACGTTCACAAATGGTTTATGATACAATGATAAATATATTAAATGATCAATGGAATTCATCTCTTGCTTATTATTGTGTAAATAATTCAATATGTCATTATTTTATTCTTCATTTAGTTGATTTATGTGTTTATTATTATTATTTGATTTACATTGTAATAATTTGGGTTTATTTTTTATTTGTTGTTTGGTTTTGGTCAACTTTACTTTTTTGGCCAAAGGTTGCAATTTATATTGATATGAAGGATCGGAAGGTTGGTTTTCATTTGTAATTTCATTATGACATCGTTTTGTTCTTAATACTAATTTATCAGTTTGTTTGTTTTCTTGTTTTACAGAAACGGGAGGCTCAATACGATCATTCGAGTCGTTTATTTCAAAATCAAATTTTAATGGAACAGCATCAGATATAATTCTTAACCCTAAACATAAAACGTTCAATATATCATAACAATCTTTAAGAAACTCGAATATCATTTTAAAACGATTGATTAATTGATTAATTGTATCATCATTTAATGTTGATTTACTAATAAGTGATGCACGAGGTGTACTATTTCGAGATCCTTTATTTAATTTTTTAATTTTTTTAGATTTTTGATTATTTATTAAATTTGTAAATGAATTTGAATGATTTAATTGTTTAAGTGTTTGCATTGCTGCACTATATTCAATAATTGCAAACCATTGTGAAATCCAATTTAAACATTTTAATAATGAAATATAACTTCGATGACAAACAATGGGTGTAGTTTGAGTAATTTCACCATTTTCATCAATTGTAAAAACAATTTGAATAACATAACCGTTTTGTGAAAAACAACAACTGTAACCTTTGATATGTTTATAAACTCTTAATGTAATTGCACGACATGCATATTCAATACATGTAACAGCTAATTGATTACGTTTAAACCATGGATGTTGAATAAATTGACGACATATATTTTTAACTAAATGATTTATTCGTTTATATTGAATTGTTTGATTCATTTTGGATTGTTTTATATTTATTAAAATCCATTGTAAATCATTTTCCCATGACATTGTTTGATGTATTTTAATTAATTATAAACGTTTAGATTTCAATTATTCATTTAATCAATATATGAAAATGCAGTCGTTAAATCATTCAATCGTTAAATTTGATAAACGTTCAAAAGCATTAACGA